GGATGCTTTGTTAAAGGATGCACCCTCAGCTTATGTGACTCGTTGGCCATCTTGGTCTGAGATAACAAATAAACCAAGTACCTTCACTCCGTCAAGCCACACACATCCTTTATCTAGTATTAGTGATCTACACGCTTCTTGGGATGCTTTGTTAAAGGATGCACCCTCAGCTTATGTGACTCGTTGGCCATCTTGGTCTGAGATAACAAATAAACCAAGTACCTTCACTCCGTCAAGCCACACACATCCTTTATCTAGTATTAGTGATCTACACGCTTCTTGGGATGCTTTGTTAAAGGATGCACCCTCAGCTTATGTGACTCGTTGGCCATCTTGGAGTGAAGTTACAAGTAAACCATCATTTGCTACCGTAGCTACATCAGGAAGTTATAATGATTTAAGTAACAAGCCTTCTATACCAAGTGCCGAGACAGCTGCTACTATCATGTCAAAAATTAATTCTCAATCCGAGATTACTTTTACGAAGCATGTAGTATGTTCAGCTGGAGCAGGGTTACAATCTACATCAGATATAAGATTCAAATCTAATTTTAATTCTTTACCAGATGATACTTTAAATAAAGTCCTCAATGCTCCAGAATTTATATATAACTGGAAGGATGAAACAACTACCTCTATAGGTACCTCAGCACAATATTGGGAAGATAAAATCCCGGAATTAGTACATGAGATGGAGGATGGAACAAAAACTTTCTCATATGAAAGATATACAGTAGTACTACAAAAAGCTTTAAAAGAAGAACATAGATTAAGAGAAGAAGAAAGAAAGAAATTTAAAGAAGATATCAACTCTTTAAATACTAGATTAAATGATTTAACTTCTTTAATACAAAAATTAATATAATAATTTTATAATTTATCTACTATGATTTCCATAGATATGATGGAAGTACAGTCAGCATTATCTAATGAATACTTACTAACTGCCATTAATTCTGCATCTAGAGATAATGTGAATTTTGTACAGAATTTAGCTACTCAGTTAAATTGTGATACTAACGCAATTCAGAATGCTATTAATCAGGTTGGTCAGAAAGATATAATCAATCAAATCTGTGCATCTAATAGTGCTATCTTAAGTACTGTTCAATCTACTGGATGTTCTATAGAACAAGCTATTAATCAATGTTGCTGCTCTACTCAGAGATCAATAGATGCTGTTAATTTAAATTTAACTAGTTTAGGTTATCAGGAACAATTACGTTGTCAGGAACAAACTTGTAATATAAATAATAACATGAACCAAGGTTTTGCTAATGTAGGATCTAAAATAGATGCACAGACTATAGCTATTAACCAAGGATTCCAGTCTATTAAAGACATGATGTGTGATTACAAGATCGAAGCTCTTCAAACTAGAAATGCTGAATTGAATAACAGTGTTCAGACCTTACAGCAATATAACGCTTTACAAGCTTTAATTAATCCTATTACCGCTAAATTGGACTATCTCGAATGTATAATTCCTCCGAGACCAGTTCCTGCTTACCAAGCTTATCCCTATGGATATAATAACGGATACGGATGCAATAATGGGTGTGGATGTCCGGCTTCGACAACTGTAACTCCTGCTTAATTTAAATATTAACATCATAAGGGAGAGAAATCTCCCTTATTTAATACAATACTGTTATGAGTGTAATAAATAATAAAGGATTCGTTAATGAAGGAGTTACTTATCTCCAAATAGTAGAAAGATTCCATCTTTAATATGTAGAGAAGGATTTTCCAGTACAATTACTATCGAAGATCCTGTTATAACTAGAGTAGGTACTTCTAATGTGTTTCTATTAAATTATTCGCTAGTGCACACGATAACTTATAGACCTGTTTCTTGTTCAGTTCTTAAAACTACTGTGAAGAAGTATACTATAACTATTCCTCTAGAATTAACTACTCCTCCTTCTGTAGGTACTCTTCCTACTATAACTACCACAACTACTTTAAATGATGCTGAAACGTTTACTAATACTTGTGGTGGATGTCCAGATGGAGCATTTAATAAATTTTCAAGAAATGTAGCATTAGAGTTTGCTGTAGCAGCTATTCCTGGTGCGTAATGTTTAATATTTAAATAAAATAATATCTTATGAATTTCGGAGAATTAAAACCAGGTGATGTTTTATATTTAATTGATTATAATCAATTTAAAAAGGATTTAACTTATATAAAAGGATTAGTCCAAACAGTTATTGTTAATGAACCTCCTAAAGAGAATTTAAATAATGTATACCAAACTCTTATGCAGAAGACCGGAATTAATCAACCGGTTCAGAGTTTAACTATTACCGCATTATTTAATGGTGTTCAATTCCCATTTACTGTAACTAGGGATATGTCTATAGCTAGAGCTGATACACGTACTGTATGTATCACTAAAGAGGATGTATTACAGGAAATCAGAGTAAGGAAAACTGACGCTACTAATCAACTTAAATCTTTAGATAGATATAATAAAATAGTAGAAGAATGTGAAAAAGTAGAACAAGAATTATTAGGGGATAATCCTTCACTTGGACGAATTTCTTCTGATGATAATAGGATATTAGCTTTAGAAAAGAAAATTGAAGAACTTACTAAAATTATAAGCAATGGAATCAATCGAAGGAATGAAGAAACTACTACGGGAGATGTCGGAGATGGGAAGTAAAAAGAAATCCCATAAGAAACATTATCCATACGAAGCTAAAGAATCTAAGAAATATAGAGGATTTAGAGAAGATGATGAGAATGAGGGAAGTGATGAGGAATATGTAGGAACTAATAAGAAGTTTAAGAAAGATGATGAAGAATATAAATATAAACATAAAAGATCTAGATTATTCGAAGATGATGAAGATGATGATTCTGAATTATTTGAAGATTTAGAGGATAAATTTATTGATGCAATGGAATCTTTAAAAGAGGAATGTCCTGAAATGTATCATATAATTAAATTTAAACTCTATGAAATGATTAATGGCCCTCATTTCACAAAAGATTTATGTGAAGAAGCTCTTGAATGTATTATGGAAGATTATAAAGCAAAAGAAGCTGAATTTGAATATGAGGAATCAAAACAAGTCGCTAAAAAATTCGGAGTTGAGTTTGAGGATTTTAATGAACATGATTGGCATTATGCATTAAATATCTGTTATCATTTATTTAAGGATTTATGTAAAGACGATATTCAAATGTGTGCTAAGCTTACATATTTATGGTTACGTGATAAAGCTATTCCAGAGGGAAAAGCTTTCTATCATTATATGAAGCATTTAAAACATAAACATAAGGAAGATAGAGATTAACTATCTAAAATGAAAGAAGAGAAGGGATTCTCTTCTTTTTTTTATTATATACCAATTATTGGATTCTTTACCTAGAATTATTATATTTGTAAAATATAACAAAGTACTTTTATGGGAGAACTTATTAAAGTAGAAAAGATTCTAGGAAAGCCATATTTAATGGTAGGATCTGCTGATACTGATATTATTCTTAATGGAAAAGGTAATATAAAAGTTAGATTCGGAAATTCTTTTTTAGATCTTATTTCTAATGGAAAGGTATGTAAGACTACTGATGATACTAATAGTATAAATATTGTTCAGAATAAAAATGATATAGGAGCTGCTGATGGTTGGTATTTTGTAAAATCAGAAGATTCAATTTATTTTCAAATAAATGGAGTGCTATATCCAGTATTATCTAATAGAGACGACGTAGAAACTTCTGAGGATTATTTAGCTATCAATTATAATCAAAATCTTACTCTAGAACAAATCAGAACTGCTCAAAGGAATTTAAAAGTTATTATAGATAACCAAGATAATATTGCAATCTTACCTACTGATTTTGTTTATTTTAATTCTGATGATAAAGTTCATTACTATAATAACAATGGAACTTTAGTAGAATTATATCTAAATCTATCCTCTGGAGGAGTAGTTAAAGATAAAGTAACTATTAATTTAGAAAATAATCTCCATGGGTCCGGAGATCTTAATGTAATTGGTCCAAATGGGTTGCAGGTAAAAAATCAACAAGATTATTTAAATATAGTAGTTAATAATAATGAAATAGTTTTAGATACTAATACTTCTGGAATTAAATTTAATTCTAAAGAAGGTATCACATATATAAATGGAAAATATATATCTATAGGATATCCCCCAACTTATAACTATAATTTTGAGGTAGATGGAAATATATATGTGAAAGATAAAGCTGTTCTTAATTCTGGGATAATATCTGATAATTTTATAGAGGGAATAGCTGGATATAGATTAGAGAATATAAATTCAGAGTGGACTTTAGAAGTGGATAATTTAATAGTAAGAAATTCTGCTAAAGGCCCGTTTGGGGATAGTTCATCTAAAGAGAAGGATTTTATTACTAGAGGATTAAATACTAATTATTTCTTTGAACCACAAGGAATTGTATCTAGTATATCTGAAATAGTTCCTGATGAAGAAGAATCTGGAGAATCTGGAGAAGTTATTCCTATTAAATATGAGATATCTATAAATGGGATTTATAATATAAAAATAGGAGATTATTTATATTTTGAGAAGCATTCTTATGGATATAATGTAGAAATCCCAGAAAATTCTGAGGAAGAGATTGATGTAAGTACTTTAATTCCTACTACTAAAATAATATCTAAAGGAAGAATTAAGATTGAAAAATTAGAATGGATTTATGATGAGGGTACTTTTACAATTTCTGGATGTAATATAGTTGCTACTATCGATGGGAATGTTTTAGATAGGGATTTAGAAGAGTATTTAGATAAAACTACTGATGAGAAAAGAAAGAGAGAATTAGAAAAACTTCCAGAAGTTGGGGATATTTTATATTTAAAAACTCAAGATTCTTTATATTTACATAGTATTAGAGAAACAAATCCTAAGACTGGAGAATGTTTAGATAAATCTTATTTAGGTATAAATGATGAAGTTGCACCCTTATCTCCTAGATTAAGATTAGGGTGTTTAGAAGGTATTAGAGATCCTATATATTTTGATACTTTATTAGGTTCTGATATATACGGAGTCTATTCTGAAAAAGTGTATTGTAGATATATAAGATTAAAAGGAGATTGTGAGATAGGCGGAATGCTTAAATTATCTGCACCTTCTACAAAAGAAATAAACTGGTCGATACTAGGTATGGATACTGATTTTCGAGTATGGATTCCAAATAAAGAGGGGACTAATAACGTGTTTAATATACCTAGCACTTTTAATAGAAGGATTACATGGGGAGATAATGAAATATCTTATCTATCTGATTTAGTTCCATTACAACAGAATATTCTTAGTTTAAGGGCTGATGTAGATACATTAATGAATTCTTCCGGAGAAACACCTGAAACACCTGAAACAATAATGGCTAAGATTAATAGTCTTGACGAAATCACTTTCACAAAACATACTGTTCATACAAATGGAGCTGGAACAACTTCTGTATCTGATATTAGATACAAGCATAATATAGAGAATTTATCTAATACATTATCTTTAGTATTAAATTCTCCCGGATTTAAATATAATTGGATGGACGAGAATGATTTATGTATAGGAACCTCAGCTCAATACTGGAATAAATATTATCCAGAGCTTGTAAAAGAAATAAATAATTCTATTTTAACATTTTCATATGAAAGATATACAATCCTTCTTCAAGAGGCTTTAAAAGAGGAATATAATTTAAGAATTAAATCTCAGAAAGAATTTGAGAAAAAAATAAAATATTTAGAACAGGAAATAAGTAATTTAAAAGAATTATGTCAGAAGAATTTGCTACTATAGCACAAACAAATAATATTTTAGGATCTTCTATAGGTGGGGGGGGAGGGGGGTCTGAATTTGTAGCTAAAATTCAGGCAATCTCCGGAGGAGCAAGAGAGAATTTATTAACTTCGTATTCTTCTATGGAATTCATACCTCTATCGAAAGTACAAAAGTCTATTAATAATATGCAGGTTTTAAACGATTTTCTTTCTACCACAAATGTCTATTGTCGTATAGGTGTTGTAACAAATCCTAATGATGAAAGAATTCCGTTTGTTTATGCAGGTTCCGATTTTAAACATATCACTTTCGGAGTTGTGGTTAATGGTAAAATGGTTACTGCACCTGTATCTCTAGATGGTCCTACTGGATATTGGTATAATATAGCTACTTCGGCTTTATCAGGTAATTATCTATTTTGTTGTAGTGGATCTTCTCCAGATGCTGATACGCAATTCAGAATATATAAATTAAATACATATGATAATACTCTCACTGCTATAGCTGCTTATACTGGTAGTAATTTTAAATACCCAAGAACTTTTTCTTATGTAGAGAAAATTGATAGTTATCATTATGCGTATTTTGATGTTGGAGGAACGTATAGGAGTGTAGCTAGATTATATGTAAATGAGGCTAACGATTCATGTTCTTATACTAAAGGAAAGGATATTGATCCTACTATGTATTCTCAAGTTCTTACTAGAGAAGATACAGGTTGGTACAGTACATGGCATACAAATGAGAATGGTCAGAATTTTATAACAATTAGTGATACTTGGGATTGGCACACGTCATGGCGACAAACATATCCTATTCCTTCTGGAGAAGCTATTACAGGGTTTTTTGTGAGATGTTTAATATATGGAAGTAATAAATGTATAAGTATGTCTATATCTAACCAAAAATCATCTCCTTATTTACTTGATATTAATACCCACAGTAAGGTAAAAGAGTTTGGAGTTGTAGGAACTCTTCCAGAACTCATCAATTATAAAGGAGATATATGGTGGACAGAATTAATTAGAAGTGGAAATACATATAAAAAATTAACATAAATATATAACAATTAAATAAAATATTAATAAATGGCAAAGGAATTTATAACCAAAGATAATTTAAATACCTTATTCTCTAAAGCAGCTCCTACAAGAGCAGATATCTTACAAGGGGGGGGGATATTAATTCAGTCAGGACTTAGTAACTTTAATACTGAAAGTATGACTGCAACAGTATCGTATCCAAAAACATTTCCTACTAAATGCTGTGTAGTGCAACTCACTCCTAATAACTATTATGGTTATTGGTCTAAAGGAGATGTTTTAACCATCAAATCCTTCACAAATTCCTCATGTACAGTAGAATTAGTAGGAACTCCTCCAGTAAATACCAGAAGTGAATTTTTTTGGTTAGCTATAGGATATTAATTAAATTAATATGTTACTAAATAAAATTAAAACATTTTTACATAGAATCTTTATTAAAAAAGATTCCTTAGAATTAAATATAATAAAAGACAAAATCCAATCTTTAGAAGATGATGTACATCGATTAAAACAAAGAGCTAAAATAATATAATATGGCAGAATATCTAACTGTAGACGATAGAGCTTTAGATTCTACTGGATCTGGAGGGATTGAAGGTTTAGGACTCAGAATGGTTGGAGGATATTCTTCTATAACTAGAAGAGGTACAACAATTACTTATTCCGGATTTAAATCAGTATATGGAGTATTCTGTTGTTTAAAAAATAATAATGAAGCAGGTTATACAGTAAATTTATCCTCTTATACTAATACCTCGGCTACTTTCATACTCGGAGGGAAAGATCCTAAAGAATTTTATTATTTAATAATAGGAGAAAGTGATTAAATATGGCTGAATTTTTAACAGAAGATAATTTAGAGGACTATTCCGTGGAAATGGTAGATCCTGTTACATATATAAATTATAAAGGACTACGAATCGCTTATGGAACTACTACTTGTCCTGGGTATGATGTTGTTTCTGTACCATTAAAAGGATTTAGTGGGATAATTACCGGAATGGCTTCATTAAAAAATAATGATGAACAAGGATATGCTATAAGTATATCTAGTTTAAATACTACAGGAGTAACATTTTCTCTGGGGGGAAAAGATGATAAAACTGTAACATTTTTAATAATAGGATTATCAGTAAATAATCAATTATGGCGGAGTTTATAACGGAATCAGATAATATATTAGAGACTACATATGATATAACTAAACCAAATCATGAAGTCATGACATTAGGTCCTTTGGTATTTGAGATAGGAAGTACTTTATGTGAGGGACATACTGAAACTAGAGTATCGTTACAAGGAGATTATATACCAAGAACTGCTGTATGTTCATTTCGGGGAAATAATGAAGCTGGATATTCTTGTAATGTTATGGGTATAACAAAGACATATATAGAATTGTATAGTGGAGGAAAAGATCCAAAAACTATAGATTGGATAGTATTCGGAACTAAAACTTAGAAATATGAGTAAGGATTTTTTTAACTCTTAAAGATGCTGCTAATAGATTAGGATCTCCTAGTAGTACAAATATGAATTTTATACATAAAGATGGAGCTATTCTCTCTGGAGCCGATCCTACTCCACTTAGTAGTTATAGTTTATATGATTTTCCAGCAGATGATATAATTAAAATATTATCTCGGATCTTTTTATATAATGGAGCATCTAATACAACTACATCTTCTGTTACTTCAGTTATTCGAAAAGTAGGAGTAATTTCGCATAGTAGCACTGGAGCCATGTTTATGGGAGATTATTCATCTATATTAATAGCTAATCTATTCGAGAATCGAAAAAATAATTGGAGAGTTTCTTTTAGATATACTATTACTGCTATTGGAAGTTCTGAAAATTCTTATAATTGTTTATTAACTCTTTTAGTATCAGATACTAATGATAGAAAGTATTTAAGTATATTAAGAAGTACAGATACTACTAACCCAACAATTAAAATGGTAGTACAAGACGTTAATGGAAATGCTGATCCAATTAATCATCCTATAATATATGGAGGAGATATGGGAAAAGCTAATATTTTCGCAATAGAATATATAAATAATAAGTTATATCATATCAATGAATCAAATAGTATAAGAGCACTTTTATGGGATTTTGGAAATGTTAATGCTATCCCATTAGATTCTATTGGACTACAAATCGGAGGTATACAAGAAGGTAATATAGATTACAATAATCCCAGAATGATTATAGAATATTTAACAATAGACGCTTAATAATATGGAAGATTCTTTAAGGGAATGCAAAGGATGTGATAAATGTCTCCAATCCCAACAAATATTATGTATATTAGATTATGTAAAAGAGAATAATGAATTATTAACTCTTATACTGTCTAAATTAAATACTTTATTAAATAAATAAGATGAACTGTAACAATTTCTTTATTAAGATGTTCACAGCTCATTCTGGATTAAGTTCCAAGAGAGTATGTGGATTTTTTGGGTGGGCAGTTTGTTTATTTATATGTGTGTGGTGCACAATAAAAGTGATAGAATCCCCAGAAATAGTAGATATGCTCTTCATATGTAGTACTACTCTATTAGGGGCTGACACTATTACATCTATATGGAGAAAGAATATAAATAAATCTAATAATAATGAAAACAATACTAATTAAATATATTACATTAGGAATCTTTATCATATCCTTAATATATTTAATAAAACTAGTAGATAAACAATCTAGAGAAATTAGAGATTTAAAAGATATTCATACCTCAGAATTATGTACAATAGATTCTCTTCAACAAGTACATATCGTAACAGAGAAACAATTTAAAAGAATAATTTTATCAAAGGATTCTTTACTTAAATCGGAATTAGAGAAAAAAGATTTAAAGATTAAACAATTAGACAATGTAATTAAAGCTAATATAAACACAACTAAAGTAATTAGAGATACTATATTAAATAATATTGAAATAATAAAAGATACTTGTATTCCGATAATTAAATCTATTGATTGTATTACATTACATGAAACTCTGGAAATTAATAATGAGAAATTATATCTTACTATAGATTCTTTAGATTTTGATATAAATATAACTATAATAGACTATAGAGATATTATATATTGGTATAATTTTAGGAAAAGAAAAGAATTCGGATATAATACAATAGGATTCCGGAATCATTATATTAGTAAAATTACTGCAACATCTGATTGTTTTAAAGATAAGATAAAGATACAATCGTATAAAATTAAAAAATAAAATTTTTATTTATTTATTGTATTACATACAAATATTATCTACTTTTGTGGATGAATAACTAAAAATTAATGAACTATGATTATTGAAAATAAACCTATTGACATTAAAGTGGATGAACGGCGTCCGGCTAATTATGTAAGTTTAATGTTATTTTGTTATGAAGTTCCGAGCCAAAAAGCTTTAACTTTATCTACAATTAAAAGAGATTTAGAGATTATGAAAATTTTAGAAGAGAATGTAGAATCGGAATCATTTGAATTGGATGATAGATATAAAAATTCTCTTAAAGAAACTATTTCCTCTACTCCTTTTAATATTAGAAAGAAGTCTTTAGCAGAGTTTGGGGAATATATAGAACTTCTGTAATAAATATTGTATATGGAATATGAAAATGATTTAGATATCTTCAACTCATTAGACGAAGAATCTACTCCTCAAAAATCATCTGAGGAGAATGTGGATGGTAAAAAAGATACTTCCCAAGAGGAAGTTAATACAGAGGAGAATACTTCTCCTGTTATAGACGAACAATCTTTATTAGAGTCTGTTCTTAAATCTAGAGGAATAGATTTTAATAATATAAAAATAGAGGATACTGAAACCGGAGTAATTCACAGTGTCCCATTTACTGAGTTAAGCAGAGAAGAACAAATAGAACTTCTTAATTTAGAAGAAGATGATTATAACCTAGACGATGATGAGATAAATCTTCTTACATTTATGCGTGAAAATAACCTTAACTCCGAATCTTTAGTAAATTATTACAAACAGAAAGGAATTGAGGAATATTTAGCAAATGAAGGAGCTGTTTATAAGGTAGATGAATTATCAGATGAGGATATATATGCTTTATATATAAAAAATAATTACGGAGATATTTTAACAGAAGATGAATTAGTTGATGAAGTAAATAAAGCTAAAGAAAATTCTGAATCTTTTGAGAAAAAGGTTAATAAATTACGTGAGATATATAAAGCAGAAGAAGAAAGATTATCTGCCGAAGCTAAACAGAAAGAAGAACAAGACTCTCAGTTATCTGAGGAAGAATTAAATAAGATAATAGGTACTCTTAGAGAGGCTGGAAAAAATATTAAGACTATTGGAGGTTTTGACCTTGAAGAATCAGATATAGATAGTACAATGGATTATATAACTAAACCCCAGATTACGGGAAGGACAAAACTTGCAAGTGATTTAGATAATCCAGATACATTATTTAAATTAGCATTTTATGCTACTCATGGAGACGAACTAATTGAAGCTATTCATGAACATTATAATAATGTACTTAACGATGAAGAGTACCTAAAGAATAGACTAGAGAAATTAAGTAAACTTAAAAATAAAAAACGTAGTAATAACACATCTAATCTATCAACAGGTAAAGGTAATAAAATAGAAAATTCAGATTTAAAAAGTTTTCTTAACCTAAAGGATTAGATCTAAATTTAATTTAAAATGTTTGTAGCAGAATACATTTCAAATCGAGCCAATATGAATGGCTCAAGAACTTTTCATGACTTCTCCCAATTCTTGGGACGAATTACTCATAGAGTAGGTTTAGCTGCATCTTTATGTCCCGGACATACTGTATCAGCTTTAACTGAGAGAATTGAAAATATGGTTTATCAAGATATTCCTAAGCTCGGACGTAAGAGTATTGATGCTTTTGCTATCGAATGGGACGTGGATGTGAATCAATGAGGTTCACAATAAATTCTTTAAATTGCTGGGAACTCTCTACTGCTACTAGAGATAATCAGCAGCATGGTCTTGATGAAGACAGTGTTCAACGACTAGGGGAAACCTGTAAATCTTATTATTTAAATAAGATTAAAAAACTGAATTACTTATGAAATATATTGTATATCTTACTAAAAATTTAAAATCTAAAGTTGGAGAGTTAAATAAAATTTATATTGGAGTGCATCAAACAAATGATCCTAATACTTTTGATGGATATTTAGGTTGTGGAGTTTATATAAACCAACCGAGTACTTATATGTACCCAAAAACTCCATTTCAATATGCTGTTAAAAAGTATGGAACAAAAGCATTTGAGAGAACTACTTTATATATTTATGATACTCTGGAGGAGGCATATAATAAAGAATCTGAATTAATAAATGCCGAGTATTTAAAAGCGGATCATACTTACAATTATTTAAATACAAATTCATATAAAACAATTTATCAATTTAACACATCTGGAGAGTTACAAAAGAAATGGGAATATTCTTTAGAGGCATATGATTTTTATGGACAATCTCCTAAAAAGTTTCAATATGCTATAGATAGGAAATATGAATTTCTTAATTCTTATTGGGCATTAGAACCAGAGATAGATGTTATTAAATATTGTAAGAAATCTAATCCACCTATTTCTGTATATTTATATTCTAAAAAAGGGAAGCTCTTAAATGAGTTTCAATCAGAAAAGGAATGTGCTGAATATATAGGAATATTAGATATAAGTAAAGCTATTAAAAATCAGTCTCTAGTACAGAATCAATATTATATATCTAAGAAGTTAGTAGATGAATTTATTCCGAAGGCTAGGATAAGTTGTAAGAATCTTATTTATTATGTATATGATAAAGAAGGAAATTATATAGGAAGATTTAAAGGGAAAGAAGTAATGAAGGTTATAAATCTTCATTCATGGGCTAAAATTCAGAATATATTATCTTATAACGAGGGATGGTATAAGGATTATTACATATCTACTACAGAAGTATCTAAAGTTCCACAAAAATGTTATTCTAATGGAATGATAATTGATGTGTATGATAAATTTGGGAATTATATAGAGACTTTAAATACTATAAAAGAAGTAAGAGAAAAATACAATATCCCATCAAATAAATTAAAGAATATCCAGATGGGAGATAAATATTATAAAGATTATATCTTTAAATATCATACTAATAAGTAAATGATATAGTCTAAATTCTTTAAATAGAATAGGTTCATTAAACGTATTCCGTTTGTTGCTGTTCCAGAAGGCGATGGTGTTGGAGGAACTGAAATTCGGATGTTGTTTAAAGAAAAATACTACGATAAACATGATATTTTCGTGATAGATAAATCACATCAACAGTGTTATGTTACTGCTCGTCCAATTTGGAGAAGTAATAAATATTATGAATACACTGTTCGATTAATCGATACTGATTATATGTCGTATCTTGATACTTCTGCGTGTCAACCTGGTATGACTACTCACTTCTTATCAAATGCTCATCCGTTTGATTATCACGATTTCGGTAAGTTTTGTATTGCCGCTTTATTTAGTAATAAATAAATGATAACTCTTCTAATTGCTGGAACATCTTTAAATATAAAGACAATCAGCAGCGAAGTAATAATATTTAAGATAAATATTATTAAACGTTCAACGACTATCTGTTATAGAGTAGAAATTTAATATTTCGAAAGGGAGAGAATCTTAGAAACATTAAGATTAAAATATAGTCTGATCTTTATAGTGATGTAAAGTTAACATAAATGACCACAAAATATCAGTCCAATATGGAGGTTCATCGTAATTACTTGACCTTACATAGAAATGATATTGATGCATCTCAAGCTTATTTAGCTAATGAAGATGTATTCTTGAAAATTAGTGATACAGAAACTAAGGGAAGTGAGAAATTGTTTACTATGACTTCAATGGAAAAGACCTTGATTGAGAATTTCTTGGAAGTTAAAGCTAAACATGATCTTTGGGCACGTAGTTCTGTTGATAAGAACGGGAAAACGACAATCGTGGATCCGCAAACGCAGAGACCTGTCGAATTTTTAAGTATCGCCTCTTAATATAGGCAGGGTATAACAGTGATGTTATAAATAATAAATTCCTTGAATTGCTGGAACATCTTTAATCTGCTACTTAAAGACAATCAGCAGCTAAGCATTAAATATAATATATTTATATAATATCTAATGAAAGTTCAACGACTAGTCTTCGGACGTACATATTTATATATGGAAGCAGGGAACAACTTAATATAATAAATAGTATATTTATTAAATAAATAGTAAGTTGATGATATAGTCTAAACATTGTAGTGATATAATGATAATAATTTGCTATATAGGCGACGGTAAGAAATTTGCCGCTTAATTAAGTAATTAATTATGAAACACTCTCTTAATTCGGTGAAGGCTGAGATGCTAATACCGAGCCAAGCAGTTAGAGTTTAATTATATCTAACAGGCGAGTGTAACGACTAGATTTATAGCTAAATAAAATTACTTCGTATGTAAAATAATTACTTCGTATGGAAAGAAATAAAAAGGCATTATTAATAGGATTAATATTAGGAGATGGACATTTAAATCCTAATTCCGGAACAGCTTTAGAAATATCCCATTCATATAAACAATATGATTATATAGTATATAAAGCTAAATTAATTTCAAAACTTCTAAATTGTAAAGAACCTAAACTTTATCATAGAAAAGATCTTTATCATGATGAGTATAAATTATCTAAAGGACATAGATATTTTAGAATATTGTATAAATGGATCTATAAAAATAAAGTTAAGACGCTTTCTAAGCACATATTAAGTTATTTGACTCCAGAAGCTATAGCATTATGGTGGATGGATGATGGAAGTCATGGAATTGATAGAAATAAGACAACCGGAAGGATTAGAGCTCATAGCTTTCATTTATATACATATACTTCTTTAGAAGATACTGAAAATATAATTTGGTTATTTTCTACATATGGAATTAAAATGTATAAAATTGCAAAAGTAATGAAAGATGGATCTATTAAATATTATTTAAAATGTAGAACTAAAGAAGGAAGAAAATTAAGTAATCTTCTTCGACCTTACATCCTTCCATCCCTACAGTATAAAATAATGCAAGAAAACGAATAGTTATAAATCCACGAACAGAGAGCATCCAAACTTCTTGGATGAAGATATAGTCTGAACACGTGTTAAATGAAACACGTGAACTAAATAGTAAACTTATTTAGGGTAACAAATTTGATAATTCCTCAAATAGAAAGATACGCATACTTAATCTCTTTCGATCAATTACTTACTTCACACTTCAAAGAAGCATTAAGTTTCTTAACCTCTAAGGCAAAGAATTTAACTGGTAATGATTACGTATTAATCTGTAACTCTTTACTTTGGAATCAGGTTGGTGATAACTTAATGGATGAAATTGGAAGGTGGACTCCTACTGCTACTTTGATGTATAGTAAATCTTCTGGTATGAAGAAGAAAGTAGGTGAAACGGTTGATGGTGTTAAAGTAGGTAATACTTTTGTTAGCTATGAATATCAGGGTAATACGATTACTTTCATGCCGGATAAGGCTTTAAATATAGAATATCCTGATCAAGCATTCGGATTTATTCTAGATCTTACTCCGGATTTAGCTAACGGAAAACCAGCTATTGAATCTTGGACATTCAAAGGCTGTGATATGATAAAAACTGATGTAATTGGCGTTAACCACTCCTCTAGCGCCACTATATAGTGATATGTAGAAAAATTAAACCTCTTTAATTGCTGGAAGGCTAAATAGTATTATCTATATTAAATACTACATGTTAATCAGCAGCTAAGGCTTAAATATTATTTAAATATTTATTCAAAGTTCAACGACTATCGAAAATATATCTAATAAGAAATATATTAGAGAATAAATGAGTAGAGTACATATTGTTAAATATGGAAACGGGAGGTAACTTATAAACGGTAATAGAATATAAGTTAATGATATAGTCTGGCTTATATGAAAATATAAGAAAAATACGTGGAGGATTGGATGGCGTATCAGGCGGAACCGCTAGTACCCCTGTAGCTGGCAGTAAAATGATTTACTGGGGTTATAGTGGGGTATCAGTATACGCACCCTATCGTTCTGTTATCTTTAGACAGAATCCGCTATAATAAATATAAAGAGGGCTAACAACCCTCTTTATTTTAAATTTAAACATTTAATGATCAATGAATATGAGTATAAGTGTAACTGCTTTAAAAGAAGAATTAGATACGGTAATACATTTACGTAGCCGTTTTGGTCCTAATCACGCTGGGATGTCAATTTCCCCAGTTAAAAATCCATTAACAAGAGAGTATCCTTCTTGTGTTAGAAATGTAGATTCATCCGGAAATATTATCTTAGGTAAGGATGATAATCCTTTGGATTACTTCGTTCGTACTACTGATAGATTTTTTATTAAAGATGGGGATGAATTTGATTTGAGTAATCCTATAAAAGCAAAGCAGTGGGAAGCTATTAAATTCTCTGATCTTATTTTTGATAATAAAGGGAAATTTGATGAAAATGGTAAGATGTTAGTAGGACCGGAGGAGAAAATCGGACCTCAAGCAGTTTATTATGTAGAACGTATTATTGAGGATACTAGGAAACGTAATTCGGCCTCAAGGAAATTAAATAAAGCATTAAATTATATCTTCAACGCCTCAAGAGATGCTTTAAGAATTAGAGCAATGCTTTTAGGTAAATATATAAAAGATGCTTATGATGAAGAAATAGAAGAATTCTTAACAGAAATTGCTAAGAAAGATGCTGACAAGATTATTTCTTTATTCGAAAGTAATGATACTAAATACCTAATAGCATTTACATATGCTAAACAGAAAGGTATTTTACGACAGAAAGCTGGATTATATACTTATAATGATAATGATATTATAGGTAGAGATGCTGATTCTTGTATTGATTTTATGAAAAATCCTAAGAATAAACTTATTACTGATAGGATCTTAAGAGAGATTCAAGAAATTTCTGTAAGAGACAAAGATGTAATTATAGAAGCTATTTCTGAGGATAATAAAAGAATTGAGGATTTAAAAGCAAAAAATGAAGTATCTTCAACACAAAGTTTTTTGGATGGTTCTAAGTCTGATTCTGAAATATTAAAAGATTTAGAAGATGGTGAAAAAACTCCATTAGAAAATAAAAGTAAACCTACTAGTAAAGCTAGTAAATAATACATAATATGAATTTAAAACAAGTCTATCAAGCAGTACTTATAGAATTAGAAAAACAAAAAGCTCCCAGTATGCTCTTAGACGAGTTTAATTATTATTATTATAAAAGTGTTATTCAGTATATAAATACTAAATATAACTTTTGTGATATGAATCAACAAGAGGATGATGATCTTAGAGTATTAAATATGACAGCAACTTTATCTGGAGGAAGTATAATAGATAAAGGAGATAAGATATTATTTACTCTACCTAGTGATTATTTTCATCTTAAAAATTGTGTAATTACATTTAATAATCCTAATTCTAAATGTAATTATAATTCAGTAATTAAAAAGGGAGCGAGAAGATTAACATCTGATAAATATCCTGGAATATTAAATAATTATTATTTTAAACCTTCATATAAAACACCTTATTATTACATATATAACGATGATTCCGGACAAATTAAAACCGGAACTCCTGTTGTTATGAAATTGTTTTATGGAGATAATAAAGATATAAGTATTTCAGATATATCTATAGATTATATTAAATATCCAAATGAATTAATCTTAACTCCGAATGATTTAGAGAGCGAAGATGATATTCTGGAGGATTTAGAGTTTCCTAAATATGTATGTTATGAGATAATAAATATTATGGTGAAATTATTTTTAGAGAGACATAGAGATCCTAGATTAAATACTAATCCTATAGTTAATCAAACAATAGCTCCACCAATTTCCCCTAACAAATAAAATTTAAAAACATGTTTGAATTTGTAAATGAAGTAATTATTAATAGTGCGAAAGATTCGCTTAGTGGACTTAATAAGTTCGATAATCAGATAAGTGGTGAACAAGGTTTTAGGGTTCTTCGTGTAGGAGATTATAAAACTGCAAATATTAAAGGTGGGAAGATATATAAGACATCAGCTTCAAATCCTCAGGTATCTATATCTGAAATTACTATTACTGATGCCGTTAAACCCACAACTGCTGGTGTAATAAATCATATTAGATTAGCTATTGGTATGCAGCTTTCCGGATCTGCTGATTCATATTTCGCTGAAACTATGGATGATAGGCGTCGGAGAATGTTTTATGCTAATTTAGATGTAGTTAGTACTGATACTGCTTCTAATATTGCTTCAAAATTAGCTGAAATTATAAATAAACAAGGTAATTTCTATAACAATCTTCGGTTTAAAGCTGATCTTAATGATGCTAAAATTACTGTAACTTCTGCTAATGAGTTCCAGTTATTTAATGTACTAGAAGTACAGAAATTAGAAGATTTTAGTACTGCTGCTTTAGGTAATTATTATCCTAAAGAACCAGTATATAGAACTATCTTAACTGGTAGCCATACTCAAACTGCTAAAGAAGGTGTTGGTACTTACTGGACTATGTTGAAAAATGTACAGATCCAGACTAGTCTCAGAACTGGTATCTTTAATCAGGATAATGATGATTCTAAGATTGTACCGGGAGCTTCTTATAATCAATATGTATTTGATTATGAATGCGAAAGAGATCATACTGGTATGGGTGCTGTAGGTGAAAAATTAGTATCTATTACTAAAGCTGTTTTCTGGATTAATACTACTATCTCAGACAAGTTTGAAGCTGCTGTAAAAGCTGCTAGAGTAGTTGTGGATGATATCGAAGTTGTTTCTGATAATGGAGCTGGAGAGTCAACTACTCAAACTATGGCATTAAAAGTAGGAGAGAAGAAGTATGTAGATATTAAGCTTTCCGAATACAATACTGTAACTTCTAATGATCCTAGTAAAGTAACTGTTAAAGGAACAGAAATTACAGGTAAAGCTGCTACATCTTCTGCTGTAGCTGTAGTTTATAAAAAAGGATCAGATACAGTACTAACTGTTAATGTAACTGTAACCGCTTAATATAAGAAAATATATTATTTAATAAAAGGCAGGTAAGATAATAATATTCTTATCTGCCTTTTTAAATATTATACTATATGGAATTAAATAAATTAGCCTCTGCGATTTTAAACGATATTTTATCAGGATTAAGAGGTATTACATCTAATATATCCTTATCTGTTGAACAGTTAGAAGATGATATAGTGGATGAGAGATTAACTATAATAAAAGAATATGCTTTAAAAGGACTTCTTCCAGTTAAGGATTTAGTTACATCTATTAATTGTTTAGAGGTAGATTGTAAACCTATAGAGAATTGTAATTTATGTAATTCTAATTTAAATGTTAGAGAGACTAATATTCCTCATGTAGAAATACCTCAAATTGTTACAGATTTAGGAGTTGATGCAATTCAGTATTTCGGAACTGTTGATAGAAATACTCCGTTTAAAATTTATACTGATATATCTTATCAGTATCATAAATATAATAGGTGGTTAGGAAGGAAGCCTTATATTTATATAGATACAGCACCTAATGAAAATGGGATGTATGATTGTTATATATTTAATGCTCCGTTGATTAAAACATTATCTATAATAGCTGTATTTAAAGATCCTAGACAATTAGAACAATTTACTTGTTGTAATGCAGAAGAGGTATCTAATATGAACTTCTTGACTAATGATATTAAGAGAAGGATTACAGAAAAGAAGGTACGATGGTACCGTAGCCTTAGTGCACCTAACCTACCAAATGATCAAGTAGCTAAAGCTTAATATATATGAAGAATTTAAACTTCCACACAGCATATACATATATTCAAACTAATTACGGTTTAAATATAGACCAATTAGAATTTGAATCCTCAGGAATGATTGCATATGATAAGATAGGAAATAAACAAACTGAGATAAAAGAATTTGTTGGAGACGTTGTAAACGGGGAATTAGAACTCCCATGTGATGTTACTAGTATCGAAGCAGTATTCGGGAATTTTATAGACTCTCAAAAAACATCTAATAAACAACGTTGGCCTCAAGTTATTACTAATTACATAGAACGATATATAGAATACTGGAAATATAATAAATCCTTATTATATGATTATGGAGTATTATTAAATTACCAAATGAGGGAAAATACTCTATTATTTGATAAGGATTATAAGAATGTATTAGTTTTATATAGGAAACAAATTCTAGATGAAGAAGGATTTCCTTATATAAATTCTAAAGAGGCCGAAGCAATTGCAGCATATTGTGCTTATACAGATTTATATAAACAAGCTATTAGAACTAGGGATCCTAATACATATCAAATGGCTCAGAATATAAAATTAGAATGGACTAGGTTATGTGAAAGAGCTAGAGTTCCGGAAAAAGTATCTCAAAACGATATGAATAGGATTTTAGATGTAATGACTAGTTTTGATAGAAAATCTTACGGAAAATCATTTAAACCAGAGAAGTAATGAAATATAATAATACAACAATATCTTCTCTTAGTTATACATTCTCCGCACCTGAATTGTTTGAAAAATTCGATTTAAAGAAGTTAGAGGTATCTAGAAAAATGCTTAAAAAGAATTATAAAAATGGTGCAGAACTCCGATTATGGTGTTGTAGGATTTATATTTACTTTTTATATTTAGTAATATTGGATATTATCAGAAATAGTACTACTTTCGTATTTACAACCAGAAAAAGAATGATTTTGGGGATTGAAATACTTAAAGGAGAAGAACTTTTAAATCATCTAAAGACTTCTACAAATACAATGTATAATTATTTTGATTCTGAGTATAAATACCCACAAATTAAATTATTCTATGAGAAAGGTAATAAAGGTAAGAAAAGAACTTTAACTAGAGGAGTAATGTTAAATTACTCCTTAACTAGAGAATTTTTTGATAATGTAAATAGTGGTAATAAGTATGGCTAATAAGATTAAGTATTTAAAGGATTATCTCCCGATATTACAAGAAAAATTCCCAGAATTTAGTATAGAAGATTTAACTACTATTATTAAATATGGGAATAGATATTTATATTATGTAATATCTGATAATAGTGATGTTTATTTATCTAGTAAAATAGATGGTAAGATGTTTAAATTTCTCATTGGAAGAGTTACATTTCAAAGTTTTGCTCACAAAATTAGATACGCTATTAGTAAGATGATTACTAAGATGAGGTTTTTATATAGACAGCGTAGAACTAAATGGTGGGGGTATTGTTATTTTGGATTAACTGAGGAGAAATTTAAATCTATTTATTTAAATAAAAGAAATATTACGTTTAATTTTGGAGATGTATGCTTATATAGAGTGCTTGATGAGTGCTTGCTTAATTTAAACTACGATCATTTCTTTAGAGTTAAATTATACGGAATTCCTGGATATAAGGTATTTTTTGAGAATTATTCTACTAAAGATGCAGAATATTTCTTAAAAAGATCTTTTGATGGGTATGAGTTTACTAAAATTGATAATATAACTAGAGAAGATTTAACAGAATTTTAATATGGAAATAGCTCAAAATTCCTTTAATGGAGGATTATTAATGGATATGAATGATACTGTAGTTCCGAATACAGTATTAACAGATTGTTTAAATGGGACGATTATAACTTTTGACGGTAATGAGTTTATATTACAAAATGATTCTGGAAATGGGAGAGTTGAATCTTGTGCATTAAAGAAAGATTTTATTCCTCTTGGAATAAAGCAGTATGGAGGGATTATATATATAGCATCTGTTAATCCTTTTACTAACGAATGTGAAATTGGTTCATTTCCCTCTCCAGAAAGAAATATTACATCTGATGAACTTCCTAATAATTTAGATGTATCTATATTAAATAATGATATATATAAAGATATTGAGGAAGGTAAGGAGAGTAAAGAGGGATTACAGATAAATTATTTAAAAGTAGACTTCGGAGATTTGGAGAAGAGTATTTTACGTCCTGGAGATAAATTCCTTATTTATATAGATGGTATTAATGGGGATTCTAATTATACTAAATTTAATGAATATTATAAAGAATTAAATTATTATATAGACAAAGAAGGTATTGGAAAAAGACGTCTATATCATTTACATTTAGCTAAAATAAGTGAAAATGGAATGGTTACATATATAGAAGAACAAACGTCTGCTTGGAATGAAAATCATCAAAAGTTCTTTTATACTAAAGACGAAGCCTTTGATAATACTCCGGCATTAAATACTGTAAAAAATCCAGCTTTATTTAGTGTATACAATGATAAATTAAATGGATATTTAGCTATAGTATTAGAAATTGAAGATATTGATTCTTTTTCTGTGGATCTTGGAAATATTTCTGAACATACTGAAAATAATACATATGATGTAGAATTTGTAGTTAATAGTTCTTCTAAAAGTTATAATAATGTATGTGGAATAAAGTTAAGTATTAAAGATACTTCTAATATAGTTAGTAATAGTAAAGAAGAAACAACTATAAAAACTGACGATGGGTGTTTAGAAATTTCAGGCCAATATCAAGGTATATCATCTACTATATTAACGGAAATTCCTAATGAAGATATTACTATCGAAGGTAAAATTACAAATTTAAATTTAGAAGATTCTAATTCTATTACTATAGAACCTTATTCTAGATTTCAATTTTTTAAGGATTTAAAATATACCTTAGATTTATCATATTCGAGAGTAACATCTGCACAGGAATCAACTACATGGAGATACTTTACTAAAAGTATTAAGGATTATAATAATAATGAATTTAAACAAGTAGAGATTAGTACTGACTTTTTAGTTAGAGGAACAAAGAATGGATTAAATAGATGTAATGTAATGTATATAGAATTTTATGATATACATGCAAAAACTTCTTTTATATATCCATTATCTAAAGTAATATTTGGAACATATAATTTTACAGTAGATTGTTTTCCTAAAGAATTTAATGCAGAACCTTATTACGATCAAGATGGAAATAAATTAGATAATCCAGAACAATATTTAAATAATTTACGTGGGAATAATATAAATACTTCTAATAAAATATTCATATCCAAAACTGTATATTCTGATATAGGTTATTCTGGATATTTTCTATTATTAGATAAAACTAAACAAAGAGAGTATTTAGATGCAATTGCTAAAGCTAGAAATAATAATTCCGACGGACTTACCACATTAAAAAAATTATGTTTAGAAGAATTTAATGGAATCCCTAGATGTATATTTATTAAACCTCAGTTAGGGGATAATGAATCTTATTTTTATAATAATTGTTTTACTCAAGAGCAATATGTAAATAGTTCTGTATATAATAAATTAAGATTTAATAACTTTTATATATGTAGATTATGTGGTTTAGATATATATAAAGAAGTACATTCTAAGGAATCTATATCATTCGATGATATATATAGTGGAAAAAATCCGAAGTATAAAGAAGGATGGTTATCAAAAAATTGTAGTTTTAAAGAGTATAACGTTATAAATACATTAGCAACTAATGGATGGTTTAATAATGAATATTCCAAACCTATAACAGATTCAAATAGAAATTTTAGCATTCTTCCAATACAGAATTATGAAACTAAAAGAATCTCAAAAGAATTAGTTTTAACAGAAACTCCAGAATCTATTAGTAAACAATTAACAGTACAAGGACCCACAACAGAGGAGGAATTAATTTTAGATTCCGATCCGACTACATATTCAACTAAATTAAATGTAGAGAAGACAATTAGTGGAACTTATTCTCTAGATACTATAAATTTATTTCAATATGGAGAAATTGAAATAACTAACGCTTCGGCAACTCCACAATTTACTGAACTTTCTATAGAGGAAAATAATAATATTCCTTCACTACCTACTAATAGTGAGATAATTTCCCAAAAGACTACAGATATTTCCGTAGATGAGAATATTGATAATAGAAAAATTACAGTAGTTTCAAATTTAAAAAGGGAAATAGAAGCTAATGCTGTACTTAGAAAAATTTCTGGAGATTCTATACAATATGTTAAAGCTGCAAATTCTTTAAGTATTATGGGATTTAATGAAAACAGTATTACTTCTGGTATTACTTTTTTTGATGATCTTAAGGGTAATGATTGGATATTAATTAACACTGCCTCTTCGAAAAGTTTCTTTTCTAATGACCGTGTTAGAGATAGTTGGTGGGGTTCTGATTCTGATGCTATAATATATGATAAATCTAAAGTAAGTAGTAATAGTTCTCTAGTACTCAATAGAATACAAAAAATGTTTAATCTTAATAATTCAGATTTTAAGATAGCTGTAATAGGATTCGCTGGTGGAACTAATACTCCGAAATCTGGTGAATATTCTCCAACTACATTAAATGAACAAAAAACCGGAGCTTCTGTAAAGGTTAGTAGTACTAAGTTATTAAGAGATGGAACAAAAATGGATGTTCCTTATACATATTTAATTTTATATAAAAATACTGCTAATCCAAATTATCCAATAGGTGTATTACCATTGGTATTTAGAGGGGGAATTGGTAATGAGTATGTAGGTACTTCTATAGGTAAGTTTTTTGATAATTTATATAAAGAAGAGGTTAAACCTAATAATGAGACATATACTAAATATATACCAAATGATATAAGATATCATTCTAACTTTGATAGTATCATAAAAGGAAATACTACTTTAAATACTGTATATAATTCTGATATAATTATAGATTATAATAATGCAAAAAAATCTCTCTCTGAGGTGATTGATAGTATAATAACTACATATAAAACTAATACTAAAAAAGGTATTAATATAGTATTAAATGGATCTATAACTATTCCAGATTATTCTCAAGAGAATATAAATAAATCCTTCAATATTCCCCTTTCATACACATTCAAATCAGGAATATTTAGCACAGATTTATCAATTTATTCTAAAATATATAATACAGCAGCTTCTTATTCTGATTATATAGATCTTATTCCACATGATTATTTAAGTTATAAATTAAATAATAAGTTTATCCCAATGGAAAAATTAACTATTAAAGATAAAGGATTCTATTTCTCAAGTCCTACAATGGATACTAACAATGGACCTCATTCAAATGCAATTAGTCTTGAGTTAAATGTATATAAAGATTCCGAAAATATACAGAATCTTCACTGTAATGCCTCCGATGCCACTCAATTTGTTCAATGCGACTTTTATATTGGATGGGATCCATTATTTAAAAATAGTAATTTTACAGAAGATTTGGGAAATGTTGAAAATTTCTTTTCTATCTTAACGTGTTCTTAAAATGAAAGAGTTTATAAAAGTACCATTTGATATTAAATTCAATATTTATTATAAGGTAATTCAAACAGAAGGATTTTTAGCAAATGAATATAATCCCTTTCATAATTTAAGAATTTCTGATGATAAATATTTAAAGAATGATCTCACTGGGAGATATTTATTACGATCTTCCAATAATCAAAATATAGAAGCTACTTTAGATATTCTTGAAGTTCTAGAGTATACAAGTATTTCTTCTGGAGATTCTATAAAGTATGAAGTAACCTTCTCCGACCCTATTACAATATATATTACAGAAGAGAATATAGATAAGCAGTATGTAATTAGTAGAACTACACCTAATATAGATCCTAGTATCACAACATATAAAAGTTCAAATTCTGAACTACTATCTGAATCTTTAAAAAAATATACTCCTAGAGAAGTATTTAAACTATCACCATTAAGTTATGGAGAAAGTATAGGTATAAATACAGAAGATAATAAATTCATTATCTCTAATTATAAAGGAGAATTAGTAGATTTTACTACGAAAGATTTAAATTTTGATGTAAATCATCCTATAGATATAGAAGTACAGGAGTCATATGATGGTTCTGTTAATCTAATCCTAAATGATGATATAAATCCTCCTAGATTAATTAACTCAAGATTTACTCCTTTAGAAAATGGGATGTATAAAGTAATAGATCGAGAAGGGAATAATGATACTAATATATATGATGAATCCTCTTTATCTGGAGAAATTAATTTATATAAATCAATTAATCAGATTCCTATTTTAGATTTCAAGGGAGTGCAAAGTGGAGGGGAGTTAAAGGTTGGTAATTATGTATTCTATTTTAAATATGTAGATTCTGATGGAAATGAAACTGACTTTGTTTCTGAGAGTAGTATTGTTTCTATATTTTTAGGAGATTTAGATGATGCAAAAACAATAAAAGGAGGGTTATATGATACTAATTCTCATAAATTAGTTAAATTTTTATTATCTAATATAGATACTTCTTATAATTATATAAATATTTACTATACAAGATGTACAGGAACGGAGAATGGAACAGAAATTACTAAAGCGTATAGAATAGCAGATAAATATGTAGTAATAAATTCCGTTTGCGAAATTACTATAGTTGGACTGGAACCTGTTACAGAAATCAGTCTAAATGATATAAATATCTCATATAATTTAATAGATAAAGCTAAAACTCAAGCCCAAGTTCAGAATAGATTATTTTTAGGTAATGTAGATAAAGTAACTATTCCATATAGAGAATTAGCTGATTTATCTTTAAGAATTATCCCAAGTATGGTTACAGGTGAATCTGTTGGCAGAGTAGATGAAGAATATAAAATGTATGGAACTTCTATAAATCCTTCTAATAAAGGAGGGTATTATAATCCATATAATATATATTATAGATTAGGTTATTGGGAAGATATTTATAGATTTGGAATTGTTTATATATTAAATGATTATACTCTTTCTCCGGTATTTAATATACGTGGAGGTGATTTATCAGACACTTCCGAATTTGAGCCCTTTGATATATATAAAGACAATAATTTTGGGGAGAAAATTAGATCTTACATAGAAGTAAACGAAGAAGGATTTATTGATGGAGACGATAAAACCCTTTCAAATGCTAGAGGGGTTGTTAGATTTAGAAGGAATAATACAATAAACGCTACTAAGGGAAATAATTATCTCCCTTTAGGAATAAAATTTAAATTTGGCTTAGGAGTTGTAGAGGAATTGTGGAAATATACTAAAGGATTTTTCTTTGTAAGACAGAAAAGAATCCCTACAGTATATTGTCAAGGAATAACCATTGGACTAGAGCCAACTTCTAACCTTCCTGTACTTCCAATAGATACTAATCTATATTTTACTGAATCCTTTATTGCTAATATTAATGGAAAAAGTATATTAACCAATGATTATTCTGATAGAATACGAACAGCAGAATATGCTAGTTCTAACGCTGCTATAATTCCAGAAGCAGAATTAAATTCGGAATTTTATTCTCAGATATTTAACGGATCAAAATTTATTTGTAGAGATTCTTTTATACAACCAACTAATTCATATTTTACCCAAGGAAATGACGAAAGACATTACTTTATAGCATCCTATGAAGATAATCAAGGTATAAATTCCGCACTCATGACTGATATAGGTCTTACTTATATAGATGATAACATACAACTAAAAACATCAGGATCTACAGATTTCTCATCTAGAGCTGGAGAGGCAGAAGTTGCTTATAAATTTAAATACTTTTATAAAGAAGATACTAGTAGAACAGCGAAAAATCTATTACGAGGATCTTGGGGACCTTATGTAGGAGTAGAAGGAATTAATACAAGTTGTAAAATATTTGAGGTAATGATTCCTGGATATAGTGAATCTTTAATGAGGGATTATTTTAAATCTAGATTTAGTGATCTATCTTCTTATTACTCCATTTCAGATCGACAAGCTTGGGAATATACTAATGATTCTGTAACATGTTATAGAGGGGACTGTTATTATGGAAGCTTTACTCATAGAATGTGTAGGAATTTTCAAGATCCTGAAAGTCCGACTAATGATACTATAGTAGATCCTAATACATGGGAAAATAATTATTCCGGATCTGATAACGGAGCTTTAGATTTGGAAAAGGCGGAATTAATAAATAGAGGAGATGTTAATGCAGTAGAAATTGGACATTGGGTTACATTTAATTGTGCATCTAACATAAATTTTGCATTACGGTGTGAAGATGAAACAAATGTATCAGAAGCTGCACTTAATGGACATCCTAGAACATTCTATCCTATATCTAGATTTAATACTTTTGGAGAGTATAAGATTCCTGAAAGTACTTTATATAATGCAGGATTAAATAGTTCTACTTCTGATAAATATCATTTTGTTGTTCCAGATGTTCCTTATATAAAGAATGAGTTTTCTAATAGAATAATGTATTCAGATATATTTATCTCAGATGCATACAAAAATTCATATAGAGTATTTCAATTAAATAATTATAAGGATTATAATCATGAATACGGTAATATTACCTCAATTGTAGAATGGTTTGGGAATTTAATTGTTGTATTTGAAAGAGGAATAGGATTGATTCCTGTCAATGAAAGGATTCAAACTGGAGGAGGACAAAATGATCCTGTTTATTTAAATTCTAATAATGTTCTTCCAGAACGTCCTATACTATTATCTAAAATGTATGGATCACAGTGGAAAGATTCTATATTAAGGACTGATAATTATGTTTATGGAGTTGATACAGTAGCTAAAAAAATCTGGAGAACTAATGGGAAAACTTTTGAAGTAATTTCAGATTTTAAAATACAGAAGTATTTAAATGATAATATATCTTTATCAGAAAGAGAAAGAGAGCCTCTTTTAGGAATTAGGAATGTAAAAACACATTATAATAAATTTAAATTCGATGTGATGTTTACATTCTATGATGATATTAAAGAAAATAATAATATAGGACAATTAGTAACATCTAGAGAATGGAATTTATGTTATAATGAAAAATTACAGTTATGGACTACTAGATATTCATGGGTTCCATTACTCTCTGAAAATATCTCTAATGTATTCTTTTCCAATAATAAAGAGGATTCTAAAAATATTTCTAGAGTAGCATCTTCTTGGAAAGAATCTAAAACTTCTCATGGAATAGTTATAGAAAGTATTTTCGTTGACAATAAGTATAATAATATTATATCTGCTAATAATCTAGAAGATCCTACTAATACTAAGTTGTTAGTTAATTATTCTGGAGTAGAGATTCCAAATTTACTAAATTCCGGAATAACTAAGGACATTCTTATAGGAAGATTAAATGTAAAATTAAATTTGGATACTGATAAATTTAGGATTAAATATGTTAAATATACATTAGAAGATTCCGAAGATTATCCAGATAATAAAGACTTTAAATTAGTTACATATGAAGAGGGCACATCTAATAACATTAAAGATATTACTACATATTTAGTACTAAAATCCTCAGATCCAACAATAAGAAATAAATATAGTAAACCTAAAAATATTGATTTATCTTCTTTATATTATACTTTAAATATTCAAGCAGAGTTAGTTAGAGGGCGTAACGAATCTATAACAGATAATACAGAAGGAATTGGAGTTGAAGTTAGTAATAGATATACTAATGTTATATATTTAAGAACATCAGAAGAATATTGGAAAAATCCTACTTATTTCTGGAGACATGGAGCAGCTGGAATATTTGATAATAAAGAAAAAATCTATCCAACCTCATGGTATAAAGAACGAGATTCAAAAGGAGTACCTCTTTCTTATGACCCATTTGAATTTGAGTTTGTTGTAAATAAGAATGTTGGATATCATAAAGTCTTTACAAATCTCTTTATTATATCTAATAACGTCCTCCCAGAATTAGTCTCATTTGAAGTAATCGGAGATGCGTATGATTTCTCTAACATCCCAGATTTAAAAGAAAATACTTATTTAGTACAGAAGGGAAAAATCGATGAGTCTGAGGCAGATGAGTATATAAAATTTATTGATAATAAAGATGGTAATAATAAATCTACTGGAAAATCTGCTATTGTATTCTATGATGATAGATTATCTGAGTATAGTTTAAGAAGAATCCAACCTATTAAAGATATGTCTACTTGTGGTATTATTAAAGGTAATACCAGATATCAGGAAGACTTTGTTAATATTACTCTAGAACCTTTTAAATATCAAAAAGGAAATAAGGGAAATATTAAATTAAAAATAGAAGAAACTAGACCCAGAGATAAATATATAAAGATTAGAGTTAAATATAAAGGAGATAAGAGAGTTATTATTACCGCATTACAAACAATGTTTGAAATAAGCTTTTGTTAAATAAACTAAAATGAAAAAGTTCTATGATGGGGGAATAGTTACATCAACAGGACCTTTGATAGGATCTGTTAGTGCTAGCAGCCCTCTTACATTAAATAAAATGGCATTGCAAAATGCTTCTTTATCTAAAACAGGACCTGGATTATGGGATAGTATTAAAGCTAATTTTGCTCCTACTTCAACTATAAGTGCTTTAAGTGGGTTAGGTACTTCTGCTAATATAGGATCTGTTTTAGATATAGGAGCCAATTTAATTGGAAAGGATTATTCCGGTAAGAAGGGAAATATAACTAAAGGACTTGATGCTGGATATGATGTTATTAGTAATACTGTAGGAACTGCAATTCCAGGTGTAGGAATAGCAATGAAGGCAGGTAAATTAGTAGGAAATGGATTAGAAAAATTAGGAATTGGAACAGATAAAATGACTACAGCTGATGCTATTTTAGGAAGTAGCTTTTTTAATCTTGGTGCTGTAGGATTAATAAATAACGCATTTGGAAAAAAATCTAGAAAATTTACTGTAGATCAAAATATTGCTAATAACTCTTCTTATACAGGAACTGGTAAATTCATTACAGATGCTGGAGGTCTATCCGGAAAAAAATATGGATTATTTTCCAATAAAGCCAGGAAAAAAGCTAATAAAAAAATGGATAAAGCTCAAGGATATCAAAATACTATAGATGATATCTTAACAGATGCATCAGATAGATCCGCAAGATCAATAAGTTCTTCTGATATGTTTACTAATAGATTGCAATTAGAACAATCTGGAGGATTAAATAATATTAGATTTGGAAAGGATGGATTTAAATTCTTGGAATCTTTTAGAGTTAAATACGCCGAATCCCAGAAAAATATTCTTAAATATAAAGATGGCGGAAAAATAGGAGAGAAGAATATAATTCCAGAGGGTAAATTACATAAAGAACTTCATCATCTAGATACAGAAGATATATCTAGGAAAGGGATTCCTGTTATATTAAAAGAAGGAGATAAGATATCTCAGGTAGCTGAAATAGAACGGGAAGAATTAATTCTTAGATTAGAAGTTACTGAAAAATTGGAGGAATTATATAAAGAAGATAGTGATAAGGCCGCTATTGAAGCTGGGAAGTTATTAGTTAAGGAGATATTACATAATACTATTGATAAAGGTAAAGTAATTAAAGAAACTGAATAATATAGGTATATTTAAATAGAATTGAAATATATTCTATTTAAATATAACCTTTTATATATAATACTATGTTAAATTTAAATAAAGTAAATTCTTATCTAATACAGAAGTATCAAAGTGGAGGAAAAAGCAATGTAAAGCAAACTCAAGCAGAAAGAGTATACAACTTCCTTAATCCTGCTGATGGTTATTGGAGTGCTCCTTATTATATACGCCTTCCATATTTAAATTATACTAACACTCCAGTTCCAGTACGGGATGAAAAAGAATTGGCCACTCCTATTGAAGAAGCTTTCTTTAAACATTATTTAAATTTAGGAAAGGATTCGAGATTAATAAAATCTTCCAAAGCTAGGATAAATGCTGACAAAGATAAAGATCCTAAAAATACTGAATATGTAGGAATCCCACAACCTGTAGCCCGAAGAGTACAATCTATAGTAGACACCTTAAATGTAGGTAAAATTCTACGTAATTATGATAAATACATAGAAAAATATCCAGAATTACCTAGTAAATCTAGATTGGAAAAGATATATAAAACCGGAAAAGAAATACTAGAATCCGGAAAGCCAAAAGTAGTTAATGAAGGATTAACTGTTAAATATATAGAACGTCCGAATAAGAATCAGCGTTGGGCAACCGGATTAGATCTTTTTGGGAATTTTACTATCCAATGGGATAAGGAGAATAATACTATTAAAGTGAATGATACATACGACTTTCCTTCAATAGTTACAGGAAAATACACTATCCCTAAAAGAAAGAAATCTTTGGAAATTAGAGAAGATATTAAATTTAATCCTAAAGTAGGATCTTATTTATTAAGAGATAATATGAAGAATTATTATATTGATGATGAAGATCCTTATTTTAAATAATATATAATTATGTCAGAATTAAAGAAATCAATTGTAAAAGTTAAAGTACATAATAAAGAATACCTCTGTGATACTGCTATAGATGACTGGGAAAGAGAACATGGATTTATGCATATAGAAAGTCTATCAGAAAATCAAGGACTTCTATTTATATATCCAGAAGTACAAGAAGAAGTAAATTATTGGATGAAAGATACTCCTTTATATTTAGATATAATCTTCATCTCTCCAGAATTTAAAGTAATATCTAATAAAGAAGGGAAGCCTAATGATACAAGTATTATATCTGAAAAGAATGTATTATTCGTATTAGAGGTATCTAATAATTCCGGAATTCGATCTGGAGAAAGTGTAGAGTTTGAGGGATTAGATGAAATACTTGAAGAAAGATTAGATTACTTAGAGGATTTAGAGGATGAATCTCCTAAAGATAAAATAGAAAATGATATTGATGATTTAGAGGATTTACTAGAGATACTTTCTACTAACGGTAAAGTACAATATAAAATAAAAGGTGGAGAGAGAATATTTTCTAGGAAGAATACTAGAGTCTTAATTCGCCAAGCTAAAAAAGCAGAGAAATTAAAAACCGATTCTGCATATAAGAGATTAGGTAAGTCTGTATTTAAATACATGAAAATTCAAGATAATAATGATCCGGAATATGTAACTACTAAAAAACATGAGTGATTATACTAAGGAACAATTACATAAATTATATAGAGATTTAGTTATTAATAGATCTACCAGACCTATGACAACTAAAGAACTTAGAGATAATACTAGTTATATAAATGAAGATTGGGAAGAAGCTTTTGATAATAGACAACTTACACCCGAACAAGAAGATAAGGCAATAGCAATCAGATATAATTATCCAAGAGACACTAAGACAGCTGCTTTCGATGCATTAAATACTCTATTCGGAGATCTTCAAGATGCTCTCTATACTAAAAGTAACGGAATTAGAGAGATTAAAGATAAATCAGATGTTATTAGAATAACTAAGGACGAAAATGGAAATGATATCAATCTTCCTCCTATATATAAACAACCTTTAATAGATATAATTAAGGCTTCTAAAAAAGTTAAGGGAATGACACCTGAGAAAGCAATAGCATTATCATATCATGAATCTACTCTAGGAGTTAATCCTTCTAGATATGGATATTTAGGAGGTAAAAATGCTACAAAAAAGGATGTTACAGATGCCATGAATTATAATATTGAAAATTATAAAGAAAGAACTACATATACTCCAGATCAACTTGTTGGATTGGATCACCCGGATAGAAAAGGAAAGCTTGATTATATAAAAATATTAACTAAACTCATACCAGAACCAAAACCTGGAGAAAAAGGAATTAATTATATAACAATACATAATGATGGATATGGTGGAGAAGAATATCACCTAACTCCAGAAGGAAAAGAATATTTTGTTAATTATTTAAAGGAAAGATTTAAAGATAATAAGATTCCAGACACTATTATTTCTAATTTAAATAAAGCTCAAAAATTTGTTGAGAAGTTTGAACCTTTTGAAAATGCTTTAGAATATTTTCAGGAAAATCCAAAAATGTATAATAGTGATTCATATAGTAAATATGATAACGGATCTGATCTTACTAAATATTCGGAAGCTATACAAAAAGGACTTAGAGTAATTGAAAATAATCCTGAATTAAAAGCTTTAATAGAAAAATATAAATAATTTAAATATTTAAATGAATAAATCTCACATTCTCATATCAATGATCTTAAGAAACGAGGGGGGTTATGTATTTGACCCCGATGACTCCGGGAAAGAGACATATTGCGGAATATCCCGTGCTAATTTCCCTAAATGGGAAGGATGGAAGATCATTGATAAATTTAAACCCTTAAAAAGAGGACAATTAATCACAACAGTTAAAGAATTAGAAGATTTAGTAGAACAATTCTATGCAGATCAATTTTATAACAAATGTAAAATAGATGATATAAGCAACATTTATATCTCTGCCCATCTATTAGATCATTCAGTTAATGCTGGTGTCTCTAATGGTGTTAAATGCCTCCAAAAAGCTATTTTAAATTTAGGACATTCTTTGGATGTGGATGGGAAAATTGGACCTACTACAATTAGATTAGCTAATTTATGTAATTCGAAAAATTTGCTGCAAGAGTTTATTTCTAAAAGAAAAGAATATTATCAAGAAATTGTAGATAGAAAACCGTCTCAAAATAAATTTTTGAAGGGATGGTTAAATAGAGTAGATGAGGTGAATAATTATATATCTAACAAATATAAATCTTAGATATTTAAATATATATAAAGCTTATAAATACGGATATTTAAATAAGTTATAAGTGATAAAACAAACAAAGTTTTTATTTAAACACGAAGTGTTTTAATAAAAACATTAAATCTAGTTCGGAGCTTTGCGACCCAGTATATATAGATAGTGTAAAAAATTCCGGATTGTTAAAGATATAACATTTAGTTAAATATAGCATAAATTATAATTTACCTAGAAATTTAGAATTAAAATAAAGCTAATAAGAAATATTTTCAATAAAATATTGATTTTTAATTGTCAAAAATTCCTTATAGTATTGTAAAAAATTCCTTATAAATTTATTTTGAATAACCAAGTTTATTTATTACATTTACAAATGTAAATCAACTTTACAATTTAATATTTAAATTTATGGAAACAAATGATAATAAATCAACTATTAGACATGTTCAAATTCCTCATGGAATAACAAATTCAAAAATAAATTATCTAGGAGTTGGAGTTTATGCAATCCTTAGATATTATATGAATAAAGATACTAAGGAATGTTTTCCTTCCTATAAGAAGTTATCAGAAAAATCTGGACTTTCTAGACCTACATTAAAGAAATATCTAGATTTATTAGAAAAAGATGGACATATAACAAAAATAAGTAGGGGATTTAAAAATAGCAATTTATATAAATTTAATATAGATAGTCCTCTCTATAAAAACTTTGAGATGTTTTCATATGATTTTTTAGATAACAAGAATTTAGATTTTAAATCTAAATCTGCATACATGGTTCTTCAAGAGAGAATGTATAAAGATGGGAATTTTGGAAAGCTATGTGATACTGATATAAATATCTGTAAACAATTAAATGTCTCTTACGACACTTGGAAAGAATTATATAAAACATTTGTAAACGATTGGGGTATGTCAAAAACTAAAACTAACGCAAAGGATTCGGAATCTATGGATAATAAGTATTTATACACATTTGATTTAGAAACAATTGGCCAAGCAGTATTATTTAATAGAAAGAAGATTGAAGAGCATGATGAAATGTTACATGAGATGCAAGAAGAAATTAAGAGACTCAATCATGAAGTTAAATTATTACAGAAACAATCAAATGCTCAGAATCAAGAAAAACTTAAGTCCGGTTGTAAATTAAAAGCAATTTAATAAATACATTAAGAATAAATATCTAATATATTAGATAACTAACTGTATGTCTAACAAATTTAAATCTTAAACACTATGGCTTGTAAATCTAAAAGCAAATCTAAAGGTAAAGGTTTAAAAGATGGTAAATAATTCAGAATTATTAAATACTACCAAACAATAGGATTTTTATATACAAAATCCTAACTTTGTACAAGTTTAACGTTAAATATTAAAGAAATGAAAGTAAACGAAAAATTTAAAGTAAAAATCTTACAAGAGGGCGGAACTATGCCCGCGGAACCTGCTACTCAGGCTCAACCTAGTCCAGAACAAATCTTTCAGCAAATTCTTCAATTAGCTGCTCAGGCAACTCAAAATCAGGATTGTCAAGCTGCATTGGCGGTATGTTCAGCGTTAGTCGAAATGACTCAGGGACAAGCTGCTCAAGCAGAAGCTCCTACTGAACCTGTTTTAGCGAGAAAAGGCACTAAATTAGTAGTAAAGAAAAGACAATAAATTATCTTAGATGGGGTATTATTTAAATATAATACTCCATTTTTTTACTTTAATCATTAACTATGGCACAAGTTCCTAAATTTGAAACTGGAGGTAAATCTCCTTCAAATATAGAAGAATATAATAAAAAGAAGCAAGAATTACAAGACCTTTATAATAAAAAAGAGCAAGAAACAAAGACAATTACTATTAACGGTAAAAAATACGATATAAAAGAAGCTAAAGAAAAACTCCAGAATTGGGTTAGTTCTGATGACTCCCGAAGTTTAAAAAACTCTTATAGAAGAAGAGGATCTGGAGTAGATGCTTCTTATAATAGATTTTTAGACGCTCTAAATAAAGGTGATATACAAGAGATTAATAGTACTCCAAGTGGATTTGATATTAAATATAACAACTCAGAAGGATTTAATTTAGGTGATAAATATAGTAGTGATTATCTAGCTAAAGCTATAGATAATAATTTTTTAAATCTTACTGAATACTCTAATACTCTACAAGAACCTGATAAAATAGATGTATCATGGAATCCTAGAGAATTAATTAATTCTGTATGGGGAGGAAAAATAAATCAAGAAGTATATAATAGAAAAACTACCTCAGAAAGGATTGATGATGTAATCAGGGCTTTAGAAAGTAATAGAGGAAGATTCTATGAATATTTATCATCGGAAGATAAAACCCCATTTAAAGGATATGAAAATCTTCCTTTTAAATCTATACAAGAATACGATCAATTTATAGAAGATTTATCACAAGGTAGAGACGGAAATCCTAATTCCGAGTTTGATTGGGAAGAGCAAAAAAATAATCAAAGATTTGGGGATTATATCTGGAAATATATCTTTGGAAGCTCTGATCGAGGAACTTCTACCACACAAGAATCAAGTAAATCTCCGGACGAGATTAAAAAAGAAGAAGATGAAATAAGAAAAGTAAACAATTTACCAGAAAATGCTCCTTTAAAATATAACTTCAATGGGAAAAATATAGTAGTTACTAAAGAAGGATTGAGAGAAATAGATCCTTCTGGTAATCTTATAGGATTAAGAGGGCATTTTCCATTTGAATCTAATCCAGCTACATACATGTTGAAATCTGGATGGTACGATACTGATTATATACCTTATGAGAAGATTAAGGATTATGTAAGTAGTAATGTTAAATATTTAAATGATATATATAATCCGGAAGTATATAGTTGGAGAAAGAATGCGGAGAATATTAAATATAAAAAAGATTGGGATAAGGAACAGAGCTATAATGCTTATTATAAATTAGCTAAATTATTAAATCTCCCAGAAGGAGAGGAATATGGAATTGATTATTTTAATCCTTATATAGGAGATAATCAAGCAGCAGAAGATTATGAATTTGTTGGTATAAATAATCCTCAGAATGTGGAGAGTTATTTAAATACTGGGAGACCGTATAAATCTAAAAGTATTTATGCTATTAATAAGAAAACAGGAGATATAATTCCTGGGGAATTTAAATATAATCAGGGATATTTACAATTTAGTCCGACATCAAATTATCCGGGAATTTCCTCTATTAATTTAAATAAACTTAATATTAATCCAGTTGAAGGGAGAGATTTAACCTTGGGAAGTAAGTTTTTGGCTAATTTATATTCTAAGTATTTTAATATTAATAGTCAATATTTAGGGGCTAATGAAGCTAAAGGAGAAACTACTGCTGGAGGTATTCCTATTAGATATCAAGAAGGTGGAATATTAAGAAATTCAATTTCCTCAGATCTACAAGATAAACAATCTGCTTCCATGTCAGATGTATTCTCTGGAGAATCATTAAGTGCAGCAGATAAAGCAGATTTAACAGCATTAGCATTAGATGTAGCTGGTTTAGCTTCTACTGCTGCATTGGGAGTGGGAAATGCTGTGGGAGCTGCAACAGGATTAGGATCTACAATTTCTACTGCTATTGCTGATTATAAACGTGACGATGATTGGTCATGGAGTGATACTGGGAACTTAATACTAAATCTAGGGATGGATGCAGCAACATTAATTCCCGGATTAGGAACAATGGCTAAAGGAGCTAAAGTAACTAAAGCAATAAAAACAGCAGCTCCAATACTACGTAAAACATTTACTGCATTAGGATTAGGAACTTCTCTTACTGCTTTAGGTAAAGTAATGTCAGGAGAAGAATTAACTATAAATGACTGGAGATTGTTAGCTAATGGATTAAATGCTGTAACGGGTATCGGTAGAAATGTTGCTGGGAAGAAGTTATATACTCAAAAAGCTGGTGCAGGAGAATTATCTAAACCTCTAGAAGTTAATGTTAACGGTAAAACTAAAGAAATTTCATTTAAAAATAATGAGGTAGAGGGATTTAATAAGATGTCGACAGAGGATAAATTAACTACTGTTAAGACTAAATTAAAATCTCAATATACGGATTTAACTGACGAGGATTTAAGTAATATAAAAATACCTAAAGGTAAATGGTATAATCCTTTCACACGCGGAGTTGGAAAAGTAAAAGAAACTAAAGTAGCTGGGAGAGAATTAACACCAGAAACTTTAGATAAGATTAAGAATAATAAACTCTCATCCTTCCAGAAAGGATTAGTAGCAGAGCAGGCTTATTATAGACGTGGCAATATCCAGAAACAATTAGAGGATAGTAATATTTATCTCGGACAAATTTCTGGAGCTCCTACTGTAGTTTATCATGGACCTTTAACTGAAAAAGTCCCAGGAAAACTTACTAATGTAAGAGCACCAAGATCGGAGATACTTGAAGAGAAGGAGAAATTAATACATAGAGTTGTAAATCCTACGAAAGGAGCTAATGATGCTACATTAAATAGTACCCTATTAGAATCTATGCAATCAACTCCTTTTGGCACAACTAGACCTTTAGTAGAACCTTCTGGAAAAGCTACTAGGGTAACTAAATCTGATATAAGAAAAGCGGATGCTAAAAAATTTAGAGAAAGTGATGAAGGAAAAGCAATAATAGCTGCAAATAAACAAAAGTTAGAAGATGCAAGGAGGAGAAAGCAATTAGCATATTTAAAAGGTCAGGAAACCAAGAGACGTAATGAATTAGGGTATAAAGAAGAAAATAAAAATTTATCCAAAATAGTTACAAATTCAGGTGGAAAAATTAATAATCAGAATAATAAGAAAATATCAGAACTTTTACGGATATCAGAATTAAGAAGGAAAAGGGATATTGAAGAAGCAAAAAGACTTAATGAATTAGGATATAAAAAAGAAGCTGAACATTTATCTAAAATAGTTTCCGGAATAAACAAACCAATAGATAATATAAATAAAAAGAAACTAACTAATTTAAAAATTCGTAATGCATATGCAAGATTAAGAGATCAATATGAATTTGGTTCTGATAAATGGATAGAATATCAAAATATGATTGCACTACTACCAAGATATAAAAATGGAGGTAATTTAGATTATTATTCTGTTCGGAACAAACTTCTTAAAGAAAGAGATAAATATGAATTAGGCTCTAAAGAATGGATTGAAGCAAATAAAAAAGTTAAGGAATTTAAAAATGGTGGAGTTATTAAATATCAAGATGGGGGAGTTACACCTACTAACATATTAGAAGAAGTTGTTGTAACTAGAAAGTCGCCTTCTAGAATAAGAAGAATTGATTCCGAAGTTTTAAATAATAATACTTTTGATTTTAATTTAAAACCAATGAATAAACCTTCTTTAAATACTCCCATCACTAAATCTTCAACTGGTTCTAATATTGAATCTCAAAATTATCTTCCAACTAAATCGTCATTAGGAAGTATTCCTCTAACTACTATATCTTCCTTAGCTTCTGCTATACAAAAAACAGCAGCTAATAATAAGATATATAAAACATTAAAAAAAGATCTAAGACCTTCTTTAATAAATCTCCCTACGGATTTAAATTATTCCATTCAAGGAAATGAAGGAGTTAGACAAGCTTATTATAAACAAGCAGCAAATTTAGAAGGATTAACTAGAACACCTCTAACCTCAGATGCCGATAGACAATTAGCATATAATTTAGAAGTAGCTAAAAATGCAGCAGAAGCAAGATTGCAAGGAGATTTAGCAAACGAACAAGCTATACAACAGTCTAGAGAAAAAGCATTTCAAGTTAATGCTAATAATTTAATAAGAAGAGAGGAAGCTGCAAATAGAAATCGTTTAGCTACTACAGAATATTTAAATACTTTAGCAAATTTAAAAGCTCAGAAGATAGGACAAAATGCTAATATCTGGGATACATTCTTACATGATGTAACAGAACAAACTAAGCAGTATATAAATACAAATAATGCTAGAAAAGTAAATGAACAACTTTTAGATTCTCAATATAAAAATGCTAGATTATCTACAGAGGATTCTATTACTGCATCAGATTTACAGAGAAGATTAGATGCGTTATATCAAAAAGAAGAATACAAGAAAGATCCTACTAAATTATTCTTAGATCCAGAATATAAAAATATTATTAATGCTCAAAAAGAGTTACAACTTAAAGGATTAAAGAGAAGTATAGATTTACAAAAATTAGGATTATCCGGACAATATCCTAAAATATTTAGATTTGGAGGAATAATTAAGAAATAATATGAAGTTAAATATTAAAAAATTTCAAGAAGGAGGACAACTAGCCCCGTGGGTTGGGTATTCTCCTTTCTTTCAACCTATTGGAAGAGAAGAAGGGACATCAGCCGTAGCTAATTCTTCTGCTAAATCTGGTGATACTAAGATTGATAATTCTCAGAAACAGTTAAAAGATATTATAGGTCAAATGGTTGGTAAAGGATTAACTAATGAAGTTAATTATTTCGCAGAACAAGTTGGTAATATCTTTGCTGATACAGATCTTTTAGGACAACCTATTAGCGTTAGACAATATACAGGATTAGTATCTAGATTAAACGAGATTCAGAATAATAAACAGATATTTGATCAAGCAAAAGAACATGCACTATCTAAAGGAACACTTTCAGAAGCAGCAATAGATTATTCTGGAAATTTATTCGCACAAAACTCTAATGGAGAACTTGTAATGATTACTCCAGATCAGTATTCAGAAGATAGAGAAGGGTATAGGATACTAACTAATAATGATCTTTTAACTTTAAGAAATAATAGTAGAGCTTATATATTTGATAATAGTTTATCACAAACTGTTGCTGGAAGCTTAAATATAAATGATATAAGTAAAAGGATAGAGGATATTGTTAAATCTATAGGAGTAGAAAAACAATCTTCCGATTATTATTTTGATAAAGCTAGAGCAACACAATTAGAGAGAGGATTACAAGCTATTGTAAGTGAGAAGTTAAATACTGCTCCAGATGGAACTTTTAAATTAACTGAGGAAGTTTCTACACAAAGGAAGAATGCTAATCTTGCGTTAAATTATATATGGAATAACTTAGATCAACAATCTAGAAACACTTTAATAGCAAGAGCTGCTATTAATAATACTGGAGATCCTAGAAAAAATGCAATAGAGAGTATTAAGAATATTCTTATATTCGGAACAGATCATTCCTACTCTCAATCTTTAAAAGATGAAGCTATAGAAGGTAAATCTGGAAGTGGATCAGGAGGTTCGGGAGGAATGACTGATATCAATCCTTTAATGAGTTATGTATCTGATCCCAAAAATCAAAAATATACTATAAATGTAGGAAATAAATATTCTTTTGATGCTAAGGCTAGTATACGACCCCTAATAGGATCTAAAGGAGAAGTATTAAATGAGAATTACTTATCTGATATAATCACAGATGGGGGATTAGGTTCTTTAGTAGATATTTCTGGAGCTTCTGTTGGAACTGGAATTACTTTAAATCCTAATGATTTAAGTAAAGTGCTATATGAAGGGGATAGAATAGCAATGACATGGTTGCCCTATGTAACCGATCCCAAAACAGGATCTAAAGTAGTAGATTTAAATGCGTTAAAACGTTTAGAGGATGCTGATAATGAAATTTCTGCTATAGGTCCAACTGTTACAGAAGATCAGAAATTAAATATTTATAGAGCGCATAATGTTGATCATTTGATACTTAGAAATGGAGAACCTGCACAAAGTCAATTATCTTATATGCATCAATTTATGGTTATCCCATCTCTAATCCCAGAAGAAGTAGCAGAGGAGACACAATTAAATAAAGTTACTAAGAGATTAAGTAATGATTTGGAGGATAAAGCTAGGGATATGTATTCTAGAGTTAGATCAAATTTAGAAAATAAATTATTAAGAGCTAATGGTTATGTACCTCCAGAATACTGGCTTCTTTCTGACGATGATATTTATAAATCCTCTATATTCTTACCTGTACAAGATGAATTAATGTCAATCTTATTCACAGGAAAAACAGCTCCACAAACAGCTAAATCTAATTTAGGGTATGAGAATGTGATAAGAAATACTAATCAAATTACACAACAGACTGGAGGACTGAATCCAGAGGCATTTAAATAATATGGATAATTTAGAGAAAAAAGATTGGTTTGGGTTATATTACTCAAACCAAGATAAAACTTATATAGACTTCTTACAAAATGGGGTTACTCCTAATGATATAGAATTGAAGTCAAAGGATGAATATAAACAAAACGAAAAGATCGTTCAGGCATTTACTGCACCCGATGGGAAATTTGATGATAACGCATTTAATACATTTTATAATAAAGCATTATCTTCATATAATACATTATCTATAGGACAATTCACAGAAGAAGATCTTCCTAAGGTGCAGTATGATATAATGTCTCCTTTTAAATCCCAACTTTCTCCTGTACAAGACATTTCCTTAGATATAATAAAGACTAAAAATCCCTTTATTCAGAGTACTGGATTAAATACTATACTAGGTACAGAAATGACTAGTATGTCTACTAGAGAATTGGCTCAACAAAATAAAATCTTCGATACCGAGAATAACAGATGGATGGATTTAACTCCAGAAGATCTAGGATTTTGGGGAACAGTAACTAAAACTCCTATAGTTCTGGCTCAGTATGATAAAGATGTTCAAGAGACTGATCCAGAAACTGGGAGATTAATACAACATAAAAAAGGAGAGATAAAACTAGATGAGACTGGAATGCCTTATTATGAAACTCTTGGGAATCGAGAAGTTCATGGTAAACAGGTATTAAGTGCATTTGATGTAATTACTAGAGAAAATTCTACATGGAATAAATTTGATTTTTTTGATAATGATGGAGAAGAATCAAGTATTGGGTCTACTATAGCACAAACTGTAGCTAGTATAGCTCCTCTATTTATCCCCTATGTAGGTCAAGCATACGCTGGAGCTTTAGTTCTTAGAGAAGGTACTAAGTTAGGGATTACTTTATATAAAATGCTGGATGGAGCTATTAATAATAATCCAAATCCTAATTTTGGGATATTAAATACTATAGAAGCTAAAGCAAACCAATTTAATACTAGTGTATCGGATAAGTCTCAAGAGAAATTATTAACCTTTGAAAATTTTGGAAGGTTAGTATCTGATATAGGCTCCCAATTATTCCAACAGAGATTATTAGCCCAAATCCCTAATTGGCTTGGTATAGGAAACTCTGAAAGAGCTGCTTTAAAAGCTATAAAAGCTAAATATGGAGATGAGGTAGTAAAAGCTATCTCTGACGGTAGTATAATTCAAAATAGAGGATTATATAATACTATCATTAACTCAGATCCAGCAGTTATAAATGCTATAAATAAAGCGAATATAAGAAATAATTTCTTAGGTAGATTCATGGCTAATTTCTATATGTCTGGAACTTCTACAATGGATGTATATAACGATGCTTTAGATGCCGGATATGATAGAAGGACAGCTGCCTTAACTGCAGGCTTAGCTATGGGTGCTACTACTTGGATGATACAATCTACAGAAATAGGACAGAAAGCTTTAGAGGGATTAGGATTTGATAGTGAAAGAGCTGCTATAAGAAATGCCGGAAAGAAGTTTATCGAAGAAAATAGAGAATTATTACATTATACTGCAAATAATACAAAAGATAAAGCTGCATTTAATTCTGTATTAAAGAAAGCTATAAATACATTTAAAAAAGTAAAGGAACCTATAAATAATATCATCTCTGGTTCTGGAATAGCTAGTAATGCTGTAGCTGAGGGAATTGAGGAAATGTCAGAAGAAGCTATTATGGATATGTCTAAAGCTATTACAGATGTATTCACAGGAATTTCTGGTACACAAAAAGATGCTTCTTTTGATTTCTTATCCTCTAATCCATTGGAAAGATATCTAATGGCTGGATTTGGGGGTGCTATTGGTGGGGCTATATTTAAAGCTGCTAATAATTTATCTGATATAAATAAAAGAGTTCCGGAACAAGCTACTGATAATATCTTTTACATATTACGAAATGGAGGTAAATCTAAATTAATCTCAGAATTAGAGAGATTAAGACAACAAGGTGTAGCTCCAAAAAATCTTTCTGCTACTAATAGAACAATAGAAGGAGAGAATATAAATTACTCTCCTGTAGAATCTGGAGACATTTCCCAAAATGATGCTGTAATAGACCTATCATTACAGTTAATAAATCAGTGGGATGCTATTATTAATGAAGAAAATCTACGCCTTAGTGATGAAGAATTAATATCTTTATCAGCATTAAGGGATAGGAGAGTAGAAGATCTTATTAAATTTGATGGAAGATTAGATATTATTAGAGATTATAATCAATTAGGAAAAGAAATAGGAAATCTACTCCTAGAAAAGAAAGATATAGAGAATCGATTAAATGCTCCTAATAAAGAAATTCCGAATAAAACAGAGTTGGAGAGTAGATTAAATATAATAAATGAAGAACTTCAACAAAAAAGAACAGAGAAGGATATACTATTACGAGGAGGAAAATCCGAAGAGTATTTAAAAAGAGCTTTATTTAATATAAGCGAAATATCTAATAAAATTTATTCTTCTGATATATATACATATACAGAAAATATTCTTGGCAAACCGTACGGATCTTTATCAGAATCCGAAAGAGAAGAAATTAAATCTAGATATAAAGCTTATAGAGAAGATAATAATGAGAAATTAGATAAAGCGTATAAAATATTTACGTCATTATCACAGAAATATGGTGATAATATTATAAATATAGTATCTAAGTTACCGTTATTAAATAAAATAAAAGGATATCTATCAGGAATAGATGAAGAAGCCTTACTTAATCTTGATGAAGATGCAAAACGTAATTTTGATTTAGCAAGAAAATTAGGACTTGAATTAGGGGTTCCTGTAGAAAGAGGGATTGATTATATATTTGAATATAGAAATACGGATTTATCTGATATAAATACTCAGAATATAATTAAAAACTTCTTTAATTCAATAAATCAGGATGGATCTGGAATTGATGTAGGTAGTATTTTCTCTACATATAAGAATTCTGGAGAATTTATATCTAATATATTTGATACAATATTTAATATAGATCAGAAAATAGATACCTTATCTAATTCTATTAACAATAAATTAAACTCAGATCCTACTTTAGATAAAAATTTCGTAATAAGAGAATCTATAGAAGAATTTTTAAATAAGAACATTTCTAATTCTATAGTTAAATCTTATATACAAAATAATTTAAATCTTCCTAATTTAAACTCTCCAGAAGAAGTAATATCTAATATTAGAAAGATTCTTATTAATTTATCTGGATTATTACAGTTTAATCTAATTCCCCAACTTAGGACTAGATCAATGATGAATTTAATTGAAAGTGCTAAGAATGAGGGAGTACAATTAACTAAAGATTTATATTCTTATATAAAAACATATTTAAAATCAGATAATAAAATAGAATTAGACTACTCTTCTTATGTATCTAATCTTCTATCTTATGTAGATGAGAGTCTTGGGGAATTAGTTAATTATGATTTACAAAATATAAAATCCCAATCTCCGGATTTTCAAGCTGCTTTAAAAGAAGGATTTGAAGAAATTGGAGTTAATAATTTAGAAGAGGTAATACAAATATCAGAAGAGTTAAAAAATGTAAAAGATTGGTTTGAAGTAGCAAGCCTATTAAAAAATTCTAATTTAAATGATGTAGAGAAAAGGATTATTATAGAAAGTATAAATGATTCAAATAAATCTAAAACAAAATCATCTTTATCAGAAATAAATATTTTATCAGAAGCTTCAATAGATCCTTCTCAGTTAGTAGAGAATCCTTTAAATACTTTATTATCTGAGATATATTTAAATGTAGATGAATCTGCTGGAAATATTAATATCTTTGAATTATTATCAAATGAAAGTGATTTATTAAAATCTACTAATACACTTTCTGATTATGTTTTGCAAGGAAAGGTTAAATTAGAACAACTTGATACTGCAATAAATGTGATTAACGCATTGCAATCAGTAGTATCTTCGATGCAATCTTCTACTATTGAAAATGGAGGATATGGATTTAATTCTACTTTAAATTATGTAAGAGAAAAATTAGGAGTATCAGAAAAGCTTCCAGAAATAGAATCTAATTCCGCATTTGAAGTTATACAAGAATTAGAGAGGATAAAGAATAAATTGGGATTCTATAAAAAATTATCTGAACAAAATAAAGGTAATAAACTTAAAGAGCATAAGCTTACAGCTATAAAAACTAGACAAGCTCTCATAAAGAATTATCAGGATAAATTATTTAGAAATAAAGCTCCCGAATTATTTGAAGGAGTGGATGATATATTATCTAATTATAATTTAGATAGTTTAAATAATTCGGATTTAACTGATGAAGAATATATTTCATTGGAGAAACTTATTTTAGAAGTAGAAGATAGAATTTATGATAATGCTACTAAATTATCTAAGAATAATACAGTATCTAAAGAACATTTAATATCTAAATTATTTCAGAATTATGATTATTCTAAATTAATGAAAGAAGCTTATAATAATCCAGCTTCTTTAAATTCTGAAATAACTGAGATGTCTCCCTCCGATTTATTTATCTATTATCATACTATATTAACCACAAAAGCATCTACATTTAATAATGCATTAAGAGATATAGTGAATGAATCCTTGGGATCAGATAAACAACTTATAATTCCTATATTTTCTCAAGAATATGCTGCAAGGATTGCGTTAGCTTGTATTATAGATATAAACTTTATGAACAACTCTACCGAGTTAACTAAGGAGTTTGAGAATAGTATTACAAATCCAGCACTTAGAGATAAATATAAGAATTATATATCTAGACTACAAAATACAGTATTTATAAATGGAGCACCAGGAGTAGGTAAGACTACTGGTGTTGATTCTTTAGTATTTAAATTAGCTAATAAATTATTAGGAGAACAAGGTGCTGTTATATCTGGACCTAAGATGCAACAAACAGTTAATCTATTAAATTCGATTACTGGAAAATCTTATTCTGAAACGGAAGGATTGAACACTATAAATGATACTATTAAGAATAAAAAACTAACAGCAATTACCGCTGATATGTTATTAAATTCTATTTTAGTATCTCCAGAAATAATAGAAAAGGCCAAGAAACAGTTTAATGATCCTCAATCTAAAACTATTCCGGAGAATAAGAGGGTTATAGATATACTAGAAACTCAAGACAAGGAATTAGTTGTTAGAATAAATCCTAAATATCTAACTCCTTCTAATTTTAAATCTGGGATATTTCAAGATCAAAGATTGATATTTATCGATGAAGTTACACAATTATCTAAATTTGAATTAGAATTATTATCTTCATGGGCTCAACAAAATGATAAGATATTAATTACTTCCGGTGATTTATTACAATCTGGTTATGCTGGAAGTGATGGAGCGTATTTAGGGATAGATGTAGATACTAATTTAATATACACACCTACTTTAGCTACATCTTTAAGAATTACTAATATCCATAAAAAAGATAACTTAGATTCTTTAAGAGTATTAACTGATAGAGTTAGAAATGTAGATAATTACTATACTACAGGAGAATTTAATTTAGAAGAGGGAATAAAAATAGCGTTATCTAACTATGAGAACGTACCTAGTCTAAAATATTATGAAGACGACGTAAAACTCTCTGGAGATAAAATTGTTGGATCTATTTCTACTTTTGATTTAGATAAATTAGTTCATGACTCAGAAGAGCCGATAGGATTTATATATGATGATGTAAATTCTGATACATATAAGCTAATAGATACTTATATAAAAAAGAATCCTGGAAAAATAAGGAAATTTAAACTTGAAGAAGTACAAGGTTCAGAAGCTAAATACTTTATAGTAGATAAGAAATTTAATTTCGGATCTCATGGAGAATTTGTAGAAAAAGCTACTAGAGATTTATATACTGCTATAACTAGATCTAAAGAAGGTACTATTATTATAAATAATGGGTTAACTACTAAACTTACTAAAGGATCTGAAAGAATTAGTTATACACAATCCTCTATATTAAATAATGAAGCTGCTAAATCTTTCTCAGAATTAAGATTGAAAGCTCTTAATGCTTCGTTAGAGAATAAAACTATAGAACCTCAAAAGAAAGAATCTTCTACTACATCAGTCTCAACACCCCAACCTAATATAGAATTAGGAAAAGTTTTAGATGCTGCATTTAGTGATTCTCCAGAAGCTAATAGAGAAATTCAACAATTAGAAAGAATAGAATCTAAAACAGAGAAACATTCTCCTGATAGTTTTATATGTTATTCTTATAGAACAAGAATTAAACCTAAAGCAGAAATTAATGGTGATATAACTACTTATAGCATTAAAGATTCCGCTATAATGCTAAGATTAGATTCAAATAGTGAACATAGAGCATTCTTTAATGGAGAAATTGATGGCTTAAATCCTACACAATTCGAAAGAGTTGATGAAAAGATATTAGAAGTAAAGAGTATATTATATAATTACACAAAATCCAGAAGAAATAAATTATTTAAAGATTATAATATTGAACAAGATTTATCTAATTTATATAATGACATATCTGGAAATACTGGAACATTAGATTTATCTAACGGGAAGTTTGTATTAAAAGCAACTAAATATTTTAATAAATCTATAGGAAAAGAAGATTCTGTTATTAGAATTATATATGAAATTCCTATATTAAATTCTTCTACAGAAGAGAATACTGTAGAACTTTATATAGTAGAATTACCTAATATTAATAATGAATCTTTTAAAATCAAAGATTCTGACACTCCGGAACAAAAAGCCTCTAAAGCATGGTTTGTAGAGTATCAAAAATTCTATGGGCAGATAATGAACAGCTTTGCTTTAGGAGAAAATGGGAAAGCAAATAAATATTTTCAACTTAGAGAGGGTTTTGAATTAGAAAGAATAACTAATAGTATAATATACAAAGGATCAGATAAGAAAAAATTTGCACATGTTCCATTTGAATCTAAAGAGGCAGAGTTTAGAGGAATTTATTTTTCTAAACCTTATATAGTTACTAATACTAGATACGGTAAGTCTAATCGGAATGAGTTATTAATTCAACGTAATGAAAGATTAAATACCTTATATAATGATTATTATGAAACCTTAGAAGAGTATAATAAAGCAGATACTACTCAAAAATCTAGATTAGAGAATACATTAAAATCTAAATCAGAAAGATTAAATGCTGAAATAAATAAGAATAATATTAAAGGTAAAGCAGTAGTATTTGCTACACACAGTAAGTATATATTTGATGAGAATGATAATATTATCTCAGAAGATCAATATGGGGATTATTATATAAACCAAATGAATGGAAAGTATAATAATGATCCGGATAGAAGAGATAAACTTAGAATGATTATTTTAAATCCAGAAGGACAAACATTCCAATCCTTTATATCTAAATATAGAGAATTTATAAATTCATATAAGAAGAACTCTGGAGTAGCTAAATATAATGGTAAATTTTATAAATCTTATTTTGGAGATTTTATAGGATTTGATACATTACTATCTATATATAATTATTATAATTACCTAAAAACTACTGGAAAGCCGGAATCTAAGCACATAAAAATTGCTGAAAAGTTACTTAATTCTCTATCAGCACTTGCTGCCAAAGAAGGAAATGCGGAAAATCCATTTGATCTTCCTGGTTCTAAAGTTAAATTTGGATTACCTCATATCTTAAGAATAATGGAGAGGTTACATATGGAAACTACTCCAGAAGAGATAAAAAAGATGGAAAATTATTCTTCTACTATTAACGGAAATGATGTACTTAAATTTATAAATAAAATTATAGAGTTTAAGATAAATCAAAGGTTACATCCTGAATTATTAGTTTCTTCTCCAATTATAAATGAAGAGAATGGTGGAATATTTCAGGATTGGAATAGAGAAGATGGAATTACTGATTTAGATATAATTGATTTTATGGAATTTGCTATGTTGGGAAGAAGAAATTATAAACAGCCTGATGGAAGTATTAATTCTGTAGAAGCTCCTAATTATAATCCTTTATTTAAAAATGGAATTTTTCCATTTCCAGTTTATGAATTAACAGATAAGAAAACCGATTATACTGGAGGAGAATATTTTTACGAAGCAAGAAATCCTGAGGGGCAGTATTATATAGATAGAGATATTCAAACCCCACAATTCGTATTCCAACCTTCTAGAGATTTAGCTGATCCTACTAATTTTGGCATTGCTAGAGTTGAAAGAATTAAACCAGAAGTAGAAACCAAATCAGAAGCTCCTATAAATACATTAGAACTATTAGGAGCAGAAATAGGACGTAAATTAAATACTAGTAATAATGATCTAAATGATCTTATAGATGATTCAATTGGATCTATTCTCACTAATCCTGCTAGACGTTCGGAAACTTCTATCTCAGAAGATATAAGAAATATTTTAGGATTAGTAAATAATCGTCTTAAATCAGAATCTATTAGTTTAGATTCTACAACAGAAGTGGATTATATAGACTATAACTTTGAAAAAGATTCTCTAAACATCTATTCTAGGAATAAAGAAAATTTAGTAAGAGAAGATAGTAATTCTGATAAAAATATTATATCTTTGTCACAAGCATTTGGAAAAATGTTTGATGTAGTATCAGATCCTAAAGATTTAGAAATATTAAGAAATATAACAAAAGTGTTATTAACTTATGATAGCAATAACTTACTAGTAGATTATATAACTAAATCTGAAATCACTCCTGATACAGTAAATTTAATTCTATCTAATATGAATATACAAACGATACTATCTGATATAAATAAGATAAGAAGTAAATATAATATTTGTTAAACATGGCTTGTAAATTTTTTGATTCAAACACAAGAAGCCCAGAATTTTTAATAAACCTATCTCCCTGGATTAATTTTCAGGGAGATACTATTTCAGATCAACAGTTTCAGAATATTAAAAATTCTCTGCAAAAAGATTTTATCATTGATTCCGATGAAAATTTAGTAGATGCAATAAAGGAATATATAAGATTATTTTCTTATAATACGGAATTAAATACAATACTTAATAATTCCTTAGATAAGATTTTAACTAAAGATGTAGAAAAAACTTTACCTCCGGAGGAATATAAAAATCCAGATCCTTTAGTAACTACATTAGAGAATGAAGTAAAGACTACAACAGAAGATGAATCTATAACTGAGGAAGATAGGGATTTAGCTACGAAGGAATATATAGAACAATTAAATAGAAGCAGAAAAAATGTTACTTATAATGAAGAAATAAAGACTAGTAGGGATTTAATCACAAAGTTTCAGAATAATAATAGTCTATATAATAGATTTGTTTCTACATTTAAGCGAGAAATATTTAAAAACTCCTTTTTAAATTTAGATTCCGGAAAAATTGTTCAAACATATTCTGAATTAAATAATAATATTGCAGAGTATAAACAAACATTATTTAACTATATAACGGAATTTTTGGGAGAAAAAGATATCATTCCATTATATAATCCGGATGGATCTTTTAATATTACAGAATTTACTAATATTATATCCAGATTAAATGAATATTATAACCAACATAACCCTACATCAAAGTTAAATTCAATTAATAATATTTTATATGCCCCATTATCTAAATCCAATCTAGATTATTTAAATGCATATAATGCTTTAGTAACTTTAGAGAATTTTGATAATTTAATAGTGTTATTAACAGATGGATTAATTTCAATAGATCCGTTTAAATTAGGAATTAAATCTACTAATAGAAATGAAATTAAATATCTCCCCTATACTAAAAATGCATTAAGACAACATTTTAGAGTTAATGAAGATTCTGATATAACTAGAGAGACTACTAGTCTAACCAAAGTTATTATACAAAATATTCCTTTATTAGATTCTGATGGAAAATGGGATGGGATATCTTATATGACAGTTAATGAATTTAATAACGCTATATCTAGAATCGGAGATCCGGTTATTAAATCTTCTAATAAATATAATTCATTAAAGTTAGGTAAATTAAATCCTACAGTAGCTTATATGGAATTTTTTAATTCTTTATTTGTTACAGATGGAAAGACCGATCTTGCGAAGGTAAATAAGTTTAAAAAGAATACAGACTTCAATTTAGATACTAAGAAAGCACTATTATCTATATATAAGTATATCTTTGATTCTACTCCTGAGGCTAAATCATTATATAATATAATTAAAGATAACCAGGAAAACTTAAGTTTCAACTATTTCTTAGATATTTTAGCTTATATGAATAAACAGGATGGATCAGAATATATATCCTATGAATATAATCCAGAAAGTAGGGAGTATGAAGTAAATACATTCTCGAATCTAACTTACGAATCCTCTTTATTTAGACAAGAAAGGAATTTAACAGAATATGTTGATTCTATAGCTAGAAATGGTGATTATGATAATACTATTTTAAATGTACTACGGAATAAATTTAAAGTTAAGGTTTTAGATGATTCTATTTCTATTACTATCGGATCTAGAACATTATTTATTAATGATCATTTAAATACTGCTAACGAAGATGCTATAACTGGAAAGGATTTAAATAAAGAATTATTAGATAGTATTATAATTCCAAATCCAGAACAGGTTAGTACGATTATAAATGGCAAGACTTTATCAGAACCTATTATGAATGGATTTAGGTTGTTAGAATTGTTACAATTATCTACAGATCTTCCATTTATAAATAGTTCTGGGCAATTATATTCTATATTAAAATCACAATATAGAACGGAAGTCGAATCTAATCTAAAAGGAGATCTTTTGGGATTATTATATAGAACACTTAAAACAATTGATACTCTAGATTCTATATATAAAGAATATGATTCTAATAAAGTTAATCTTACTCCAGGAGAATTTAAATCTAAAGTAAAAAAATCCTTTCCAGAATTTAAAACAATGAAGGATATTACTTTTAATAAATTCTTTACATCAAGTAAAACTAGACCAAGATTAAAGGTTAATTTAAATTCTAAAGGAGATAGATCAAGTGTATTTAAAGCCACAGTTAGTTCCATAAATTTATTAAATAGAGAAGCTAGTCCAAGTACATATAAAAACTCTGATGGAGATAATGTGCCATCTATAGGATTGATGAATTTAGTTAAAAACATACACGAGTTTATATATACTACTAGAGATTATCAGAATAATGTTAGAAAGCATTCTAATATATCTAATATATTCGAATCTAATATATTCTATAATAATCCAGAATATTTAAAAGGAATTGGATTAAAAACAGAATTTATATCCCCAAATGGAACAACAGTACAAAAGAATAAATTCAATGTTTCTGAGTACGGAGTATCATCTATAATATTAGATTATTTCAAAAATCTAATGAATGATCAAATTAATTATATAGAATTTCTTCCAACTGTATACGCAGATAAATCTAATCAATCTCTTATTAAAATATCTAAGGATATTAAATTTGATGGGAAGAATATTAAATCTGCATCTGCTACTCAGATCGAAGTAGAGAATTTTAATAGCCAACAGATTTATTATACTAATCTATTATCAAATTTATTTAAATCTTATTATAGAATAGGTGAAAGATTAGGTGTTTCTTTATTAGATTCTATACCTAAAATTAAAAATAAGAAAGAAAAAGCTGAGATTATAAATAATAATATCATCGCAATAAATAATCTCTTATCTACTAGATGGAAGGAAGTCTCTCAAATAGCTAGAGAATTAAGTTTAGAAGATCCTAATTTTAAATTTATAGAAGAAGTTCATTATTCTAAAGTGGAAATGTCTAAAGGTAATAGCGTATTTAGATTAAATCCATTTATAGAGAATATGGCTAATATCTATCAAGTATCTACTGTAGACGATTCTTATTACAAGGATTTTATAAATAGATCAAAAGAAATATTTAAAAAAGATTTAAAATCTAAAGGTATTGAAGTAGATACTAAAGTATTTAAATTCTTAAAAGATATTCCTTCTCTAAAAAATTGGATTGGTAGGGATGGAATGATGATATTAGAAAAAGATGGGAAATTGAATCCTATATTAGAAAAATATTTCTTTTTAGATGGGTTCTTATCTAACCAATTCCTTCAAGTAAGTGTAGGAGAACCTTATGCACATCCATCTAAATTAAGAGGCGTGTATTATTTAAATTCCGATGGATCTATAAATCCGGAATATTTTATCCGGGATCATGCTAATAGATTATTAGCTCAATATAAACGTATGGTTGCTATGCAGGCTACTATACACAACTATTATCAAAAAGCATTAGAAGGAACAACTCCAACTATAAATGTAGCAATTATCAAAGATATAGAAGCTCCTGTATTTAATCCTTCTGGGGAGACTGATAATGTAAAGGTATTAGATGGCTCTATGGAATGTAATCCATTTCAGAATGTGTTAGAGAACAATTCAATGTTTAGCTCTAGTGCTGGATATAATAGAAAGAATTTTGGATATAATGTAGATCCTGAATTTGGTAATGGGTTATTAATGAAATGTGCTATATTCTCTATAACTAATTATCGAATGAGAAAATCTCCGGAGAAAGTTAAATTGTTGCAAAAAATGACTGATAGAAAATGGGATGTTCCTATTATTAATTTAATGCAAGATTTTAATGGTAATAAACGTCATCTTAGAGATATTATATCCGAGGATTTATATTATTATAATGCGAATAATGGAGAATATTATAGAATAATTGATTTAGAATCTCTAGGAAATAATACTTATAATATTATAGAACGAAGAGTTAATAATAACGGGGGAGATACTCAGAATAGTAGAAATGTAACAAGAACTGTAGTAATAGATAGTAATTATAAATTATGGAAAGCTCTAGGTGGAGAGTATTCTTATTCATTAGATAATTCTAATCCTTTAGATCCTTATTTAAGTAATTCCGGAGATAAAGGAGAGACTTCTGTAAATGCTACAGTACAGTTTATGAATAAAACCGGATATTATATAACTAAGAGGGATCTATTAAATATGGTTAATGGTGATTTAGATTTATTAAATACAATTATATCTAAACAAGATCTTCCATTTACATTTAACAATATTCCAGAAGATTCTAGTTATATATTAGACGAACAAAGAAAATTAAGAGTAATACTAGATCAGAATTATATATATCAACCTCTTAAATACTCTGATATACATTACCTAGCAAATGGAACATCAATAAAAGTTGGAGCGTTTAATACAAATCCAGCCAATGCTAGATACGATGATACTCCTTTATCCTATGGTAGAGTTGGTACACAATTCATGGGTATTCAAATGGATGCAGATCACCATGCTGATTTATCTACTGTTACTGAATCTACTCAGATTATTAGTACTTTAGCAGCTAATGGATATACATTAGATTTAGCTGATGCGGCTTATAGAGCTTTAGGTTCTGTAGTAAATACTACTTTAAAGAAGTATTTTGAAGCGCATAATCAAGCTAATAACTTAGAAACTCTTACAGAATTAGGAGAAGCTAATAAAACATTATTATATAAACTTCTAGCTAAAGCAACTATTAAAGCCTTCGAAGGAAGCTCTGGAGATGGAGTAATTACTGGTTATTTGGAAGAAGCTGCAAGAGAGTTTGAGGAGAATTTAAATAATGAATTATTTAATGCTAGAGATTTAAGATTTAAAATTCCGTTTAGTTCCGGAAGTATAAATAGTTCTTTTATAACTATGTTAGCATCTAAAATGAACTCTGATAGTATTAAAAGAACTTTCTCTGGTATGGGAGCTGTAATGATTCCCTCTTATGGATCTATAAAACATTATTATTTTGATGGATCTGAGAATTTATTCGATTCTAATGGAAATGTTTTAAGAGGATATTATTCTCAGGAAGATTTAATACATATAGCTAATGAAGCTGGTTATTATTCTCTCATTGATGAAAATGGAAATATTCTTAGATCTGGTTTAGATAGATATTTAGAAACAGGAAATTTAACACAGGAAATATCTACGGATTTAATAGAATTTGGTGATATTGTATTAGATCCTACTACTGGAGAACAGGTGGATATAAATACTTATGATAAATTTAAACATTATAGGAATTTAAATACTACAGTAACTAATTTAAAAGGAATCAGAAAAGAACTTCAACCTTTTAGAGCTACTTGGAGTATTGATGGGATAAATAAGAAATATAATATTTATGACCATCCGATAATCGAAGATATGTTTAGATTAAGAGAGTCTAAAGCATCTAAAGAGGAAATTCTAGCACTTCAACAGTTTGTTAATAGATATATTGGATTATTGGATGAAAATATTATGTTATTAGATCCGAGAATGCCTGAATATCAAATGATTATAGATAACAATGATATAATAGAATTTGTCGGAGGACTTCAAGGAGTAAGAATACATGATTTAAATATAAAAAGAGCACAGGCTGTAATATCTAAGGTATATCAATCTATATTCGGATTACGAACTGGAGATAATATTGCGAATATTATTAATAGTAATGGGGAGTACTTTAGACAGAAATTATTAAGAACATATAATAAAGCTAAATCTGATCCTCTTCCTAATGATATAGAATTTCTAAAGAATAGTTTAGATAATACTAGAATTATTATAAATAAGCCTAGTTCTGAAAATTATATATCTTCACTAACTCCACTGGAAATATTAACAGAAGTTATAGATGGAGAAGAATGGAGATTAAATGAAAATGGAGAAGCTGTATATAAAACATCTGGACTTCATTTCTATCAAGATACTAGTAATGGAATAGTTCAAGAAGTGATTGTTGTAGATCCTTCTAATTTAGGGAATTTAGTTAATGTATTTAATTCTTCTGATGAGTATATAGGAATATGGTATAATTTTAATTCTGATAATATTAAAGAGTTAAGAGATTATATAAATATGACAGATTCGAGATTAGGAGAAGAATTAGCTATAAATAATAGTAGTATAGAAGAGATAAAAGATGGATATGATGATTATATAAATAGAAGAATCGAAAGAGATTCTAAGAAGATATATAGATCATTTATTGAGAGTTTAAAAATAACAGCGAATCGTATTCCTGCACAAGCATTTCAGTCTATTATGACAATGGATGTAGTAGGATTCTCTGATGCAGAAAGTAATGAAGCTTATGTTAGCTTGTACCAGACATGGTTACAGGGGAGTGACTTTAGGTCCGAATTTTAAGAGTTGAATTAGACAACATTCTAATATTGAAGTCACTATAATAAATTCCTTGAATTGCGGGAAATCCCTTAGAGCTTAATGTACTAAATTTAAATAGTAATATTTAAATGGTGAGAGTAATTACCTCAGTATAGTAAAAAGTATTAAGATTGGGTAATCCGCAGCTAAATCTCTTATATAAGAGAGAAGTTCATCGACTATCGAAAATCTATTTAATGTATAAATAGACTAGTAGAGTAGGGTTTAAACAATCCGAAGTGGGGAACACTTTAAAAGTGATGATATAGTCAGCCTTTATATGAAAGTATAAAGATCAAACGGATATTGATAAAGTCTATATGACAATGCCTTTAATAAACAATAATGGAATTTATGAAGCATGGTCGTCTTTATTTAACTACAACAACGAAGAATCATTTGAACTCTCAAAACAATTACCATTCCCAAATCCTGATTTAAATTATACAATAACTCCTGAAATAAATTCAGAAATACCTTATATAAATATAACTCCAGAAATACAATCTATTCTAAATGGGGAATATGATGGGGATAATACTAGATTAAAATTAGCTGTAGATGTCTTAAATAAGATAGATAGATTTAAACAAGATAATGTACAACTATATTATGATCCAAATTTAATTAATGATTTAAATTATATAAAAGAAAATCCTGACGATAAATCAAGGAATGAAGATATAGAAAGTGCTAGAATATTTATATCTAATATGATAAAGGATTTAGATACTGATATCTCCAGACATCTAAAAGAAATAAGTCCAAATAAACTTCTATCCGCTACAAAGAATTTTGTATATAATAAAATCTATCAAATCTCTGATAACTTTAAGAATCTTGTAGCTGCCGAATCACCTATTAGTATGGGAGACCCACAAGCTGCTGCTGCTAAATCTGAGGCTGGAGCTTATGCTAAAACGGTTACAGATTTCTGTCCATCTGTTAAATGGAACTTATTCTTCGAGAATATGGCAGGGAAGGAAGTTATCGGTATAAGTGCTGTAGGACAAAAGGTATTTTTAGCTGCAACTCAGTACTTTAATCAGGAGATAAGAAAATTAGCTGAAAAAGGATTAACTGTAGAAGATTTATTAAAATCTAATTTATATTTCAATAATGTTTTTGAGATTTATAAAAATATTCCTGGAAATGAAGGGAAGAGTGATGGGGAACTCGTTAAATTATTCACAAATAGTTTGGCTAACATTAATCTTGATGATATTGAGTTTGTATATGATCTTTTAAATGAAGCTAGAGATAAAAGTATTAGTGTGAATGATGCAATAGATCTTACACAAAATAGATTTCAGGAAGACAAATCTCTCGTTATCTCAAGTTTAATTTCAGCGGCAACTGATTTTCGTTGCAGTCAAAATATTTATTGAGAGTTATTAGGAATAATAACAAGACTGCTAAGCATGGTTTGTTGTAAAAAACTCCTTTAACTCAGGGAACATCCTTAGAGCTTTATATACTAAGTTTAAGTAGTAATATTTAAATGGCTGAACTAACCATTCAGGTACAGTAACAAGTATAAAGATTGGATAATCCTGATCTAAGTATCCTAATAGGATAAAAGAGCATCGACTAGAGAAAGACTATTTAAATAAATAGAATCAAGTATCGTAGGAATTAGTAATTCCGAAATGGGGAGAGCCTTTTGGCTAAGATATAGTCAGAACTCTATAGAAATATAGAGATGTTATATGGGAACGATATAACAATAACATAATTGAATGCAAAAGAACTAATCTTATCAAAGATTAACGCCGGTCCTGACCTAGCTGGGGTATATGTATACCTACTAATCCAAGGCTTATCATTTGATAATATCTCAGATCTCATGACTAGTCCAGAGGTTAATGCTATAGTTCAAGCAGCTACAGTTAATAGAATGTATGATCAATACGCTACTATAGATTCAACATTAAGAAATATAGAAAAAGGACCGTCACTTACAAATTTTATTGGGAAGGGATATGTAAAATCTGTTTCCTTATACTTAAATACCCTATATAATTCTGGGATAATTTCCGCATTTAAACTTAACGAATTAACAACAGAAGATATAGGTAAAATTATAGAAGACCTTGAGAGTACTAAATATAATTTTGTTAACGAAAGATTTCTTGATGATGAATATGCTTCAACATTCTTAGACTCTATGTCAGAATGGGATGAGTTGGCATTAATTAAATCTTCTGAGGAAGTAGTACAGGGATTAATTAGATATTTCAAACAAGTAAAGAAATTTAAAGATTTAAAAGATTTCTTTAATTCATCAGTAAAATCTAAAACAAATTTTACTACCTTTGTAAAGGCTTATATTGGAGCAAAAGAGATAGCCACATTAGGCCAAATTTTAGGAATTAATGGAGGAATAAAAACTAAGCAATATGATAGATATAATTTTAGTAAATCCTTTAATACTTTGATCCAGAATGGATTAGATAAACTCCAGATAACCGGAGATACAAGTGAGAATTTTATTAATGCGTTAAAGACATATAATCCTAATATTGAAAGTATATATACAGATCAGGAATTGTTAGCTATAGTTACAAATGTTTTAGATAAAACATCTCCAAGCAAGACGTTTTCTAATATGAAATTTGATATAGCTAAATTCTTAGAACAACCTGATTATGCTGAATCTGTTATTAAATTTTATAATTTAATAAAGTCTGTAATAAATGTATTTGATTTAATAAATTCTCTTCCACATTATAAAGCGTTTATTAATGCTTATTATATAAATGAACAAAATTCTAAATCTGGAAGTGTTAAATATGCATTATCAAACTCTATTATAGATACTTTGGAAAATATAATAATGAGAAGAAGAATTGGTAAGATTACTATGCCTAATAAATTATCTGAATCTCAATTAAATATTGTTAGAGATTATATAGATGAATTAATAATTAGAAAGTATTTAAGAAATAAAAACTTATCTATTTCAGTTCCTAAAGGCCAAAATTATTTCTTAAATGGGGAAATGCTTACTGCTACCGAGCAGACATCTTATTCCTTATCTAATGATGATGGTTTGGCTTCTTTTAAATTGTACATGGAATCATATGTAATTCCGATGTTAAAGAGTGGATATACAATTAATTCTAAAGGAGTAATGACCTTCGGATCTCAGTTAGTTAATAATGCATTTTTAAATGGGTTAATTATAACTGATAATACTTCTAAGTTAGATGGGTCTAATTATACATATTATAGACCCTCTATAAATATGGTTACTACTATAAATAACCCCGAATTTGATAAACAAGTTTCAGCATTCGGGGAAATTGAAAATGTTGAATTTAGAGGGATCAAGTTATCAGATTTATTTTTCATATATAATTTAATTACTCATAAAGGGAGAAAAGGACAAGATAGTATATTAAAAGTATTACAAGGATCAGTATTTAATCCTGGAAGTTTAATTGTAGATTACTTTAAATATATTGGAGGATTAGATTTAAATACTATAACTCCCGGAGTAATTTATGATTCAAAGAGTGATAAAGTAACTATGGAAGATGTTAATATAGATGATATCCTTCTTAGAATGGCTTCAATTAGAGATAGTTTTGAAGCATTAATTTCTAATAATAAATATGTAAAGGTATATAATGAAGATTTAGGTAAATATCAGCTCTTAGAACAAATAGGAAAAGATACTAAGAATAAAAAATTTAAAGAAGTGGATCTTCTAGGAGATGAAAGATATTACTTAATAAGAAGTAATTATAACTATAAATTAAAAGAGATTAATAATAAGACTAGCAAAACTATTGAAACAGTCGAGCTTATAAATAATCTAATGAGGCTTAATAAAATAAAACTTATTATAAATTGTTAACTATGGGATGTAATATAGAAATACAATATACTATAGATGGAGAAGAAAAAGTTGGTGGGATTATTCCTACCAACTTAACTTCGTATGATGAAGTTAGTGCAGTTACTTTGAGTGAGTCTATTTCTAATCTAGATATTGATTCTTTAAATATCTTGTTAAGTACTCTTTCGGATTTAAATCTTTTATCTACTAAGATAGTATATTCTAATGGAGAGCCTTTAATTGGAAATGCTAGTATAGAAGACATAGGAAATTCTTTAATTCCTTATACATCTGATAAATCTCTACAAGAGAGTTATTATACTTTGGTTAATAAATTAATAGATATGAATGCTATTAATCCTTCTCAACCAAATATATTGTTATTAGATGAAAATATAGAATCACTAAATATTGATGGGAATGTAGATGTTAGAGGGACTTTGTTAAATAATGAATTTATTATCTTAAAAACTAATGGAACCTTTAATGATGCAACCCTCAGGGATTTATATCATGAGTTACTTCATTTATATTATTCTAAAATAAATAAAACGGATTCTAATTTTGAAAAAATAAATGAGATAGCATATAATATATATACTACTGCTAAACAAAATCAGGATAAGAATCCTTACATAAAAGAGTTTATTAATAAAGTATCTAAAGGATCTAGTTATGATTTAAACGAATTCATCGCATATTTAGTATCAGAACCTAGATACAGAGATGTACTAAATTTAAATAATTCTGATTTATTTAATGAATTTATTAGTAGACTATTTTCTATGGATATAAATCCATTTATTCAAAAATCTAATCAGGAGTTAGATATTATATTAAATACAACTAAAGAAAATGATGAACCTCCATTTGTTGGTAAGAATGATTCTTATTATATAGAAATAGAAATTCCAAAATCTAAGAATGTATCCTATCAACAAATATCCGAAACAATTTGGAAAAATTATGAATCTACTGTATTAGATTCAGAAGGTAATCCTAAAAAGGATTTATATAATCTAAATTATTCAGAACCAGTCAAAGTTACTACAGAAGCTCAATTATACTCTTTAGTTCCAGGAGATTTACTACTAATTCCAAATTTTAGTAGAGATAAAGATATAGTGTATGGTAAATTTGATGATGATTATTTTTCCTATGCTAAATATCATCCAATTCAATCTGTTTGGAAGAATAGAAATGGGGAAACTTTTATTACATTAGTTAATAAATATGGTTCTAATGTAGGACATTTTACTATATCTTATACTGATTTAGTTAAATTATCTCTAGAAAAAAATAAACAAATTGTATTTAGAAAGTTATATGGAGCATTGAAAGATCCAAATCTTCCGGAAGATTTAATAAAGAATGTAAGAGATACTTATGAAAGAAATATTGAATCAGAAGATTATAATAATCAACCACTGATTAAATCTATAGGATTCGACAGAAAAGGACTCTCATTCAAGTATTACACAGTAGGGAAATCAGGATTTAAATTAGATGTTTCTAATGGAACTAATGCTACTATAACCCAAGAATTACGTCAAAATGATATAATTAAATTAAGATCTTGGAATAAAGAGGATGAGAATAGTGAATGGGATTCTTTTACATATTATGCTCCTGTAGTTAGAACTATAGGTACAATAGTAGAAGTAGCTTTAAAGAATAAAGATGGTAAATACTTTACTAAAAAAATTCCTTTTCGGAATATAGAGACAGTGATATTTACTAAAGAAAATCATCCGGATTTAGATAATGTATATAATCAGTTTATTAATGATTATGATACTTATTCTTTAAATACTAAAGATAAAAGTAAATATCAATCTATCTGGTTCAATTTAAATATTCTAAAATCTGACCAACAACCTTATCGGAAATTAGAAGGAGACTTCTCTGATAATTTAGATAGGGAATCTGTTATTAAATATAGAAGAGATAAAGTTAGATCTTTACGTATTGGTGACTCTGTTTCTATTGAATGGGATTTAAAAAGAACTGATGGATCACCTGTTATTAGTAAACATATAGTAGTTGGGATAAGTGGGGATAGAATATACTTTTTAAATAGAACAACAAATGACTCTGCTCCAAAAATAGGATTTGTAGATTTAAAAACAGAATTTCCATTATCAGAAAATTCTAAAGGACAGAGAATAAATATTCCATCACTATCAGCTATACATTATAATAATACTTCCGATTTAGAATTAGTAGAAGATTTAAATACTAAAAAAGAGAATGTTAGTAAAGCTTTTATTAGAGTCGATAATGAAATAGTATTTGATCCTAATTCTAACTATATTCCTTTAAAAGATTTATATCACATTATAAATATAGACTCTTCTAACGCAGAACAAGAAACTGCTAAATTACAAAGAGGAGATATCATTAGATTTAAAGAAAATGATATAACATTTATTGGAGTAGTATCTAATTATGACCCTATAACAGGAACTATTATTGTTCCGGGTAGTTATAGATCTGGATATTTAAAAAGGAGATCTTTTAGGAAAATAGTATCTCCACAGCAATTAGAATATATCGGATTTGCTATAAATCCAAATTATGAATTAGGAATAATTGGACATAAAGAGATTTCTGAATATAATAAAAAACGTTTAAGTAGATTATATGATTTAAATCATAGCACTTATGGTTATTCTTTAGAAGAAATCTTGAAAAAGAAAAGCCTCCTGAACAAATCCCGGGATTGGGCAATTGAACAAGAGGCAGTGTATGTAATTCCTAAAAATATTACAGAAAGAGAATTTAAAGAAAGATATCAAGATTCAAAAAAGAAAACTCTTCCTCATGGTAGAGTATCACTATTAACTCCAACAATATTAGATATGATTAAAAACGGAGAGTTGATAGATCTCACTTCTGAATATATAAAAGCTAATAATGTAAAAGATACTAAAATTTACGGGCTAAAGAATATAAGAACCGGAATTCAAGTAAATGATTCAACTGGATTTTATTATGATCCTAGAATATATCAACGTTCTCCGGAACAAGTTATTAATATCATAGAAGTAGATGATGTTGTAAAGATTAAGTATAATGATAAATTTACTAAATATCTTAGAATTAAATCTATAACTGATAAAGGAATCAATTTAGAGTCTGAAATAGTAGGATTAAATGGAGAGATATATAATAATTCTTGGTATATAAATCTTAACGATATTAAATCCGGAAAATATCTTATTTCAGAATTATATTATCCAATAAATAAAACTAGACAAAAAGAATTAGAGAATTTATCTATAACAGATGAAATCCCTCAAATAAAAAAGGTGGAATACTTTACTGATACTTATGATAAATTTGATAAAAAGAAAATTCTAAATAGGGTTATAGAAAATATTAATTCAACATATAATAATATTATTAACGTAATAGATGATGCTAAAATTCAAGAATTAGTTGATTCTGAAAATCTAAATAGTACTTTAGCTGATTCGTTTTCTAGAGCAGGAGCGTTTATTTGGAATGGGAAAATATATGTAAATATTAATAGAGCTGATATCTCTTCTCCATTACATGAATTAATGCATTTAATAATGGGAGCAATGAGAAGTAAGAATTATTCTTTATATTCCTCTTTACTAGATAAAGTTGCTACTCTCCCGGAATTTAATGAGAGATTTAGAAATATACTTACTAATAGAACGTTAAACGATGCTAAAGAAGAAGCTTTCGTAGAATTTATAGCAGATAGTTTAAGTGGGGTATTTAGTAGCGAGGAGTTTAATATAAATAATTTATTATCTTCTACAGATTTCTTTGGGGAATATTTAAAAGTATTAGATTCTACGTTATCTCTAGATTTAAATACTCTTCCAGAAAAAATATCAGAAACTTTAAGTAGGAAATTAAGTAAGATGCCAATTGAAAAAATAATAACAGAATTTAATAGTTTATTACTCTCTGCCGGAAATAAGAGATTCTCTTTATTTAATCCAGAAAATGTATCAGAAGCATTTAAGAACAGGAATATTACTAATATAAAAAGTAGTTTATTAAATTCTAAAAATCCAAATACACAATTACTAGAAAAATGTTAACAGTATGGCATGTAAATATTTTTTAACAATAAACGGATCTAAGCATTCCTTTAATTCTGAACGAGACTTAGATGCTTTCATAGCCAAGAATTATGGAAATATGCTCTATTATAATAAATATGGAGATGCGGTATTTGATGAAAGTAATACTATTCAGGATTCTATATATAATAAACTCTTAGCGTTAAATTCTACTATACAAGAGTCCAAATTTAATCAATCAACACAAGAAAATGAAGTAGTTACCCCTAAGAGATTGGGAATAACTACAGCTATAACTACTTGGCTAAATTCTAATGGAGATCGTGTAATTCCAGAATTTAAAGTAGAGGAATATAAAAAGAATCAGTTAAAACTTTTAACTAAAGAAGGATTATCAGAAGAAGATGCGAAGAGACAGATAGAATTTGATATAGAAAATTGGGGACATCTAGCAAAGATTGGAGATAAAGTACATAAAGTAGCTGAGTTATATTTCAAAAATCAGGATTTAAATACAATATCTCAGATTGTTGATCTTCCATATGATACAATCGAAAATTTATATTTTACATTTAAGAATTTAGAATCTAAAATTAGTAAAGGAAAAAAGTATAAATTTATCCCGGAATTAACACTACAAACTTCTGATGATGAATCTGATCCTATCATAGGACGATTAGATTTATTAGCTATAGATGAAAGAGGAAATGTAGAAATTTATGATTTTAAAATCTCAAATAAACCATATGAAACATGGTATTCTTCTAAACAATTAACAATAGATTATCAATTAGCTGCATATAGAGCGTTATTAGCTAATAATGGAATTGGAGTAAAGTTAGCTTCTTTGAATATAGTTCCTATTATTATATCGGATATAAATTATACTAATGAGACATTTACATCTTATAAAGTTGAAGAACCTATAAACAAAACTACCGAGGGAAAATCTATGCAAAGATTATCCTATCCTAATGGATACATAACTAGGATAGTACAAGAACATATTAGAGCAAATGTATCAGAAGTAAGTTATAATACAGAAGCTACTAAAAATGTGGCTAAATACTCAGAAATCGCTTTTGGGAAATTATCTAAAGAAACTCCGAAAGAATTTGTAGAGAGGGTGGCTAAATATGATAATTATAGAAAAGTATGGTTCTTTAATGATTATGTATCTAAAAGAAAGGGACAAGATATTCCCGTAATAGAAGCTCCAACTAAAGAAGAATTATTAGAAAAAGCTAGAGAGTATCAAGAAAAAATGGAGGATAGAAGTGAATCTTACTATTTTACTTTATGGAAAGAGTTTGATTATTTAAAAAAGACTTCTGAATCTTTAGAAGATAAAAATAAATTTAAATACCTTCCACAAAAAGCAAATACATATCTAACTAGAGTATTTTGTAATTACATAGATAATCCAGGATATGAAGTATTAGACCTTCCAGAATTAGCGGAGATAGGGATTTATGCGTTTAGAGATGTAGCCAATAACATAGTAGATATTATATCTATGACAGATATAAATTTAACAAAAAAACTTAATTGGAATAATGGATCTCATAATATCTTTGGAAATTTAGGATCTGAGGCTAAATATAAGAAATTAAAAAATCTATTATCCAATACTGTAGGAAACGCTAAGTTATTAGAGACAATGTTAGTTATAAATGAATTACATGATTATTTTAGTAACTTTAAAATAGGAAATATTCAAGTAATTAATTATAAAGAAGGACAATCTTATCCTATAGATATAAATAAATTAACGCATAATTTTAATATCTTATCTAAGGAACTAGATATTACAAATTACTTTAAATCAGAATTAATAATTGCAGATAGGATAGAAGCTTTAAAATTAAGACTATTAACTATTCTAGGACAAGATAGAACAGAATTAGTAAAAGGAACTTCTGATTTAATTTATGATTTCTATAATAATTATAAATTAGATAATGAAACCGGTAGATATAAAATAGAACAGTTAAGAAAATTACAAGATATTATTAGAGAAGCAGCTGGAAATAGATTAATTATTAGAGCAGATAATAATTATGATTCCGACCCAACTGGATTATCTTTATTATATTCCCAAATATCTAGGACTATTCTACATTATAAACGTATCTATTTCGATTCAGATCATGATATAAGTCAAATAAGTTTCAATCTCAAAAATATATCTGAAACTATGACCTTAGGAGGGTATTATGTAGAAAATCCAGAAATGATTCCTTTAATGAAAGATATAGTAGATTTAACTGAATTACAATTCCAGAAGATGCGTGAATGGTTTGAGAAATATAAGGAGAAATCTTTACAACGAGTGTTAGAGTTATATAAATCAAAAGGATTTACTCAAGTAGAACGATGGACTTTTAAAGATTCAACTAACGCATTTAAAAATATGTTTGAGAGAGATTCTACTGGAAGAATAGCTCGTAATTTTAGAGCAAAGAATCCTTATGACATGACAAATGATCTTTCTCAAGCCGAGCGAAAATGGTTGAAATCTTTCTTATGGAATGTAAATAGAATAAAGCGTGGAGTTGATTATAATTTAACAGAAGAAGAAGCAATAAAAACTACTCCTGTGCAGGAACTAATTCAAAGCGGGCACTATTTTGATATACCTTTATTAAGAGGTACAGCATTTTCCCAATTAAAAAGTAAGGGATTCTTTTCATGGATAAAAGATAAATGGAATGAACAGGTTGATATAAGAAGAGCTACTAAAGCACAAGAAGAGACGATTGAACAGGATTCCGAAGCTGGGAAGAATGATTATTTAACAATGTATAATTTTCTAAACGTCTCTCCAACTACTAGAGAAAAATATCTTTCAGAGCAAGATACCTCTTATTGGGAGACTAACTTAGAGTTATTAGAGGATGTATTTGTTCATGCTTATATAAGGAAATCTTCTTTTGATACTATTCTTCCCCTTATTAATGATGTAAGACATGCTATCTATTTACAATCTTATGATACTAATATTAATTTCAAAAATTTAAATAAGCAAATTGATATTTATTTAAAAACTGTTATATTCGGAGAAAGTTCTATAGAAAAATCCAATCAAAAATTCTATAAAGTATTTCAACCTATTACTACTGCTGCAGGAGTTTCAATGTTGGCATTAAATCTTAATTCATTAGTTAGAGAGCCAATTCAAGGATTTTATCTTCTAATGACTAGAGCTGCTGGACGGTTGTTAGGAGATAATGGTTTTACTACTGCCGATGCTGCTAAAGCTTATGGTATAGTTATGGGAAATACCGGTGTAAGTTCTGATAATTGGACTTTAGTAGAAGCTTTAAACCATTTTTATGGGATGACTAGAATGGATGCTAATTCGTTAGCGTACGAATTAAATTCTGATAGAAAAGGTTATAAAGGATTATTAAGAAGAGGTGCTTATTGGGCTACTACTGCTCCAGATTTTTTAAATAGAATGGTATTTATAGTAGCTCAAATGATTCATGATGATTGTTTGAAAGCTCACCATATGTCTAAAGATGGAGAATTGATATATGATTGGACTAAAGATGGGAGATATTCTATATTCGCATCTGGAGATAAATCGCATCCTTTATATAATAAACAAAAAGCAGATTATATCGCACATCTAACTCAATTTAATATTGAACATGAGAATGATCTTGATTGGGAAGAGTTAAAATTTAACGAATCTAATCCAGTAGCATTACCTTCCGCATATACTATAGCAGAAAAAAGAAATATAAAATCTTCTGCCGATTCATTATTCGGATATATGGATCATGAAAATGCATTTGCTGCTAGACATAAATTTGTAGGTAAGATACTATTCCAATTTAAATCTTATTTCTCATCTACTCGTGAAAGATTCTTCTTAGGAGGAACTGATAAAACACCTAAAGGAGAATGGAAACAAAAAACAGATGAAGAAGGAAATTTACTTTATTTAAAATCTGTGGTAGGTGAGGATGGAGAATCTCATTTAATAGAAACTACAGAAGTTACAGATATCCCTGCAAAGGAATGGTCTGGAAGATTTATAGAAGGAATGGTGAATAGTACTTTCTATTATATGCAATATTTATTTAAGTATTATATAAATAAGAATACTGATGCAACTTTAGAACATAAAGATTATAGAATTAGAAATGCTAGACAATTATTAGCAGATTCTATGTGGGCTGCTTTACTTGCATTATTATTTAGATTAATAATAGAAGATAAAGAAGAAAGTGGAGAAGAATTTGATCCCTTAACTAAGAATATTCTAAGACAAACTTTATTAAATTCCACTGACGAACTTGTATTTTGGGCTCCTCTAGGACTTTCTTTAGATACTCCGGTAGCTCTTAGTTTTTTAGAAAGACTGAAAGACTCTACTATTAGAATAGCTAAAGGAGAAAGTTCTTTCGGAAAAGAGATTCCTAAGAATTTTTATGTAATAAAACAAACTCAGAACGTGTTTAATTTATTAAATTCAGAAGAATAAATACTTATTATATATGACTACATCAAAACAAAAACATAAACTTTTACCATTAGTAATATATAATCCACTAATTCCAGTTAAAGGATTTCTTGCTATGGTAACTATTTTTATTTTATGGATAAGAAGCGAACATAAGGGTGATACTAGAAGACTTAATGAAAGATTTTTTAGACATGAAACGATTCATGTATATCAACAGACTGAGATTTGGATTACATCTATTATTATAGCAGTTTTATCTTGTTTAATATTTAATCTCTCTTTATGGTGGATTTTAGCTACTCCTTTACTTCCATTGTTAATATATGTAATATGTTGGATTATAGAGATAATTTTACCTCCATATAATATGGCATATAAGAATATATGTTTTGAAACTGAGGCTAGATATAATGAAAATAATCCAGAATATTTAAATACTAGGAAATTATTTCAATTTAAATTCTTAAAATACATATCTAATAAAAAATATCCAGCCAAATAAAAAAGAAAAACCCTAACAATGCATAATGCACTGCTAGGGTTTCTTTATTTCAAATTAAATTCTTTCTTATATACTATCTTTTGAAAATAATAAAATACTCTTCCATTTTCAATTGTTACATCAACTAAACAATAACCTTCTTTACTCATTTTATTTAATAAAGACTGTTCAGTCTCACTTACCGGAGAATATCTCCTAATATCTATAGATGGAAGATAGTTTTGTATATTTAAATTCTCTTTTAATATATCACTTTGATATGAAATCTTTCCTGAGATTCTTCCGATTCCAAATGTTAATATTACAATTAATAAACAATAGAATATTAATATGATATCTTTATATTTCATTACTTACTAAAGTATATTAAATAATCTTTTATACTAGTATTATTCGCATCAACTGGATTAGCTCCTTTAAACAGGAACTTGTTTACTCCCCCAACGCCACCTAGATGTGCAGCTCCTAATAAGCCCCACTCATTTATCTTAGTCCCATCGATATCTTTTCCATTAGTTCCTCTTAGGGTATTTCTAAGTCTTTCTCTATTTAAATTAGTAAATTTAATAACAGCATCAATCTGCTTCTTCCAATCTGACATATAATCAGAAGTAGTCATCCCGATATCTCTTAAAGCATCATCCCCAAATTGAAATAATCCTTTAAATCCTTGTGCATTTATTACTTCTGGATTAAAATTACTCTCTCTTTCAGCTAATCTAATTAAATATTTCTTATAATTATTTTCTATGTCTAAAGAATTTATATAAGAAGTAATCTGCTCCTTTAATTCATTCTTTTGATTTTGTCCCATATTGGCTCTATTAGTTTCCAAATTGCTAGAATCAGCTGGTTTAGTAAAATTAAAATTATTGGAGCTGATATTAGTAGATACCCCAGAATCATTATTGCCAGGGCTGTTAGAAATATTGTTTCTATCATTTGTTAAATCTTTAAATTTCATATCTAATATTTCTGGAGATACTTTCTCTGTATTAGGATCTAATTTAGTAAAAAACTCCGAATATGATACGAAAGGGTTCTTATTCTTATTCATATTTAAATTCTAAACTTTATTTTATATATTTTTATCATCATTCTTTATATCTAAATCTAATTCAAATTTTTCTTGTACAATCCTATTATCTAAGATATAATACAATTTATTTGTCCAATAAGGCCCTATATAAAGACCTACACACTCTTTTGTCTTGAAATCGATATCTTGGTAGACTGGAATATTTTCTTTGTCACAACGTCCTACAAGAGTGTCTAATTGGTAGCGGGGTATATTATATATGATCTTAGTTTGACATTTATTTTTTATCCAATATTCAAATATTCCTCTATGTTTAAATACTTTTTGAAGAACATATCCGGATAAAAAATCTCCTAATTTAGATACTGAAAAAAGATTTAAAATACCTTTTGCTGTGTAATATATTATTTTCTGGATAAAATTTTCATTTTCTGGAAATTTATTGGAAAATAATATTATGGAATGGGTGTATTCGGAAGCTTTTAAAACTCTAGATTTTATTTTAATTGACATATTATATTTAATTTGGATATTAAGATTTAAAGGACTTTCTACTAATCTTCTTTAATACCTGTATATTTTTCAATAATGGTTCATTATCACTCCCATATCCAACTTTAAATCCTGTTATAAGATACATATTTATATTTCCTTCAAAATATTGTTCATATAAGTTATGTAGAGTTATACACGTATATCTAGTAGGTTTATATGGTAATAAAATTCTATATTGGTTATTGAAACATATACATTCATAATATGATACTCCACGCTCTTTCCCAACCAATTCCCCTTCATTATTATATATACCAGAACATTCATCATCAGGAATTTCTCCAAATCGAATATATTCTTTCATTAAACTTCAATACCTCTTTCTTTAAATAGATTATATAATTTCTCTGCTAGATAAAATGCATCTAGATGAGGTTTTCCAGTAGTTCCTCTATATCTAAGATCTATAAAGTGTTTCCAGTCAGAAATGAACCCTGTCATTACAAGTTCTGTTTTAAGAGCATTAGGTAGTACTTGTCTTGCTTGTTGAGGCTTCCAACCTAAATTTAGTAAATCAAAGTACATCTTCTCTGAAACATCTAAACTATGTAAAAATGAATCTACTTCTTTCCAATTATTATTTCTATTCCAAGCTTTACTATTTACAGACTCTCCAAAAAATTCTTTATTAGCACCAACTCTAAAATTTATACCATCATGGAAATAAGCTTCTCCTTCTGGAATATCTAACCATGTTGGAATTATATAAGTAATCTCATTATTGAATTTATTCTTAGAGAAATTACAATACCTCGTAGATTCTTGGGCAAATGAGTTATTCTGTTCAGAATCGTAGTCTACAATTGGATATACTTCACAATCATCTCCCCTCTGTAAAGTTTTATGTCTAATAAATTCGTTCCATATTCCCCTATCACATGTAAAATGAACACTAATTCTCTTCTCATGAAATTTTGTTGGTTTACATAGATACTTTAAATCATCTGTCCAGTCATGTTCTATAATTACTCTATAATTAGTGCTAATATATAAACTTCCAACTGGTATACCTTCTAAAGTTTGAGCAACTCTACATTCTGAATATGGATTATCTCTGTACTTACTTAAATAAATATGGTAGTTAATATCTTCTCTTGGAATAGTAAGATATACTGTACCCTGTTCTAGCATAGAGTGATGTAGTGATTTAATCATTCTATCTACAAAAGGTTCAGCAGAATCCTCTGTTATTTTATCAGAACTTTTATAACAAATACGTCCCGCACGTTCAATACTTTTATATACCCCATTTAAACCTTCTTCTTGATCCCATATTTCAACACTTGGCTTAATTAGTCTCATTCATTAAAAATTTAATCATTCCACATTCCAATTCTCTTTCCTTCCTTTTTATCTATATAACAAAACCTAGTTCCATCTTCTAAAGTAATTATATATTTCTCGACAGCTGCGACTAATTCAGATTCTTTTCTAATTCCACTAATTCGTCCAGTTCTATGCATATCATTACCAACGGACTCTTCTGAATCTATTTCGATAAAATATACCACATCATCTTTATATTTAGAACATTCCTCGCAAGCATGATCAGAATAACCTACAATTTTATTATGAAGCTCTCGTACCTTAGAAGCATCTTCTTCCGTTAATCTAGAGTTTATTATAATATTATCTTCAACAACACTACCACATATAGGACAGACATATTTAACTATAGCAGCTTCAAAATTATTCATTGCATTTGTTTATTAAATTTTCAACTTCATCTATTTGGTTTATATAAGTTCGTTCTGCTTTCCTTAATCCGTTCAGTAATCCATATAGTTTATTTCTTCGTTCTATAAGACACTTCATTTGGTATTCATGAATATCTTCTTTATTAAGTACTATATAATGTTTATCTATATATACAACACTTCTATCCGAATCTACAGGATGTTCACTTAACAGATTTGGATATCCTTTAGAAGTGGAGAAATCTTTAATTACTAAACAATGATGATCATTATAAGGTCTGCAATATTTAACTTTATGTTCAGTAATCTCATTAAAACTGATGACCCATACAATATCGTCTGGATTTAAATCTCTAATTGTTTTCTTCATGTTTTACTTATTATCCATCCATGCAACAGTCATTATACTATATGTGGCAAGATCAATTAATGTGTCTCTAAGCTTCTCATCCTTTACTTCTATAGTACCTTTTTTAATAATAGATGAAAATCTACTTAATTTATCCTGCAATCTAATCTTAGATACTAATAATCCATCCTCATCTAATTGCTTATAAAAAGAATTTCCGTAATCACTATTTTTTATTTCGTACAATTCAAGTATTTCATCAGTTAGTAATTTCATAACCTCTGAATAATTCATAATAAATATATTTAAAATGTTAATACTAATCAATAAAATCTATTTTTCCAACACATGAATGTAAAATACTTCTAGGTTCATCTTCTAATACTATTCTATAATAAAAATCAGTATAATCACATACTATCCCAGCAAAATATCCAATAACATCACCATCGATTTTACATAATTTTCCTATTTTATTATATAACTTTCTTAACCTTGAAGGGATAGTCATATTCCATTCTGGGATGATATAATCCGGATCTTGTAATTGATATGGGGTTATGTATATATCATTACCTCCATCATAAAAATATTTAGTGAAATTGTTATCTCTCTCGCCCCTTTTCTTAACCCACCGATTAAATAATTCCATTCTTTTCTCTATTTGGAAATTATGTACTTTCATTTTATTTATTTAAAGAATTTAATTTAGACTCTATAATATCTACATTAACCATTAATAATCCATCTCCAATACAAATTTTAAGACTTTTATTCCTTTCCTTATTCCACTTTAAAATTGTTTCTAATTGGGCTATAATAGGAGTAAAATCTTTCTCCATATATAACCATCTTCCACATGAGAATTTAATATATCCATTAGTTTCTAATATTCTATCAGAATTTGTTCCTGATAAATTTAAATATTTAACTAATCTATTAGAGAAATTTATATGATCATAATCTGGACATCCATATAATTCTCCATTTGGAGATAACCAACCACTATTCCATATACAATCAAGAATATCCTCTGGAAAGATATTATCTCCTCTAAGAGTATCTAATTCAGATTGAGCTTTTTTATGCTCCGGGATATAATTTAATCCGTTAGATGAATCTAATTTTAATAATTCTATAGTTCGATAGTCACGTTCTTCTATTAAATAATCTAGAGCATATTTAAAACTAAAGTTTAGTGTGGATAGGTATTCAGAAACAAGGTCCTTGTAAGAAGAAGCTTTATTAGGAGAATCTAAATGTTCGACATAATTAAATACATCAACATTATCTGCTTCCAAAGACTCTTCGTCATAAAGATAATCTTTAACTTTTAGATTTATATTACATTTTATCAAAGTACAAAACTCTTTCCAATTATTCTCTAATTCGTGAATCTCCTCAAAAGTATTTTTTAAAAGAGAGTAATAATGTTTTCTATCCTCATCTGTATCAAGATACAATCCTTTTGAATATCCCATAACCTGAGAAGCTAAATCCCTAAATTTGTATTCAAAAGATTCTTGTATACTATCTCTACTTAAATACATTCTATCTTCCTCATGATCATCTTCTATAGTAAAATTTATACCATCCTCAGTTACAGCTTTCTTTTTACCTTCTAAAATTTCTAGAAGTGTTTCATCATCTATATTTGGAATAGCTTCTCGAATTCTTTGAATTGAATCTATTTTACAATCCTGCCAGAAGTTTCTTAAATAATATGTAAGCATTTTATTAGATTTTATATAATTTATCAGTATATTCAGTATTTACTGCTATATCAGGCTTTCCTTCGGAATCTTTAAATAGAATATATTTAACACAAAATAATCGTTTTGATTTTATATCTTCTATACATATTCTATATAAAATAGCTTCTTCTGTCTTTTTAATTTCCTCCTGACAGATAAATTTGGCTCCTAGCTTTTCATTTACTGGATTATTTTTATCTAGGGATATTAGACTAATCCAATCTTCCCTAGATATATTTAAATATTTATTCTTCACGAGGCTTTTCTTTAATATTTAAATTTAATGAATAATTAGTACATTCTATAAAATATTCTTCCAATAAATCTTTTGGTATATCAGAGAAAGTTAAATAATCTGTATCATATTGATCATTTATATCTTCTACAATCTCTTTTTCAGTATACACTTCTTTATCAGTAGATAAGTAAACAATAAATTTTCTCATAATCAGTCTTTTAATAAATCAGACTCTTCTTCCTCTTCAAATTCTTTTTCAATTTCTTTAAATAATTCTTTTCTGATCTCTTTCGGAAGTTCTTCCACTTCCAATAAAGGATCTATATCATCAAATACATCTGATGTATAGGGTTCATCAAAATCAATATAGGTTTCCATTCTAATTTCTATAAAGAGTTCTTTTTATAAATTTTCTATTCCCACTTTCATCTAACGAAGAATAAATACTACAAGTATATAATCCATATACATGAGGTTTCTTTAATATAATATCCAACATATATTCAAAATCAAATATACCTCTTTGTAGTAATTTTAATACTTCTGTAAGTTCTTCGGAAGTTGGTTCTTTTCCTAACTCTTCTGTAATATATATATGAACTAAGTTAGTTGCTTCCTCAGAATTTAAAGATTTATTATTAATTACTTTATTTATGATATTGTATAAATCTTTCATTTATTTAAATGATATTTTTAATACTTATAGTATTTAGAATCAGAGTATTTCCCTATTGAAGATCTTTTTCCATCTCTCCAAAGATAGAAGTCTTTATATACTTCATATATAGGATTTCCCTCTTCTGGATATATAAAAGTATTATAAAAGATTAATCCATACAGAATATCTTTATCTCCAAACATATTATACTCTTCGTAATTTATTTCGGAACATACTGCATAATATCTAGCTTTATTTATTTCAATGAACCAAGCAATATATGGATTAGAGTCTTTATTTAATCTAATACTATCAAGTGCTAAATAGGATTTAAATTTAATATTTTCTTTTCCTGATATTGTATTTATATATCCTTTATGATTATTAAATAACTCTTCTCTAACATTATTAGATATAATATACTCAGAACCGTTACTTAATACACATCCTAATTTTATATTCTGTGTAGTTCCTAGAGCAATAGGCTGGATTTCTATAGATTGCAAGAAGTAATCTTTGTTATTTAAATACTTACATTTATTTTTAATATAAATCACAAGATCGTTAAAATCATAATCTTTGCTCTCTATATCTTCAAATAATATGGTTTGAGCATATTGACTAAATAAGTTATTAGTATCTACAGCAATAGTATCTAATTTAAGACTATCAAATCTATTTAATACATTTGGAATATATATATTTATAGGAGTATTAGTTATCGCTAAAGTATCCTTTCCGAATGTTACTATAGTAGATAAATTTTCTTTCACTGGAACTGTATATAAATCCATAGAAGAAAGTGTTTTAACTAACTCACTTTTATTCTTTTTATATATGTCTCCATTACATTTTGTTAATAAAAATACTAATGATATTAATGTTATAAAAATAAATATTTTCCTCATATTATTCAATACTTTCATATGTTTTTTCAAAAATATCCGGTTTACATGGATAAAATTCTTCATTTACTCCTTTAATAATATAATCTCCAAAAGAAGCTTTCATATCTCCTTCTAAAGTTTGAATACGTATATGTTTATCATTTTTAACAGTTTTTATATCGTCGTCAGTTATAAAAACATTATATATAAACTTTAAACATTCTTCTATAGAATAATCATCATTTAAAAGTTGTATAGCTTCTACGATTACAGGCTTCTTTTTATACTTCATAAATTATGATTTAAATATTAGAGATAAAATAAATTATCTCTAATATAATTTATGTTTATTATTTTAAAGTTTTTAAATACTTTTTCTTTATATTTTCTTTTATAGTTAGAATCTTTTCACCACTCTTCCAAGTATTAAAATTTACGCATTCCTGTACAGTTTTATGCTTATATAAATAATCTAGTATAGCTTCCCATGTAGCCATACTTATTGTATTAGAATCTAAGTCATCATATTTTACCCAATTAAATATCCATACAATATGATATTTTCTAAATAAGCATATTTGAATATAAGGATCCCATTCATGTCTAACTTCATCATATTTCCATTTCCATCCTAACCCTGAGAATCTTATACTTATAATAGGATTATAATAATCTCTTCTAATAGGAAGTCCAAAAAACCATAAATTTTTCTTAATTATAAGATGACATTTAGGTCTTTTAAATATTTTTCTAACTTTCCACCAATAATAAAGCGGATTATTATATTGATTAATAATCTTTATCTTTGACTTTATTGGATTCATAATCTAATGCTTTAGTAAGATAATTTATAGCTTCAAGTTCTCCATAAGTTAGATTAAACATTTTTTCATTTATAGCTATATCCCATCCCTCTCCATTAGTCCATTCGGTTATTTCTATAAAAGAAGACTTATTTTTTAAGTGATCATACTTTTGAAGATCATCATTGATCGATTTTCTACTGCCAATTTTCATATTCAATTATTATTTAATCTTCTTCATCATAATTATTATATATATCTTCTTCATATCTAATTGTTTTAAATACAGGTTGAGTTGGAATTCCGCCTTCTGACATATTAAAATATGTAACAGTACCCATATGTCCAATAATATTAGACATATTCTTTATATAATCTAATTTAGTATTCCTATCTCCTACAGGTTTTGCTTTGAATCTTTTTCCAGATTTAGTCTCCATTACAAAACACATATCCTCTTCAGGTCTTAATCCTCGAATCCATCCAACAATAAGAAATTCTTCATCCTTATAGTCCTTAATCTTTATAGCTGCGCTAGTCTTCTTTCCATATCCATAATATGCGTCTAATCGTTTAATGACTACTCCTTCAAATCCTTCTGCTACATATTTCTTATTTAATTTATCGATTCCTAACCATCCAGAAATTGGAGTTTGTTCTACTAATTTTAAGTGAAACGATTTAGATATAATAGGTTCTAGTTCCTGCATTAATTCCCATCTATCCTCAAATTTCATTTTATCATCAGCGATATCGTATATCCAATATTGTAATTGGATAATATCTTGATATTTTTCAGGAGTAATTTCCTTAGTTCTAGCTAATCCAGAGATCTTTTGTAACGGCCATCCATGTTTATAAATTTCTCCATCTAACATTATATCCGGATACTTTTTAAATATCTCTATCATAGCAGGATCATTAATTAGATGTTCTGCTGCTATGTTGTAGTCTTTACCTCCCCTGGAACTTGTCCTAATCTCTCCATCCCTCTGATAGAAGATACACTTTACTCCATCCAATTTTCTTGAAGCTAAATATTCTTTATCAAAAGCTTTAGTAGCTACTTCCGTATATTTTTTACATCCCATTGGAATAGGAACATTATCGGCATTAGTTTTTATTAACGGAAGTTTTTCATTTATTTCTTCTTCTGATAACTTATCCAAAGGCTTTGTGAATAATTCTTCTACTTTCTTATATCCTTTATCTAAATACTTAGATATAGTAGAATTATATTCTAAATCTCCTTGTTGATGAACAGTTCTTTTAGCTTTACCTTCTGTAATAACTTTCTCAGGCTGTTCAATGAGTTTTCCTTTAAATAATCCAGTTTTTTTAAAGATTCTAAATTCATTAGGTATAGGGAGGTATTTAGCACTAGCATATACTACTCTAATTTTTCCTTTAGAATCTCTAGATATTAATTCATTCTTATACGTTGTTCTCATTAGATAGTAAAAGATTACATATAGTTGTAAAAGATGTTCCATTAGAAAGTTCTTCTAATATCTTTCTTTGAGTTGTTCCTTCCATTTCTACAGAAGTTATTACATCCATCCATTCTGGATATGTTTTTATTGTAAAGGAGTCTTTACTCATTCTAGAAAGATATTTAGCATAGAAATTACCTTTATAATATACTTCAGTTAAAACTCCGTTTACGTCTACTTCTATTTTTACTTTATTATATTCTTCAAAAGGCATTCCATATATAGTCTCATTAATAATTTTACGATAATTACAGAACATTTCCTCAGGAGTACTTTCTAAAGTTCCATCTTTAGTTATACGTATTTCTAAATCTTTGAACTTAATATAGAATCCTTCTAATTTCTGTGATCTAATCTGATTTGTGATATATAAAAGCTCAGTTTGAGTAGTTACAGTGGCGAGTAATTCTCCTTCTGGAGTATAAATCTCTACAGGAATATCTTTTGGAAAATTTAAGTCTATATTATAATCCATTTTAATTTAATAAATAAATGTTATTTTTAGTTCTAGACAATGCTACATATTGTAATTGTCTTAATTCCTCTTCATCTTTACATCTTAAAATATCTTTCATATCTATATAAACATTAGTAATCGAGCTTCCTTGGCTTTTATGTGTTGAAATAGCATATCCAGGCTTTAGTGTTGCTGATTTTATTAATCTCCCATCATAATATAAATCAATCGGGGATGCAAAGTATTGTTGTAACTTATAATATTTACTCCACAATGCTCCATATAATCTAGAATTTACTTTCTTGTCTACTTTTAGAGCAGTTAGTCTAGTTGTTTCAAATAAGGATATAAAAGAATTTAATATTTCAGGATCTATATATTTAGATATAATAAATACTTCTATATCATCTTCATATATAAAATCTCTTAAAGTTAATATAAATCCCTTTAATTCTAGAGGAAATATTTGAGATGGAGGTTTAATATAAGGCTTTACATCTTTTATTATATAATCTAGAGAGTTATATATTTTTCCAAAATAATCATCGGACTCAAAGTTATCATATCCAGTTAGAAATCCTCCAATATTATATTCTTCATTATTATTAAATAAAAGTTTATTAAGTACAGTATTATACTCATTTAATCTTTTATTTGTATATGTAAGAATTCTACATAAGTACGGATCTTCTTTACTAATAGCCTTCTTAAAATTCTTTCCAGCTTCGATTATAAAATCTTTTACATTGTTACAGTTATATAAAGATCCATAGTTGGACTTAAACTCTTTAAACCTACCAAAATGTGGAGATGTTCTTAATTCATCTAATAAATATAATAACGGAGCTTCATCTTTCTGTCGGTATATTTTGGTTAATTCTATTTTATTCTTTAAAGAGAATACTTTAGATATTTCTAAATCTTTAACTCCTCGTAGTTGTGCTGAATCACCTAGAAAAACTATCTTTACATTCCTTTTTGATACTAACTCTTTATCTATAAACTCGTATAAATCAGAGGTTATCATACTGCATTCATCTACTATTACTAATCTAGGAATTCTAGCTTTCCAATTATGTTTCAACCCACTTTGAAATTCTAATTCTTTAATATTTAATTGTTCAATTTCTAGATTAGGCTTTAACAACAATAACTGATGTAATGTTAATGTTTCAGTCTTAGTAAGTTTCTCTAGATTAATCCTAGCTTTATGAGTTGGAGCACATACTACATAATCATAACTATGGTTATCTAAATATGCTATTACTTGTGATATAACTGAAGTTTTACCTGTTCCAGCTTTTCCAGACAATAATAATTTATTATTATCAGTGTTGTCTTTGTTACTAATGTTTTTATTATTTATAAACTTAATAATTTTCTTAATTGCAGATAATTGTTCCCAAGATAATTCAAAATCCAGAGTATGGAATCCTTTTATTTCAGATTCCAACTCTTGATCTTCTTTTTCTTGTATTAAAGCACTTCCAAATTCAGAAAATATGTTATTTGCATTCTCCATTAGAACATAATCTCTTCATTTATATGTTTTATAGTATGTATTACTATGCTAGAAATATGATCAAAATCTTCTGACATCACTTCTATATAATTCATTAGATCTTGATCTACATTAAGATCATAGGAGAATACATTCTGTAATGTTTTAAAATTTAAATCTTGTTGGTAATTATATATACATCTAGAAGCTTTCCTAATAAGATCTATATTTTCTATTTCATCGAATAATATTTTACATCCTGATTTATTCGGAGTAGAAAATTCAATTCCTAATATTTCTAATATAAGCATCATTGTTTTCCAGTTGATCCAAATCCACCAATCCCTCTATTTGTTACATCTAAATCTTCTAAATTATCTACTTCTTCCCATTCACATGTCTCTACCTTTTGAAGAATTAATTGGCAAATTCTATCTCCTTCTGAGATATCTACAGGTTTATTCCATGAAGGATTTACTAAAATAGCTCCATAATTCCCTCTATAATCAAAATCTATAATTCCAATTGCATTTCCAAGAATCAATCCATCTTTAAGAGCTACTCCACTACGAATATGTAAAGTAATCATATAACCTTCCGGAATACTTGTATGAATATCTAAAGGAACTAAAACTCTTGACCCTGGCTGCATCGAGATAGATTTAATTTTTTTTGTTTCCGCATCTAAAGTATATACAACAGGACCATATTTAATTAAATCTTTTGGATCAATATTACTAAAGCTAGCCCTTGCGTCCATCCCTGCTGCCCCAGATGTTTTATATTTAGGTAGTTCGTTATTAGATTTATTATATATTTTTACTTTCATTTTTTCTTAGATTTCTTTGATACTGTTATAGTTTTATTTCCTTTTCTTTTTCCATCTCCTTCTTTTAATATTTCAAGTATTTTAAAAGTTTTATTAAACGTAGAAAAGTCTGCCCAATTATTAGTTTTAGGTAAATCAGTATATCTATATTTAATATTAGGTGATGATATATCCAAAATTTCTATATTATAATTACTACTTCCTCCTTCTACAAGTATAATATCTCCAATTTTGAGATCTTCTGCTAACATAGATAAAATATATTTATTCTTTATTATGTTCGTATTCTTTTACTTTAGATATAATAAATTCTTTGGTTAATTTATACAATCTACTTTCTGCATAAGAAAAATATAAATAATTCCCGTCGTCGTCTGTTAATTCAAATACTGGAAGTTCTCTAGCAGCATATTTATTTAATATAGCTCTTCCCTTTTTCTTATCCTTAGTATATGATATATCATAATAATTTATATTTAAATTCTCTATATCATTATCAGGAGGAAGAATATCGAAAGGATCGATATCAGATTCCAGACTATTATATATAAAATTTAATATCATGATTTAAAATATTTATATATAATCTTTAACTCACAACCTTTTAGTCCATCTTGATCTATATATTTAAGAGCAGTATCTTTATTATAAATAGCGTTAGTATTATACACTCCAAACTCTTTTGTTATAGGATTGTAATAATTAGATAATTTAGGATTATATATAGCATAAAAAGATTTAATCATTATCGTCAGGATTTGGAATTAATAAAACTGGAAGTACTTCACATTCTTTCAATTCTTTTTTAATTATAACATTTTTAGCTTCATCTTCTGTATTATATAATGGAACTAATCCTCCAGTTCTAAATAGTTCACAGGTATCGTCCCAGTACAATCCGTTGCTTAAATTGTGAATAGTATATTTCATCAAACATCCTCCCCATTTATTACTTGAATATTTTCTATTTCTGGATCTAAACAAGAAGAGTCTATAAGTATTTCTTCATCGTAATCCCAGTATCCGGAACTAAATTTATCTATTGCTTTTTTTTCATTATCTGCATCGATATCTACATAAAATGTAGAATCACAAGATACTGTATAAGTAATTCTATATTTCATATACTTATTATATTTTAGTTATATCACATTGTCCTCCAGAACAAGCCTGAGCTCCTGTTGTATCTGCATCAATTAATACTTTTTTCCATTTAACTGTAGTCCAATCGATAGGAGTATAGTTTCTAGTTATATCACACCAATCATGATATAATTGTACATATTTAAGAGCTTCAATCATAGCACTATAATCTTCTCCGAAATATGTATCTCCGAACTTCTTCATTCTCCGCATTATATCTCTTTTAGTATTTAGATTTTTTATATTAGTAAATGCTGTTTTATCTAAATACTTCTGAATTTCTGCAATTGGAATTTCTATATCAGAATCTAAAATTTCATCTATGAATTCTTCTGTATATCCCAATATGGATAATACTTTAACCCAATTATTATATTGAATTGAATTAGCTTTTACCCATTCAGAATGAGGTTTATTTAAATAAGAGGGATCTTCTGCTACATTAAGTTCTTTAATAAATTCTTTAGCATCTTCAACAGTAGAATATAGTTTCTCCCCTTTATAATTAAATGTATCACAAGCTTTCCACAAATTCCCGAAAGTTTTTTCTGCATCTACGATTAGACCTGAGGCAAATATTACTCCGTCCCCATACATTTCCACTAATTCTTCTGGGATAAATACTTCTGAGTATGGAGGTTGTGTAAAAGTAATGTCTCCAGTTGAAGGAATAAATGATACTCCAGCAATAAAGTTTTTATTATTCCATACCCAATCTTTTACTCTATGCCAATCTTGATTTGGAACTATAACAGTATTAGATACATTATTACATACAGGATTAGTAGGATCTACCATTCCTGGAAGAATCCAGTTGTTATATAGTAATTTAATTACTTCTAATTGTTTAATTCCTAGTAATTCCGATTTGGTTTTAACGTTATCATCCGATTCTATTGCGAACATAATACAATTATCAGTATGATTATTAGACCAAACAGATTCTACTACTGCTTTAGGATTATATTTAGCGTATACTTTACCTGCTTCTTCTTCTTTATTAACCTGAACTCTCCGGATATATCTTTTCGCATGTTGACCATGACATCCGGGAGTGTTTCCAGTTAAGGTACTTATATTTCCATCCATTATATATTCTATATAAGACGCAACTCTTATATACGTTCTCTTATGAACTGCTATATGTCACCATATAGATTAGACTATATCATCATCCTATTTAAATAATAGGAGCACCGCGCTTCCAGTGTCATTAGCTTACACTGTACTCTATTTCTAGATAGTCGTTGAACCCGATTTAACTTGGCTGCTGATTAGGTTTATATAGAAATAAACCATTCCAGCAATTCACGGTGTTTATATTTAAATATTACTATTTAAATGCCCAATATTTTAGGCTTAATACAAGTAGTCCTAGATGCAGGATTAATTCTTAGTAAGTTAGCTATTTTGCTATTTTGTTCTTTAATAATCTCAGCTCCTTTACGCAGAATATTTTCATTTAATAATATATCAGGATTCATCATAATCCCGCTAATAGATACTCCAATTAATGGATCATTCTTAGCTAATTGCTCTGTTACTTCACCCAAGAAAGGGAAAGAATTATATGTAGCTTGAATTGTTCCAATAGTAGCAGCTGCTTTACATTGTTTATAGAATTTTTCTTCTGTTGTAGATTCTTTACCTGAGATAGAGATCAAATTACAAAACTGTATCCCGGTTTGTTTAGATACTCCATCAGGTTTCTGTATTTCTAGTACGGGTTTAAAACCAATCTCGAAGCATGGATTACATCCTATACCAGAATCAGACCTAAAGAAAAACCCAGGTTCTCCATATTCTTTAGTAGATTCAAAGATTTTATTAAATACTTCTTTATTATCATCACTTCTCTCCAAAGCAACAGAAGCATTATATCTTCCACGTTGAGGATTATCATAAAACCAATTACCTACTTTAGAATTATACATCTCCTCATCATTAGGAGAGAATAATATAGCTAAAGCAGACCTGCGCACACCACCCGAAAGTACACTGTCTGCACAGTGTGATAATATATCAGCACAGTTAAGTGGAGATAATCTTCTAGTAGTTTTATGAACATTACTAAGTAAAGAATCTATTTTATTTAAAGCATTTCTTAAACCATCAGGACCTGGAGCTATAAATCCGCCTGATATTAAACTTCCACTAGGTCTAATTTTAGAATAATCAAACTTAGGATAAGTTACGTTAGAATTAAAATAATATTGAACTAATCTACCAATAGCTAAACTCCAACTTTCAATACTGTCCCCGATTACATATTCTTCAACCGAGCTATTAAGTCTTTCAGGCATCATGGGAAGAATATTTACGTGTTTATATTCAACAGAACACCCCACTCCACAACCACATAACAGTAAATACTCAATTTGCTCAAATCTTTCTAGACTATCTATATACGTATATGAACAATTGAAGATTTTTTCATTCTTTCTTAAAATAGGATCGCCTCCGAATTGCAAAGCTCTCTGAGATCCATAAACATTTTTATTTTTATACTCCTCAAAAGCTTCTAATAAATCATTATTAAATTCTGCATTATTTAATACTTCTGGATATTTATCTTTAAGATGTTTTAAATGCATCTGTAATATTCTATCTACAGATTCCTCAAAGGTCTCTTTCCTTTTCAGATTAGAATTATATCTAGCATATTTAGATTGAAAAATAAATTCTCCTAAAGCATTAGATTGATCATTGTACATATTAAATTTCAAATAAATTATTTAAAAGTAAATTCTTTTCAAAAGGATTGACAACATCTTTATCATCCCTTAATAATTCAGTAAATGCGTTATATGCGGTAAATAACGAAACTTCCTCATCTTCCGGAATATAATACTCTGAGTCGGGATTTAAAACTAAATTTTTATATGCAGATATTGCAGTAGTTGGGGATAATTTAGCTTTTCCGAAATCACTTTTATACTCAGATTTAATACAAAAATCTACCCATTTGCCCAGAGTATTAGTCATATCTACTTTATCTCTAGATATAAATGTATTCTTTAATTTTTTAATCTTAACTCCTAAATCATCTGTTAAATTCATTAGGTTTTTAATGGGAGAAATATCATACATCTTTTGTGGCTCTAATACTTGTGTATTTAAATATGTAGCATTAAACACACAAAGATTTAAACACGCCATATTAATCCCTCCTCTAAAAATTTTTACTACTGGGACTTTACAATCTAATCCATAAATTAAAGATATTACTTGCTGATGATCTTCATACTCCCAATAGTTTTTAGGTAAAACTGCTTGAATATAAACCCTATTATACATTACATCTTTCTCTTCACCAATACTAATTTGTTTTGGTTCTTTTACTTTACAGATAAATTCATCTGTAAATTTACTCATAGATTGAAGAAAGGGATCTATATAATCCTTAGTAGAATAGAATTCTTTCTTTCCTATTTGTGTTGCTTTTCCTTTTAGTAATTGTTCTAATGTTACTTCCATATACTAATTTAATTATAAAAATAAATCTGAGTTTAAATGTTAATAAAGGTTAAAAACATATATATCATCTTTATATTCTGCTAGTGTAAAGTGTTCTATAATATAACTTCTATAATCTACATAGTCCTCTAATAGAGGATCGATAACTATATTAAGTTGCTTTGTGAACAATGTAAAATAATCCTCATCACATACTTTTCCTACATATTGTTCTAGACAATAATCTAAATCTTCTGTATCTAGGCTTGTTATACATCCAAGGACACGATATAGAATAAATGCAGCTACATCTTCTCCCCAACAATCATTGTAAAAAATAACAATATTTCTTAATTCCTTAATATCAACACCAAGTGGAGTTAAATCATCCATTATTAAGTATTTTAGGTCCTTTTCTGCGATATTCAAACATACAGAAAACTGTGTATTTGGAATATTATAAATTATCCCTTTGTAAGTATCTTTACACTCTTCAAATTTAAAAGATGTATCTATATGATTATTATTGCAAAACTCAAAAAAGTTATCATCATTGAGATAAATTAGAGGATGTTCAATTCCCTCATTTCTATTATATATAAATCCCTTTATTATTATTTAATTACTGTATATTTGGATTAAATAAATAACTTAAATTTTCAGTTTCTACTATATCCAAATCATTTAATATATCATCTACATTTATATAATTTATACAATCTGTATTTATGTTCTCTTTAAAAACTAGGTCTACTAAAGCTTTAATACTCTCTGTACTATGATTTAGCTCTAGAGCTCCTATAAATCGTTTAAGAGCTTTTGGATATTCTTCAAGTATATTTTCTATAAAATCCTCACTATAATATAAAATACTGATATATAAATCAAATTCATTAAGTTTTTTAGATAATGTAATAAAATCTACTACATCCCAAAGATTCATGCAGTAATCTTTTAAAAAGTTTCTAAATTCCTTAGAGGTTATATCAGATATACATACAGAATAATCAGAATCCTCAATAGCATAAGTAAGATCCCAATTTGCATCAGTATAACTATTTAAATTGATATCATTTTTCTTACAAAATTCACGAACTTCCTGAGGATTATCTAAATATAATATAGGAGTTTTAGAAGAATCCTCTGATAAAAATATAAATGCATTCATTGTGTTTATTGTATTTATTTTTCGAATATATATTCCGTATTATTAAAGTTAATAGCTAAGTAATTATTTTCAATAAAATCTTTAAAATTTATATAGAATGGATATAGAGGAATACTTTCTATATAAGTTCCATATATATCTTTATAGATATCTATATAATCAGAATTAGAATTACACTCCTGTAAAAAATATTTTAATCCATCTTCAAGATCTACTATCCTTCTAGGATTATTAAAATAATATAAACAACAAATAAATAACTCATAATCATTTAAAGTTGTTGCCAATTTAAGAATATTTAAAAATTCTTTAAGAGTCATTCTAGTATTTAAAAATAATTTACGTAGTTCTGGAGAGCATTCTATATAGAATCCGTCTGCACCATAATCTAAAACAATACATTCAGTAACTTTACTTTCTCTAAATAATAATATATCTGGATTATGAATATTATTATAACAATAAGTATTTACTTCCTGAATATTATTTATATTAATATATTCTCTTGTATCAAATGTTGCAAGAAATCCTTTCATTACTCCTTAATTACTCCAGTTGTGGTATGAGTGTCAAATACCTCCATAAATGCTACTCCCCATTTAGTCTTCCCAAAATTAGCAGCTATATAATTAGAAGATCCATATAAACTTGGAACAGAAATATATTGAAACCTTCTGGATTCTGTTATAGCATATTGATGTAAATCTCCTTTTACTACATAGAGATTGTCTTTAAATTTTAATCCAGAATCATAAATATAATCATTGAACCAGTTGATAGTTCTATCATTTAAGACTAGAGGCATTCCTTTAAACTGGGAATCGCTATCTTTCGATTTTGTTATCGTTAGGCTTTTTATCCTAACTTCTATAGCTTCTTTTTGCTATAGTCCAGCGTACCTTTTTACCCACTACTTATAAAAGTGTTGGGGTAGAAACCACTCTTGGAACTATTTTATTCTCTTTCGAGGTTCAAGTTCTACGCGTTACGATGGCACAGACTCTTTACTTTCTGTACTTATCACGGGATTGACATCACAGCCTTCCCCGTTATTGGTTTCTAATTCTCTATATGATTCCTCATATAGACGGCAATATTCTAAATATCTTTCATATTTTCTTTTTAAATATATTTTTGAGTGTGAATATAATTTATGTAAAATGTTAAGCCCTGGTCTACAAGCTATTTCTAGTACTCTAGTTTTAGAATTCTTATCATTATGATTATATTCCAAAGTGTACTTAGTAGAAAATACATCTTGTATAGAATTTAAAAAATCTTCTGTTCCTAATAAGGAAAGGAGCATTTTAGAATGATCTTTAGTTGCATATGAAATACACCCATCTCCATCTATATAACCTCTTATAAAGTCCCATACTAAACTCTCGTCCTTAAATATGTTTAGACTTGGGAACTTTAAGGTTAAAGATTTTCTAGGAGTACAACCATAATTATTAAGTGTTTCCCATAAATGTTGACTAGATAGACATACCCTACATCTAGTATTTCCTTTATTATCAGCTTTAGTAATCTTTAATTCTTTAGTGTATCCTATAAACTTGGCAAATTTTTCCATGTGTTCTTTATCAGTACCAGAAGCACATAATTCAAAGTTCCAATCTGTTCTAGATTTTTTCTCTTCGATTGGGGATGAATATATATATCCATCAGCAAAGATAAATCCTAACCAATATGCTTTCTCCTCTGTGTCAATAGTATCAAAAATACGTTCATTATATTTTTTTATTGACTTACCTTTTCTGGATTCATCATAAAGGTCTAATTCTTTTAAATCTTTACTAAGAGATTGAGAATTAATTCCAAATCTTTTAGCAGAAGCTCCTACACTCTCTAAAGAATTTACATAATCATCTATTGCCAGTTTAAATAGGTTAACTTTTATGCCAGACCTTCCATTCTTCCAATAATACCCTTTGTCATTAATATAACCTTCAAATTCAACTCTAGATAGATTATATTGCTTACAAAAATCGAGTAAACTTAATTCACTCCTCAAAAATAAATTTAAAAATTTTTCCATGTTATAATTCTATTATTTATTAAATATATTATTATTTAACAAATATATATAAATTATTTCCATGGAAACCAAATAATTATATTAAAAATATGAAAAATATATCACCATGCAGGAATAATATAGAATTGTTCCCAACATCGAATTTATCAATTGGGAGATCTGAGATATAAGATTCTATATTTAATTGCTCTAGTCTAGAGGCAAGAATAACATTATTTAACCATCCCCAGTCACCGTCATGGTTCGAATCTCCAATACAAATATATTTTATATCTCTACTATTTATATAGATAAGTAATTTATTAAAGAACTCTAACATAATATCTAAATACATCTTAGACTGTTCTTTTGGAGTAATAGTAGTCGGTAATTCATGACCTCTAACAGTTTCCCCTTTATAAGAATCCACACTATCTCCTAAATTACAAATAATCAGCTTTTCAAAAGATTTATTGATAATAAAATTATATACTACATCCAACCGCTTACTAATCTCCTCTTTAGAATAATCTTCCAGTTGTACAAATCCATACTTAGGATTATATGCTCCTATATGCATATCAGATAAAAATATAATTAATGTATTATCATTAAATGTAGGATTTAGGTCTTCTGTTTTTATAGATGTATTATATTTAACCGGAACTTTAAGTATATCCTTAATAAATGCTTCTTTATCCCTATATTTATTAAGCTCTTTAGTTAATTCTAAGATATATTTATTCTTATCTTGTATCTCATCTCTATCAGCGTTCTTAGAAGCAGAATGTAATTTTAAATCTAATAACATCCTTTCTAATTCCTCTTTACTCTTACTTTCTGCAATATGTGGAGCAAAAGGGTAACAATCTTTAGTAATCTGAAATGCTCTTAAAATCTTCTTTAATTGAATCAAATCATATTGTGGGAATTTCTCAGACAATTTCCTAGCTGATAAATTATATCCTCTATTAGAATATCCAACATAAATATCCTGCATTTCAGATAATGTGAGAGTACCTTCAAAAGATTCTTTATCTCTAATAAGGATTCTAAATTTATAATGTATTACTTTACCTTCTTCATCTCTTACAGATGAACCAACAATTCTACTTTCGAAAGATTCATCAGTAGTAGCATCATATACAATTTTTCTATCCTTAACTTTATTTAATTGTTTCTGAGGAGTCTTCTTCACTCCAGAGTTTTGACAAAGTATTTTATATGTGAATCTAAATGTATCTAAATCAAATTGTGGTGGAGTTAAATCCTGATAGTTTTTATATAATCTATTATATAACTTTTCTTGAATATTATCGAATTTATATTCACTTTCTACATCATCAAATGTAAAAATATCGTTATTTACTCTACTTGAGATGGATTCTAAGATCGATTTAGATAATTCTAGTTTCATATTTAATCACGGCTTTAAGTAGCAACACTGTTAAAATTATTACTGTTATGTTTTTAAAAATAAAGGGTGTAATAAATTAATATTACACCCTTCTGATTGATTATATATTTATATAAATATTTTATTATATTTAAGATTATTCTTTAACTAATCCAAATACATAAAATTCTCCTTGTTTAGTAGTAATTGACGGAGTATAAACACCTGCACACAAGATTTCTCCGTTCTTAGAAGCTTCATCCTCAACAACTTCTTTAGTCTTTCTTACTACATAATTACGTTTATTTTGAGCAATCAATTCACGCATTTTACGTTCGGCATCAGCCTTATTAACAGCAGATTGATCTACAGGCATACCAATTGATTCAATTGATTTAAATTTACCTTCTTTATCTAAGTTAAATTCTGCTTCACAAACATTATATACGGTTTCCCATTTAGTCTTACCTTCTTTCTTGAAGTTTACAATTTTATAAGGTTTCGTACGAGTATCAGCTACAGGAGAAGTTTTCTGAATATAAGCACCAGCTCCAGTAATCATATGTTTGTTGCTGATGAAGTTCTCAGCGAATGCTCGGAAATCATCTGAACCAAAAGTAGGTTCTCCAGCAGCACGCCATTTTGCAGTTGCATTTTGATTAATTTCTAACGAAAGTTCACACATTGCTTCTTCTTTACTAAATCCTTTTACATTGGTCATAAACAATTTTGCCATAATTCTAAAAATTTTATAGGTTAATAAATATTTAAGTTGTTATATTTTCCCTCAATTTGATAGTACAAAGATAAGGGGATTTTTAATGTTATCAAAATAGTAATCACTAAAAATTTATTAATAATTTCTAGTGAGGTATTGTTTTTATCTAAAGTAGTGATACTCCTATATTAAAATGGAAGTAATTTATCTAATACATTATTTATCTTAGATTTACATTCCTCAAGATTCTTTGCTCCACATAGATTTACTTTTTTACAATCTGTGATAGCTTTACATAAAGGTAAAAAATTCTCCATCCATGAATCATCATAGGCAGATATAGTATCCTTTAAAAATGCTTTAGTAAACTTCTCTATAGAAACATCCGGATGCTTCTCAGCATATTTTCTATATACAGCAATAAGTATAGATATTAAAGCTGTAACAGCATCTAAAGAGTCTACAGCTAGAGAACCAATACATAAAACCTTTTTAAAAAATCTTTCTTTTTCTTCTTGAGTTAAGTTATTAAACTGATTAACTAAATCTTGCACTATTTGTTCTGATATTAAAACATCATCTCTATATGGAATCATGATAATATTTTTTCTTTATTATATTCAGCATAAGCAGCGTATGATAGTAAGGTTTTAAATTCCTTCAATCCTTTAAGTAACCACTTATTTGGAATTTTAAATACTGTACTAGAATAATTTGGAATAGTTTGTACTGATATAATATTTAAATATGATTTAGATACCTTATAATCTTCTCTATTTAAATAAGATAATAACATCCAATAATACATTGCTAATTGGCGATAATAATGGTAATGTTGAAAGGAACCCTCAACAAATTCTCCAGTTTCATTTACAACTGAACCGGGGAACATATACCACATTTTACCAGTAGTTTTTAAATCATTTAGATTTAATAAACCCTCATCTATATTTAAATTCCAATTATCTATCTTAGCTTTTAACTTTAACAAAATACTTACTTCTTCTGCATTTGGATCAGAAGTACTATTAGGGAAGGTTACTACTATTTCCATCACTATAGTATCCTCATTCTTATTTAAATATTGATCCAGAGAGAACTCATCAGGTTTTAGTAGATTCATTGCATCTGTGTTTCTTCTTATAGATTCTACACATTTAAGACATGTTTCTCTAGTCCTTTTATCTAGGATAATTTGTTCTTTTCCATAAGGAACATCTTTATTAGCTCTAAGAAAAAGGTAGTATTCTAATCCAGAGGAAATCAATTTAGAGATTTTATTTCCATTTAATTGTCCCACGTAATAAGACACATCCTCAGATGCTTGTTCTATAGATTTGGATATACTATACCCTTTACATCTATATTTAAATATAGATTCTACCATCTTACCAGCTTTGGCAGAAGGTTTTGTATAATCATTTAACTCAAACTCCTCTGGCTGCAAGATTAATTCATGTATGGAAGTCATTTTTGTTATCCTTTAGGCTTTTTATCCTAAAGTTCTATAACTTCTTATTTAGTTATAGATCAGCGTACATTTTCACCCTTAGGGTGTAGGACACTCTTGGAGAGATTATATTTGTTCACTCTCTACGCGTTACGATGATTCAGAGCCTTTCGTAATCTCTGAATTTATCACGGGATTGGCATCACAGCTTTCCCCGTTATTGCCCTGTGATAATCTATTACATTCCTGTAATGACGGCACTAAAAAACTTTTTATCATTTCTTCTACTTCACTATCATTTTTATTATATGGTAATTCTAGCAAACAATAATTATTTTCTTTACATAAGGTTCTTAATTCCTCATCTCTTACACATTGTTTAATAAAACTTTCTTCTCCACCAAAATGGACTATTGGGAAACAATGTTGTCTTCCATTATACTCAATTATAAATATTTTATTGTTCAATTCTAGATAAAAATCAACCTTGAATAGTCTGTGATTATTTCTTATCACCTTTTGTCTAACAAAAGGTATGCTCAAACTTTGCAATATCTTGTTCACGAACGCTTCTCCGTGTGATTCTTTACAGAATGGACATCCACATTTAAAATCTATATGTACAGAAGGAAGTTGCTCAAAATATCCATGTTTGGGACAAATAATAGTTACTCGATCTTTCCATTGGGAAAACTCTGTTTTACTATAATCATATTTGTCACCATGTATTTCTTTTGCATGTTGTATAAATTCTTCTGTGGTCCAGTTTTTTCTGAAAGCACATTTAGGACATTCTTGTCCAGATAAGTGTTTATTAGGGGATTGCCAAAATTCTCCGTGAGTAGGGCATATTATACATAATTTAGTATTAAAATTAATATACTCTGCTTTTGAATAATCATACTTATTCCTATGAATAATAGATGCTCTAGATACAAACTCATCTTTCGTTAATTTTCTGAGTTCGTTATTCCTTTTAGAAGAACAATGCTTACATCCAAATCTTAGGATATTAGAGCTAGTAGTCTCTCTAACATTCCCGCAATCTTTACACTTGACCTTTACATGCTGCTGATCTTGAAAGTCTACAAGTTCGTATTTATCCTTATCTAGTTTATCTAAAAAATTTTTTAAAGAAAGTTCTTTACGTGCTTTGTTTACTTGGCACTTGGGACATCCATGTTTAGATGCTTTTACAGACCTAGTAACAGCTTCCCATTCATGCCCACAAAGATTACACCTATGTAATATTTTATTATTTGCTCCAGTATATTCTCCAATTATATCTATAAAAGGAAAAACTTCGTGAAGTTCTCTTTCTATTTCTAACGTTGATTTTATTTTTGTAACATTTTAAAATCAAAGAAACAAGTAAATAGAAATTTATTTATAAAAAATTATTTTATATTTTGCACCTATGTCCATACTTCTTGTAGAGAATTGTTTTAGTCCTTCAAGATAGGTTTTAAAAGACCCTTCCTCATCCGGATTAATAAGTTTAAGCTTGGAGTTAGATATATATCCAGAATAAGCCTTAGAGAAATAAATATCATCTGTTATATCTAGAGTGTTTATTGATACTATTTTTATCTTAAATTTAGATAATACTTCCTTAGATATCAGTTCTTCTTTTTTGCGGTACTCCATTTATAGTTTCATATATAATAATGTTTGGAATAATTCTTCTCAAACCAAAGATAAATTCTCTCCCACATTGAAAATTTTCAATTGTATAATATTCTATAGATAGGTTAAATCCAAAATCAGTAGTTAAGACATGAAAGCTTATAGAATCTAGTATATTTTCATTCCCCAATAAATCTTTAAGTATTTCATTAAGGATAGATTCATATATATCTCCTAAAGCACTGTCTGTAGAATTTTTAATAGCATTTATAATATAATACTCTGGCACAAATAATTCTTCTTTATAATTCTTAAAGAGATAGTTTATAAGTTTTAAAAATACCTCTGTCTCATTAGAAGTACTACATGCATTAAGACATTTTAAAATAGTAGTATCTAAATGGGTTTTATAATTGTCAATATTCATTTTCTGTAATTAAATCGATATAATCAAAATACTCTGGAAGTATTTCTTCTAGAGCTTTTATTATTTCATCTCTAGATTCTTTATTTAAAGTGATGATAACAATATTTTGAAGAATTTCTGGAGTTATTATTATATCTTTAAACTTTCTATTATTTTCTCCGAAGTAAACATCTAAATATTCAAAGATAATATTCCTGAATAAATTTCTATCAAATAAATCCATTATATCTACTACATCAGTAGGATGTGTATAGTATGTTATTGTGGATTGATTTAATCCATATGCAATATTTAAATAATTCTGCTCCTTAAATTTATGATTAGTTTTATTTATAGATAGTAATAACCATCCATAGTGACAATTATAGTAAGCTAATTGTTTGTATAGTTTATCAACTTCTACTTGTTCAAGTTTCGAAACTTCCATAAGATTAAATTATAGTATTTAATATTTATTATATTCTTCGTATTTATTATATATATCCCCATAATTTAGAGAATTAATTCTAAGAGGAGTATTATAATGTTTATTTTCTGGAGTGGTTAATAATAATGTAAATATTCCTGATTTATTACATTCTGTAAAATTAGTTATAGAATCTTCAATAAATACATCACATTTCCCTTTAATTAATCTAGATTTATTTCCAGAGTAACATACCATTTGATAGATAGGCTTATTGGGAAGATTATTTTTAATTATCCATTCTTTAGTATATGATTTAGAATTAATTCTTTTAGTACAATAAGCAACTATAGGGAAATTAATATCTCTTAATTTAGGAACGGTTGTCCAAAATTTCTTATTATTCCTTAAATTGTATACGTTTTTTAATATTGTATACTCTTGTAATCTAGATGGATATGTATCTACATTAAACCATTTTTTATAATGTCCCATAAAATCTGCAACTATTCCATCTATATCACAGATGATTTTTAAATCTTTCATAAATTACTTTAAATCTTTCTCTATGTATTAAATATTTGTTATTCTTCTACTGAATTTTTTAGGAGATGTTTTAAAGAATTAGTATATATTTTTATTAGGTCAAGACAATGTATTATCTCTAAGGTATTAAAAACACTATCATGATATTTGTTTCTGAAATTAGAAATACTATGTAAAGCAGCATCTATATCAACTATACATTCTTCTAATTCTATTTTTTGTACTTTATCCATTTAAATATAACCTTTTCGTATTTTCTATTAAGTCGAAAGTTTTTAAACTTCCATATTTAGAATAAAAATCTGATATATCTTTAGCCTTATATCTCCTCGGAATATATATAGGAAGTATATCAGAAAATTTCTTTCTAATTTTATTCATATTACTAATCCCAGCTAAATCAGAATCATAAAACAAGAATATTTTCTTAAATCTTTCTTTTAATTTAGAATATAAAACATCACTCACAAACTGATTTTCTGAATTAGGTGCAATTGCGGGTATTCCAAGTTCATATAAACACATAACATCTTTAAGGGATTTAGTTATTACTAAATATTCTCCATTCTTCGGCATGTTATGAATACCTTGAATTATACTTTTCTTATAATTAGTTATGAAGCGATATTTTTTATTCATCGGGTAGTAAATTTTCCACAATTGCTTCTCTTTATCCTTAGTGGGATAGTAATACCCAAACTGAAACTTTTTAGAGGTGCTAAATGAGAATATTTCATTATTTAAATACACTAGTTCTAGGGAGAACACAAAGAATTTCTTTAAAGTATTTAGACTTATTCCAAATTTTCCCCACCATTCTAATTCCTCTTCCGTAAAATCCTTAACTTTAACTTTAATAATAGATCCCTCTGTTTTTTCAAATTTCGAATTAGTATATTCTTTTATACAAGATTTATTAACTGGAAAGTTAATATTTTTTCTTATCCCAAAGTCATTAGCAATAATTGCTAACGCTTTAGAATAAGAAACATTATATTTATACTTAACTACCTCAATAAAATTTCCATAAAAATCGCCCCTAAAATCTTTAAATACCAATCTTCCTGCACTATCTCTAAAAAATGCACATGTAGGAGTATTATCTTTTCTAAGTGGGGATTTAAATAATCCTTTTTTAACTGGAATTCCCAAATAATGTTCCATATAAGTTTCTTCTGAATTATATCTAAGTAATAATTCTTGAGTTAACTTCTCAGAGAACACGGAATCGTAATCAGCTATTAAAGGACTAGAAACATCTACTTTACTGAGGTTAACTCCCATTACAGAGTCATATTTTCAAAATCTTCCATATTAATATCCGAAATTTCCTCCGGATTAGAAGAAATTAATTCTTCTGTGGAAGTAGCAGTTCCAGAAGCAGCTTCTTCTCTAGCTTTAATCTTCTTGATTTCAGAAGCAGTAAATGCAATATCTCTATCTTGTTGTTTCAAAATTTCTACATTGCCGATAAAGTTATTGTTTACATACGCATTTCCTTCTTTATCTACTGCTGCAAAGAAAGGAAGACTGGCAAATCCTGAGCTATTCTTAATTAATTTAAGTTTACACCATACAGGAGTCTTTTGTTTAATAACAGCTTGGAGAATTGCAACCATCGAATCCCGGAATTGTTTCCAGCTCTTCATTTCAAGTTTTACTTCTCCTTTAATTAGTTTTTCATTATATTTAGGTGCGAAGTGTTCAATATAACACCGGAACTTTAATACTGCGGAATCATACATAGACGCAGAAGTTCCCCATCCGAATGTTTTTCTTTCAATAGAGTCTTGTGTTAATTCAAAGGTTCTATCTTCAAAAGTTGCTCCATTTTCATCCTCAAATACTACGTTGATAGTATCTACTTCCCTTCCATCTTTTAATTTTTGTCTATCAGCTTTCGCTTCTTTTAATTTAACAATATGAATTTTATCACCTTGTAAATAACTTCCTTTAGCTAATGTGTGTTCTCCTGCGTTGTTAAAATCTGCTCCAAAATTTAGTGCCATAATGTTTAAATAAATTAATTAGTTAAATTAAAAAGTGTTTCATCATCTAGATTTATTTCTTCTAATCCCTCTAAATCTAAATTTTTAAGATCTGTCGGAATCTCATAATCTCCCTCATCTTCCAAAGTAACTTCAAAAGGAGTTTTTAATTCCCTTGTATAAGTTTTCTTTGTATCATCTTCTGATTCGTTAGAATCAAAAGTTACAATATCTTTATTAGATTTAATAACTTTATCATCTGCTTTAACTTCTTTATCTCCAATTAATTTACATGTTTTAGAATTTTCGGAAGTTTCCTCGAATCTAAATTTTGTACCATAGATTAATAACTGTTCTCTCTGTTTTCCTCTATAAGAAAGAGTAAGACTTTTAGTTAATTTATTTCCAGATTCTGGATCCGCAAAAACTTCTGATTTAGCAATTACTGGAAAGTAAATACCATTCTCTTCTTTAAAAGAGACTAGTAATCTATCTCCTGGTTCAGCATTAATTATATCTAATAACTTCTGAGTTAATACTAGTTTATTATCTTCCAGAACTATTGTATCCTGATCTTTTTTAGATTTAGATCTTTTAGGAGTTACTACAGCAATAGTTTTAGAAGCTGCTTCTTCAAAAGAGTCGGATGGTTTATTAATTCTAACTCCAGTAACTTTTAAATTATCCGATAGAGTAACTATAAGATTAAGTTCTATTTCCATTTTATAATTCTATATTTGAAAGTTTATCTACTTCAGATTCCTCTTCAGATATGTTAGAATTTTCAGATTGATCTTCTTCGTTAAATTCTTTTTCATCTAAAATATCTGTAACATTAATCTGGGGAGTAGTAACTACATCTTCTCCACTATAAGGTTCGGAAGAATAAATACGATCCCAATGAGGTATTAATTTCCCATCTCGATTCTCGATTAATACAAACTTCTTACCATCTAATCTAGGAACTCTACATTTACATTCTGCTGCAAGCTGTTTTATATCAAAAGTAATAATAGTATTATCATTTCTATCCCTATATAAATATCCAGCTCCATCATATCTAGATGCAATAATATCAGATAATTTTCCAGCTAAATCAATATCTTTTATAGTTAATTCATTTTCATTTATTTTCGCATCTTTTGAATGACATACTAGAATAATTCTTTTACATACTTGTTGTAATAATCCGATTACTGCTAAATATGAATCTCTCATATACTTTTGACCTGACCCAAAAGGTAAAGTATATATATCAGTTACTTTTAGTTGTTCTGGATTCTTTTCTGGATTATATGCATTAGATTTCTTCCACAAACTTAAGGCGTATGGTTGTAGAATTTCCTCTAAAGAAGTTAAAGTATCTAGAGTTATATATTTATAAGGACATCCTGCTGCCTTAACTTGTTTACATACTTCTAATATATCTTTAACTGAAGAAATATCTACTTTTAATGCTTCAATATACGCTGTTCCCTTTTCTGTATCTAGTATTAGATTATTATCTAATAAACTTAGAGCCGTAGATTTCCCGGATTTTGGCTTCGAGAATATAACTAATACCCTAGGTTCAGTTTCTGTTGGTTGTATTTTACTTGTTGGTAATACTATAGCCATTTATACATTAAAATTAAATTCAAGTACTTCATCTTCTTCATCTTCTTTAATAACTCTATCTAACTCTTCTTTTTTCTTTTGTTGATTATCAAATTCTTCGAATAAATAATCCATTCTCAGAACTCTATCGTAATCAAATCTCTTTCCATCTTCGGGAGGATCTAATTCTTTAAAATATCCTATACTTCCTTGGAAAATACAACCCTCAACAACATCAGATTGTCCAAATCTTCCTTTAAGCAATTGAATTAGCCTAAATTGGTCACGTAGTTTCTTAATATCAAACCCTTCACACTTAGCCTTCTTCTCTCTGAATGGATGATAGACACCAATAACAATTTCTGATGCTTGTGTCATGTCCGCAGTATCCTGAGCATCTTGTAATTCGAGATAATTATGTTCGGAATTTCTTCTATCCATAGATTTAAATTGTCTATTAGCTTGTTGAACAGCGCATATTGTCATATCACACAGATTACGGTAATAAATAAAATGTTTAGCTGTTTCATCTATTTCATGCTTAATTCCGGAACCATTATTCTTTAATAACTTACAATGGTCTAATACTGCTATTAAATATTGATTTCTATCATTCTTTATATACCTCTCACCATTATCGTCTGTTTCAAACTTCCCAAAATATCCAGCCCATGCTCTGAGGATATTATATACTCCAGTGGAATTTAAAGGAGTATCGTAGATGGTTAATTTATCATCTACTTTAGTTAACCAATCCCTAGCATCGTAGATATATTTAAGTTTATCGTCTGAAACAGGTTTATCTAATGAGAATATTTCAGAATAACTAATATCAATATGATATTTATCAAGGATATAAAGAGAGAGAAGTTTAGCGAGAAGTACTTCTTTTGACATTTCAAAGCTTAATGCGAGAATATTTACAGGTATCTCTGGATGTTCTAAGGAATAAACTAAAGGTTTATAGATATACATGAATATGGCCACAGAACTCTTACCTGCCAATTATATTACGTATATATCGTTTCCATATATACTCTTACACTTTCGTGTAAGATTAGACTATTTCATTATAATATTAAAATATTATACCATCTGCTTCGAGCTACTTAGCCCTACTCTCTTTCGAGATAGTCGTTGAACTTTCTCCATAGATTACATCCTTAGGAGCTTAGCTGCTAATTATCACATAATTTAGTATTTTTAACATTCACATTTAGAATTTCTTCTGATGTTTTAGTTACTAAATCTTCGCGAGTTCCTAGCAATTCAAATGGTTTTCCATCGTAAATGATGGGGGCACTTACTTTATAAATTTTTAATGAATTTTTTACTATAGAATCATTTTCCATACACGTTTTAAGATGCTGTCTTCCAACTTTAAATCCATATATTTCTTCCATGTTATTTGATAAAAATAATATTGAATCTAAAAACGTATACGTATTGTCTATTAAATTTTGGACACATATAGTTGATTTATTTGTAGATTTATTACACCATACAAAATTTACCGGATAGTAACTCCAATAGGAATCGTATGCTGTTAAACATGTATTCCATAAAGCTCTATGGATCTGATCTGTTGTAAAACTTGGAGTATTATAGTGACGACAAGCATCATTTACTATATCCCACGTTTTTATCAATTCTCCTGTATACCTGTTATATTGATAACATTTTTTAGTATGTGTTTTATTAACTAAGTTATTTTCATACTTAAATTTTAATGTTTCCGATATTTTCTTAATACTTTCTGGAGTAAGATAATTTCCATAAGCAGATGTAGTTAAATTATATCCTAAATCATCAAATTTAGTATTAATTTTAGCATCAAAGTCCTTAGCAAATAATAAAGTATCTAAGTAAAATTGTTCTCTATCTCGAACATTATCAATTTCACATTCTTCTAAAACTTCAAATAAAAAATTTTCTTCGGAATACTTATTCCAAGCATTTTGTAATTTTGGATTCTCATGCTTATTATGTCGTAATAAAGCTTTATGTTTAAACCAACGTTGTTCTATATTAACAGATGAACCAATATAGAATTTAGAATTAATTAAATTTGTAATTTTATATACACCTATCATAATATTTATGTTTATAATTAAAACATAAATTTACAATAAATGCAGATAATATGCAAGTTTAAAATGTTAAGATTCTAAAAATAATTTATAAAATAATAAATTTACCCGAATCGGCAATAACTGTGCTCATAAACCTTCTTTGTATACCATATATATACTTATCCAATTTAGGAAATCCGGATGGTATACCCATATTATTCCCTTTCTTCCCTTCTTCTACTTTTTGATAAAAAGAATCAATTAAATTCATATAAGAGTATTTATATCCACCGATCCCATACCCTTATCCCTAGCCTCTTTTAAAGCAATCCATGATTGGTTAATAACGAATGTAGAAATCCCCATTTTTATCATATCATTTTCTTTTCCCCATTGCAGCAGGTCAATTATTTCTCTATGTAATGTTGGATTCCATTTGATAGTCTTTCCGTAAAAGAAAAAGAAATCTTCCATAGATCCGAAATGATTTCCGGTCGTTATACTACGAGCATTTACAGGAGAATTATTAATGTATATAAAACTTGGGTATTCTAGGAACAATTCCTTCCCTAATTCCCCAGAATGTTTTAAATAAGACTTAATAAAATTAGCAGTGAATGGAATATCTAATGGATATGTTTTCTTATCTTCACCTTTTACATAATTAAACTGTAAATCATCTATCTCAAAATGATCTCCTTTTTTAATATTCATCTTTTTTAATACTCCTTTAGATTGGAGAGATTCAATTATATCATATTTAAATCCACCTATAATTTTACTATATCGTTCTAAAGGATCTATCCTTCCCTCAGGATATTGAGCGAGAAATAATAATTGTATAATCCACCATTCCTCGGCTGATAGATTATATTGTGTCATTAGATCTAATTCACGATCTAATGAGATTGAGATTTTTTCCATTAATGTTTGTTTATATTGTTATACAATATAACACAAACAAGCACGGTTAATTCTAGTTTATTAGATGTTACGTGAATGGAATAGTGTTAGTTTAATTCTTCTATAAGATCTATATATTGTTCTCCAATTGCGTTTGGTTCTATATCAACTATATTAGCAAGCTCAACTAAATCATAAGCATTATAAAAGTTACCAATATCTTCAATTATATTTGTAGCATTTCTATTTATATAGCCCTTATTTATGAAACATTTAATTTCTTCTTCGGACTCTGCATACACAGTAGTTGAGACTTTTACATCACAAGGAATGGTTAACGATATATCGTAATATGGCATAAATCAATCTGAAATTTCTGTTATAGATTCAAGATCCTCGTATATAACTGGTTCATCATAGTATGTATCTACGGTAGTAGATATCTCTACAAGATCTTCTATACAATTATAATATGCAATATCCCCAAATTCTCCTTGTTTAGGATCTCTATCTATACACATATCATATTTGAAAAGCTCCTTAATCTCATCTTTTGATTCGGCATATACTTCGATTTCTTTAACTTGTGTACATGGTACAGTCATTAATATTTTATAATATGGCATAATTTTTAAATTTTACAATCCTTACATCGAGTACGTATCCATCCATTTTTAGAATATGTAACTACATCTATAGGAAAACCACATACTTCACATATTTTCTTAGATAATTCTTCTGCCTTTCTAACTTTTTTCTTAATATTTTCTGGAGCATTATCTAAGTAAATACATAATTCTCCAAATTTCTCTTTTATCTGAAAAATTTCTATTTATTGTGATTTATCTGGATGAGTCTTATTATATTCTTTTATATCAAATATAATAGATAAACTAATCCGTACCATCCAGGACCATGTTCACAACCAAACTCATCATACGGAGTGTTATATTCTTTCATGTTAAATATTTAATAATTATAAATCATTTCCGGACCTTCAATTCTTTCTTCTAAGATTTCTTTTCCTTCTAAGACTCTTTGTAGCATTTTCTCAGTGATTGTTATATAATCATTATCTAAAGTACTTAATTTGTACCAAGCTTCTTCCATAGTATTCTTTATAACAAATGTAAAAATCTTACCTTCTTCTTTTATTAATTTTAATCTATTCTCTTTTAATATATTAGATGAATTATTACATGTAATAATTTCCACATCAAATTGCGACTTTATTTCATGAGAAATATCATTTACAGCAGATACTAATATCGGACTTGGGAAATTTATATGTTTCAATGCTTCGAACTTCTGTTTATCTGATAGTTTACTATTGTATTGAATATCTCCATACTTATAAGACTCTTCTATAGTTGGAGAGAATATAATAACTCTTTTAAATTTATTATACTCTAAAATTTTTTCAGTTAATTCTCTCTTTTTTGGGTGGAAAAATACAAAATCTTTTCTCCATTTAAGCTCTCTATGAACTCCAAAAGTACAAGCATTGACTAATTCTATTTTACAGTTCTTAAGTTTACTAAATTCTTCTCTTACTTCTTTAGATGATAAGCAGTTCATTGCTAGAGTAAGATCATAATTAAATAGTTTCATATATTTATAGAATTTCTGATCATGCTCTTTATATAAATCTAAATCATCTACATTTATAATAACTTTATACTCTTTATAATTATTAATCCATTTATTAGATATTGCTTCCTCTTTAGTAATTTCTCCAACAATTGGAAGAGATTTTAAATAATTTAAATCGTAAAAAGAAGTTATAGATAATAAGAATTTATAAGGAATCTTTAAAATACTGTATAAACTTTTCTCATTAGTTACATCATCAATTATCAAGAATGGGAATTTAGTAAAGGTAGATAAATTACTTAATATATAAGAAATACTATAAGCTTTACATTTATTATGTAACTTCTGAGTATATAACCACATATTCCATTGATAAGAAGAAGAATAGTTTTGAGTTATAATAAATACCTCAGAAGAAGGATTTTTATCTAAAAAAATCTCTAATACTTTAGATAATAATAATTGTTTCCCAAATTGATTAGGGAGAATTATTCTACCTCTCCCATTATTTTTTCTCCAGAGTTCTATTAACTCTTTTATTCTATCTTCTTTTTTCATTATATGTGATTAGTGGTAATTAATTCAAATCCAAAAATACATGTATTATCTTTGCAGTATTTAGGGTCTTTTAAGATATATATAATTTTTATGATACATTCTCGATCAGTATATTCTCCATTATAGTATTCTCTTAAAAGAACTAAATCTCCAAGTCTAAATGTTCTATCTGTAGTATCTCTTACTTCAAATCTTTTATCTTTATAGAGGATATCATTATAAAATTTTGGTAGTATTTTTAATTCTATCATATTACATTATTTAATATATTGTCTTCTTCTATTCCACTCTATTTCATCTCCAGCTATATTAGCTATTATATTCCTAATAAAATCTTCTGGACCTTTTTCATGTTCTATAAATTTGTTCAGGATTTGAATTATTACCAATCCTAATGCTTTTAATTCTTCCTGATTCCTAAGAACTTGATCCAGTTTTAGGGATAATTCTTCATTAGTAGTCATATGATTGGTTTATATTTAATCATGAATCCAAAAATCTCCTACATCACAAGTAGCGTTTAGGGGAGCATTGGGACAAAAATATACTCCAGCAGATTTCATTGCAGTCACTACTATATCAGCTACTTCATTTGCGATACTTTCCGGTGCCTCTAAGTTAACTTCCTTTATGTTATCAATATCATCGATTCCATGATATTTCTGCAATCTCTTGCAGTGTCGGACTATATCTTATAAGATAATTTATTAGATAATAAATGAGATCTAAAATCTAATACTATCTTACCTTGGCGTTTCAACTCCTCTTGGAGCTTACTCCATTTCTGGATAGTCTCTGAACTTTCTTTCATGTAAGTATGTATTATTTAGAAACGAAAGCTGCTGATTGTCTTATTCTTATATTTAATAAGTATACTATATTTATTAAAACGTTCAAAATATTTTTCAATATTTTTGTAGTATATAGTATTTTAAAGATTCCCAGCAATTAACCAAGTTTATACACGACAAAGTTGAGGATTATCGTGTACTGGCACACATAATTTAATTATATTAAGATAATTATTCTTCTTAATCCAATTAAATATCTTTACCATTGCCAGTTTCCACATTGCAGCACCTGAGCCCTGAATTTTATAGTTGATCGCCTGTTTCTCTGAAGCAGCCTTACGCTGTCTATACTCTCTAGGATTATTCTGCTTTAAATATTCCCAATCAGAGAAGTCATATATATGAGCACGAAGACCTAGTTTGTTTAATATAATATACCCATATTTATTAACAAAGTTTCTCTGATTCTGTTGATATTTACATAAACCATCGAAACCAGACATATAGTTGTCATAAATAGATTTAGCATAATCTTCATCTATCCCATAGTTTTTCACTAAAGTAGAGGCATTACCTCCATAATTAAAGCAAAATTCATAACCTTTAGCTTTTTGTCTGAGATCATGGTATTTTGTCTTAATTTCTTTAAGTGGTGTATCATCTGGTATCTCTTCGAACACCATTCGAGCTGTTAACGAGTGTAGGTCTCCCGATCCCCTAAGCAGCTCATCTAACATAGCAGAATCGTTGGATAATGAAGCCATTATAAAACTTTCTTGCAGTGTGCCAACACTGGACTATACCTTAACCGTAAAATAGTATATATTAATACTATTCCTTAGGTTCTCCGTTTCTAGTCTCTGCACCTTCCTCTTTAAGGCTTGGCTCAGTCTTGGAATGCTCGTCGTTGACTGAATTTACGGAGTTACATATATTAAATTTCTTTAATATTGGGCCAAATTATCTTTATAAGAGATAATGAGCATTATTATATAAACGTATAATTTGTACTAAATAATACTGTATTATATATGGCAATTTTAACCAGAATAATCACAACTAATCCATTTATTCCCTTTTTCTGCTACAAAGCATGATCTAGTAAGTGCATCCTTTGGTAATTGCTGTAAATTCAATAGTTATATTAGCCATTTAAACTAATCTCCTCGTTTCCAAGGAGTATCGGACTATATCTTCAACTCATTTTCATAGGCTATAATGTGAGCTTTAGCTCTTTCATATTTCCTATTCATAAAATATTTATTTTCAAATTTTTCATAAAGAAATTTATATAACTTATAATTATCCTTTTTAGATGATAATTCAATAGTAGAATTGTTATAAAAAGAACATTCTCTTCCTATTATATTCTCAATAATATTTTTTAGTTTTAGTATAAAGTTTTTAGATTTGCAATATATAGAAAATCTATAATATTTAGAATCGCTATGTGCTCTAAAACTCCCATCCCCCTCAATAAACCCTCGTAAAAACATTATCATACACTCTTCTGAAGGAATATTCTCTGGAAATAATAGTGTTTCGGTTTTGCGTCTACAATCTTGATTAAAGATTTCTTCTAAAAAAGAAACAAGCTTGGAATTAGTTATCATTAATTGATATCTATCTTTTCCGGATTTAAAATATTTCTTTACCTCCCCAGTAAAACCCAATATTTCTTTTATATGATACAATACTTCTTCATCATCGAGACAAAATTGTACTCTAGTACATTTTTCCATATCATATACATTTCCATCAGATGCAAATAATCCTAAAACATACCAAATATCCGGATTATTTCTATTAAGTGCATTTACATTTATAGTATAATTAGCTCTATCCCTAAATCTTGTCAACTTATACTTTTTCACTAATGTATCTATAGCTCCTCTTTTAATGTTTAGAAGCTCGCAGATTTCCTTTTGTTTTCTTCTTTCTAAATACAATTCTAAAATACGTAATTCTAAATCAGAACAATCATTTTTAATTTCTTCTAAGGTAAATTCGGTTTTATTCATATTAAATATCAATTAAGTTATAATTGACAAATATATAAATATTCTCCGAGATTTACAACTTTTCCTATAATAAATATTAATTAAGTTGGAGGGCGCTCGTGGATGTAGTATTGTATGGAATTACTCAACATCTAGTCTCTGAACCCACTTAAAATCAAAACTTCCAGTTTTAAGCTTGGCTGCTGATTATCATATGTTATATTTAAATATAATACTTAGATTTCCAGCAATTCACCCTCATTCACATATATATTCACATATATAGTGCCCAATAATTTAGGACTTGTAGACGACAATCTCCCTGTATCTGTGCCAAACTGATGAAAAGTAGAATGTATTCTTCCAGTAGCTGGATTAACAAAATCCAAAAATTTCTGTCCGAAAGAATCTACTAACTTTTCTGCTTCCTTGAAATTAAGATATAGTTCAATAATCGGAAAATTTTTCTGTTGTGGTGCTATAACCTTTTCGTTTATAGATTTTTTAGAAGTTTTAGTTTTCGGATCTATTGTAGAACACTTTATACCTAATTCTTCAAAGAGAAGTAATACTTGTGCAGAACTTTTCCAATTAATAGTACATTTAGGAGTTAAATCAAACCCGGAAAACAAATCTCCCTGAGTATTTATACTAGAATACTTCCTCTTAACTTCTTTCTCATATGCTTCTGCAATTAAGGTGCCATCTTTCTCTCTGATGTCGGACTCTTTTCTTCTCTTTGCAAATTTTAATTTTTTCCTATCTTCTTCTATAACATTATCCCCTCTAAATTTAGAAACATCTAAATATACTAACTCAGATTCTCTAGATATTCTATCATTTTCCCAATCAACAACCCATGAATTGAGGATATCTTTAGCTTTATTTAAGTTCTCCTGATCCCTCTTCATTTTCTCCTTCCACTTAGAAATATCTAATCTAGCTCCACAAAATTCAAAATAAGCGTTTACCTTAACATATTCATTTTCTAATTTAAGTGCTACATTTAAATTTTGATTATCTAATTCTGGTTGTTGAGCAATCATTATATCCTCCAAGTGCTCAACATCCCCTGCGGAGTATACGATAGTTTCCTCATTCAAACCTTGAGTGATAATTTTCCCTCTAACAGATTTATCTAGACTCTTCTTTAAATACTTCCAGGCAGCTTCTTTCAAAGCCATACTATGCATACCAGAAGGGTATCCTAGATATATAGCTTTTTCAGATAACATCAAGTCTCGAATATTATTTGGAAAAATTCCTATTTTATAGAAGAATTTAAGATCAAAATTAGCATTCCATAAAAGAAAAATTCTTTCGGATTCTAAATAATCTTTATATATAATAGGATTTATAGTAGTACAATCTATAACTACTTGAAAATCCCTACATCCAAATTGAATAGATAAAAGTTTCTTACTATGACAATCTACAATTAGTTAAATGTATATTCATTTAAAATATACTTTCTCTAAGTTCATTTCCTTAGAGTATCGGACTATTTCATCTCCATGCCTTTATAGGTTTAGGAGGTGGGTGCTCGTGTCAGTATTATATTCTTACTATATATGTTTTATATAAATAAGTTTCAACTATTAGTCTCTGAACCTTTCTCGGTTGTTAACCCAAGAGGCGGCTGCGAATTAAGAATCTCACTCTCTACGCAATTCTCCCACTTTACTATCCCCATTTCTGGAGGTAGGGGCCGTTCGTTCTTTTTAAAATATAGACCTTTATATTTGGACTCTTTTCTACATGCTAAGTGAATCTTATCACTTCTTAACACTGCTCCAAGTTTGTTACAGTTTGTTATAACAAGTCTTGGCATAGTGTTATATTCTGACCATTCTACTAGACCTGCTATAGATCTAAATGTTGCAATTAATTCTTTATTTTTATCATAAACTTCTATAGATCCAAACATCTCTCTTCTAGTTTCTCCTATTTGAGGACATTTCATACCTTTATTCCATCCAGCTACTGAGCACTCTTTCTTAGCTACAAGTCGTCCAGATGTATACCCCTCTTTTAGGGTAGAAGATATTTTTTGTTTAGTTTCTTCAGAAACTTCTCTCTTATAAGGATCTCTTTCTATATTATATCCAACTTCACGGTTGTATGAGTTATATTCCTCGATATAATACTTTTCCCTTTCCAAAATTACTTCATTCTCTTTAATAAATTCAACTATACTAAATATAAAAGAATCTTCTGAGTATAAATTGAAAGCATTTTGGAGGTGCTGGTTTGGATGAGTAGAGGTTCGTAGCTTTCTTATATGAGTTCCCCATTTGTCTTGAAATGTACTTGTAGTACTCCCAATATAAACTTTTCCATTTTTTATATTAGTAATACAATAAATACCCTTCTTACATAAATCATCAAAAGTTTTAATTTTAATTTGCATATAAATTGTTTTAAACATTAATTATATACAAATATAAAGAATTAATTTTAGATATCTAAACAAAAGTATCTAAATTTTTGATACTATAATTGACCCTTCAGTTTCAGTATCTGTTCCTACATATTTAAGAGGTTGTAATACTTCTAAGGACTCTTCCGGAGAGATAATTTTATATCTATTAGATTTGTATAGTTCAGAAGCTCTCGTTACATAATAGATCATTATAGTTTAAATCCTTTAGATTCAGCAACCAATTCAATCTGATGCTTTAAAGTTTCCCATCTTGAGATATGACTTCTTACACTAGTTCTTAAGTCTAACAATACCCTATATCTAAGAGTTGTTAGCTGTTCTGTAGTTAATTCACTATACTTTTTAGGATGGTTAGTAATTTCTAACATCCCTTTTATCTGGGATAAAGTTAATCCGGTTGGATTAGATCTTAATTTATCATGTTCTTTAAGTCTTAAATATTTATATACTTTATCCATAGGATTTAAGCTAGATAATTTATTTAACTCAGCCCACTCTTTTAATTTCTTATGATCTCCAGCCATTTTACTCATCCATAGCCCCATTCTAAGAATAAAAGATTTAGTGATATGAGGATTCTCAAACAATCCCAACTTCCCAATACATCCTTCATATACAGAATGTAAAGTTAAATCTTCATATTTCCTAGCTACCTTAATAAAGTTCTTAATTGTAGCAACTTTGGGATCTACATCTTTATTCTTTTCCAAGAACTCATCGATAGATAATGCGAAAGAGAATCTATCGAAATTCTCATTCTTAGCTTCGAAATCTCGAAGCATTAACTCGACTCCAATCTTTGTAATTTGGTCCTGAATTATTTTTAACACATTAACTCTTCCGGGATTTTCCTTAGAGTCATTATATAACATTTTATTACAGTGGGAATAAAAACCCTTAAGTTGTTCCTCAGTACAAGATACTAATTTAACCTCATTCTGAACATTTCCATTATCTCTATCTTTCGGATATAACCATGTAAAGTTTTTAATATCATTCTCTTTTCTTTCTTGTGCTTCTAATAGTCTTTCTTTTAATAATGTCATAACTTTATGTGTTTAAATAATTTTTATTTTAAGTTTATTATCTTTATCTTTTTTAATTATATTAGAATTATCTTTAATAAATTTAACAAGAGCTAAATGAGTATAATTATATGGAGTATATACTTCTTTTACATTTTCTCCAGAATTAACATACCATTTAGATACTCCTGCGATTATTATATAATAAGTAACATATCCAATATCCCCGATATTTATAGGACCTTGATTCCAATTTGGATACTTAGTTATCATATAATATTCATTTTCCAGATCTAAATCTTTAAATATATACGTACTGTATAATCCTTCTTCTTTCTCAACTACTTCTACTCTTGCTGTTATAGGAGTAGGATGTGTGTAGATATTTTTATTATACACTAGAGATTTTATCCTTTCATTTATAAATAAAGATTTAAGTGGTTATTAGAATAATTAGTTTTGTATGTTTTATTTAAATAATATTAAATATTTAAACCTTTCCTACAACAAACCACCTAAGTGTATTTGCAGCGGACCCATGTTTATATAATTTGGTATAATATAGGTAACATTTCTTTAAATATTAATTTAGTTATTTATTTAATCTATATTCAGATATTAATTTATCAAAAGCCTTTATCCTTGAATGATAATCGTCTATTGGCCACCAATAATAATCATACCTTTTACTTACTCCAAAATGATCAGGATTAAACTCCGGAATCATTGAAAGAGGTTCTATATCTAAAGAATTACCAAGTCCTCTACCTATATGAAGTAATGGATTACATTCTAGAGCAATTTTGATACAATCACACATTCCTACTTCAATATTATTATTAATACTTTTTAAATATAGTTCTTTTGCATCTTTTAAAATGTCTACTAATGTAATTTCCTGTGGTCTATCAATTTTTATACTTCTTCTACATAACACTCTTTGTAATAATTCCGAAAATTTTTCATTATAAGTGTATTTGTTATATGTATCACTATCTATTTCTAATCCGGATAGAGAAAATAGTGCATATTTTTGAGAATCTGGTAATGTTATATCTATATAATCTTCATAACTAGCTTGAAAACTTGATTCAAGAATATCATAGTCTGATGATTTATTTGTATTATATAAAATATTTAAGATATCAGTATTATCCATTACATGTCGTATATAGCGGACGATATTATTTATCCAGTCTATTGTATATAAACTAGTTGGATTATACATATATATTATTAGATTTCTAATACATAAATCCATAGCATATTTATCAAAATCTTTAATTTCTGATAGTGATTTAGTTATATGTGAATCAAAAAATTCTAATGTCTTTATAGAATTTAAAGGCTCTTTATATAAGAAGCCGTATATTAATTTAATAGAATAATATAGTAAACTTTCCATATTTATATTTCAGATATAATATTAGTGATTCTTTCAATAGCTTCTTTAAAAGCATCATCAACTTCTTTTTGTAATTCTATATATGTTGTATAACACTTATAAGATAAACTGTTACAATTATCAAGTATATCAGGAGTAAATATACCATCTATTTCTAAACTTTCCGTAACTATAGAGTGTTTGTTTAAGAGAGCAATTTTTGTTCTTGCTGCTATTTTATAATCTCTAATTTGTTCTTCTGTCATTTGTTAAAGTGTTTTATTTTTGATCTTAGTTATATTATAATCATGGCGAGCCAATTCGTAGTAGTCTAACATAATATTATGTGCTAATTCTTTATGTTGAAATTCGACAACCTCTTCATCCAAGCTAATAGGACATTTCTTCTTAAGCCATCTCCACATAGGAATAAATCCGTAGAGATAATATTTTACATATTTAACAACATAACATCCGTTTTCATTCTCTAAAACTTTATACTTGTTATAGGAATTAATATCTCTATCACGAAGTTCTTGAGCAGCAAAAACAAGAAATAAAACAATTATTGTAAAAGCTATTATAAAATTAATTGGAAACATAGTTAATCCTCCTTTATTTTAAGTACATGTCCTGAGAATAGATTACAGAGTGTGACTTCATCTCCCTGTATAAGGATATAGCATTCTTCTTTATCTTTAAGAGCACAATCATTACATACTATTGAGTCCTCGTTCTCTATATACGTTATCCCATCAATTTTTATTTCCTGTATTTCCATTTTACTCTAGTAATAAGTAATCCCTATATAGATCAATAAAATGAGTTCCTATGTAAAAAGCATCATCTTCTTTTCCGCAACATAATTTAGGATCATAGGAGACACCGTATAAAGTATGACATATATCACCGCATACAAGTTTACCTTCCTTCCACATAAAAGACGGGTAAAATGCACATTGAGTACCAAGAGGGGTAAGCTTCCAATTATCATTCAATATATTAGAGGCCTTATAGATCTGTATCAGTTTTAAACGTGCCAATTCAGACCTGTCATCATATTCTATATCAGGAACTGATCCTGTGATTTCACATGCATCCTCATAGGTCTTCACCAGGTCCTGGAAACTCAATGTAAGTCTCTCTATTCCGAAGATATCTTCAAGCTTTTTCTTAAATTCTCCGGATATACTTGAATAAATCATCCTAGCCCCTACTTCTGTTATTAATAATACTTTCATCTCATTATCTTTTTCTAATCCTTTTAGGAATATGTAACCTATTTCAGAAGGGGAATAAACTCTCATAGAATCTGTGTGGGTTCCTAAATATTGAACTCTGGATAATACCATCCATTGATCACTAGGGATACTCCCTCCATTTAACTTTTTAATGGTTTCGTATATTTTAAGACAGTCTCTGGCATCCTCTGAATAGTCTGTCTCTAATTGCTTTAATAATCGATCCTTAAGTTCACTCATAATATTTAATTTTATTCATACCACTCTATCTGGATAGTATCAACAGCTTCGCTTATTATCGCATTTGTTCTGGCATCTTTCTCTGTTGTATAAATACATTTTATGCCTGATACAGTATCTTCACCATCTACATGATATATATTAATCCATCCTGTTTTCTTTTTTAAAGGCATTACAAGATCTAAGGTATGCATAAGACCATTACGACAAACTTCGCCTTCATTGGTATAAGCACGTAAATATTTCTGTGTGGAATATCCTTCTTTAACTAAAGCTACTATAGGATAATTCTCTGATTTAGCATCAAAGCAAATAATTCTTACTTCTTGTCCGTTTCTTGTACAAACAGGTCTTCCGGCTTTAGCTTCTTCGAGATTGAATGGTTTATATTCATTATTTTCTTTTGTTTCCATATCTTTTATTATTATTATTTTTCCTCATTGGTAACAAATCTCTGATGTATACCCATTTTACACAATGCTTAATTAAATATTTCCAACTCGTAGGTGTACTATCAATAAAATGAATTACCCCCAGATTTATGTTTCAATAAAACAGGCAGTTTTTTAAAATCAGGTTTTTCTTTCATATCATGCCACACACTATTAATGTACCGTTCCGCTTCTGTCACAATACAATTAAAGTCATCTTCTGGTAGTCTTTCTGTAACACTAATCTATAAAGATTCTGGATGTTTATCTGCCTGTACTGCGCCTTCTAATAACAAAGATACTGATTCTATAGTCTCTGTTATGGGGTCCTACTACTATATCCTATATTACGGATACCTATTTTTCTTACTTGCTCATCTGTTAATTCTATTTCAACAGAACGCTTTTTAACTGCTGGCATACTTCCTGTATTTTCATATTCATAGTATGCTTCTTGAATGTTATTTATAACAAATAATAGTTTCATATTATTGCTATTTTACAGATTTAATACAAATTACAATCTCAAACGTAATTTAAATACTAAAATCGAACCAAAATAGACTACTATAATCGAGACATTTACAATTAGCCGCGGACGTAAAATACCCTACTTCGTAGTGGTAAGATCCACAATAAGGACATTTACATAAATTTACTGTATACATTTCTCAATTTTTTTAAACTTTTATCAGTATTATAAGTTAAGAATATTATTCTCATTCCAAGATAAAGAAACATCGCCGTTTACAAGACATTTAAATGTATTTATCTTCCTGTTCATGATATCATTTTCACATACCTGGAAAGCATGTCGACTGATGGATACTTACAACTTCATCGGATTCTTGCTTTTTGTCTGGTATTAGTGTTGTTTTGATTCTTTAAATTTACCATCTTGTAAGGTATAGTACACATCTTCTTTTATCTCAATTCCATCTACTTGTTTTGTTACAACTGAAAATGGGATATCTCTTTGTTTTTCTTCTGAATACTTCCATTCTGCAAGAGTAATCCATGACCCTATTTTTGCTTTAGCTGATGAATTAATACCAGCGCACATTATGACACAATCATCACCAGAAGAACTGATTTTAGCATCATCACCGGAGGAGCCTATCTTAGCATTATCACCGGAAGAACCGATCTGAGCGTAATTACCGGAAGAACCGATTTTAACATTATAACCGGAAGAACCGATTTTAACATTATCACTGGAGGAGCCTATCTTAGTACCATCACCGGAAGAACCGATTTTAGCATCATCACCGGAAGAACTGATTTTAGCATCATCACCGGAAGAACCGATCTGAACATTATAACCGGAAGAACTGATCTGAGCATTATAACCGGAAGAACCGATTTTAACATTATCACCGGAAGAACCGATTTTAACATTATCACCGGAAGAACCGATCTGAACGTAATCACCGGAAGCACCGATCTGAGCGTAATTACCGGAGGAGCCTATCTTAGCATTATAACCGGAAGAACCGATTTTAGCATTATCACTGGAGGAGCCGATTTTAGCATCATCACCGGAAGAACCGATCTGAACATTACAACCGGAGGAGCCTATCTTAGTACCATCACCGGAAGCACCGATTTTAGCACCATTACCGGAGGAGCCTATCTTAGTACCATCACCAGAAGAACTGATTTTAGCACCATTACCGGAGGAGCCTATCTTAGTACCATCACCGGAAGCACCGATCTGAACGTAATCACCGGAAGAACCGATCCGAGCGTAATCACTAGAAGAACCGATCTTAGCATTATAATCAGAAGAATTGATCTTAGCATTATAACTGGAAGGTAATTTTTTAAAATCTTCTTTTGTAAATATTGTTTTATTTTTAATCCATTCAATTCCCGCTTTAAATAAACCTAAGAATCCTATTTCAATACCAATCTTTATTTTCTTTCCGCATATTTTCGAATCTTTATTTCTATTCGGATCAATTTTATCTAATTCTACTTCGCAGAATTTGTCATCAATGTTATTATAATAACTCAGAACGTCAAGAGGGTTCTCGCAAGCATGAAAACCGCAATGACATAAATCAGCCTTATCTTCTTTATATTCCTTACCAATTTCGTACTGGAAAATTTTCCCATTGAGCGTACATTGCATATGCTTGTTAAATCCTTTATATACTTTAACTGGTTCTCTTCCTTTTTTCATGTCAATTATATTTAGTGGTTTTTTAATTGTTCAAATTCTTGTTTTCGTCATTAATATGTTTTATTTGTTTGATAATAAATTTGTAGAAATAACCGAAATGGCAGTACTTAAATACTGTCTTTTTATCAACAAGACAATGAAAATTATCTTCGCTATTATCGCCTTCTCTTTTTAAGGAGGGATTGGATCGTCCTTTTGCTACATAGTAAGTATCTCCGTGTAATGTATATTTTTCAATGTATACATATCCGGAGTGCTCCTTAGTATCTGCATACTCTGTATATCCGGATATTTTATCGAATGGGCAATCGATATTATCTTTCACATAAGAGACGGCTTCTGAGAATTACTTTATCATAGCCTCCTTTTATATAGTCTTCAATATATCCCATATTATCAGTCCTTATTCGTCATAATTTCTATTTTTTAAGTAAATTATTTTCAGCAAGATAACAAAGCATTTCATAAACAGCTTCTAGTAACGTATCCCCATAAATTGGAGCGAAAAGTTTACTTCCGTCACTATCCTCAGTAGTCCCGTAGTATACTCCCCACTCATCTATACGTCTTTCTATTCTAAGAGAAAATACTTCATTTGATCTAGAGGATACCCTGGGAGGGATAACATTCAATAAATCTTGGAGGGTAAAAGTTGGAATCACTTCATAAGATATAAATCCAATTACCTGAAACTCTTTCTGTAGACTAAGAAACCACTCTCCTGTAGAATCGTCGTCAATTTTACATCCATGACAACGACGTGTCCAATATAAAGTAGCTTCGCTAGTATCAATATCTAAGTCTTTTAGATGTTTCATTTGATCTATTGATAAAACCTGATCTCTCATGCTAAAAATCTATTGGCTCTATTTAATAAATCTCTAAAGCATTCTATAAATTGCGTTGTCATACTTTTAGATGGGAACGTAAGAGTATGACGGTATACATAACGTGATATAAATGATACTGTTAATTCTCCATCTATCGTACTTTGGATATAATAAATATTCGCGCATGCTTTCTCTGGATCCCATTCACCTACCCAAGCTTTTCGTAACCTTATCAGTTGAGTAAGAGCTAATGTGGCTTCTGCTTCTACTTCTGATGCATATAAATTTCTATCCCCACAAAAAGCTCTGCCTTTATTCTCTCTTAAATTTATTTTTGAATCATAACCTATAAAATACTCCCGTCTAATAGGTGTTCTATTACAAAATTCTTCCCAAGTTTTAGGTATTACCTGACAAATTTTATAGATATTTCCTTCTTTTATAAGTTCTGAATCATCAGGAATTTCAATAGTTACTGTTTTCATAATTATTTTTATTTACATAAATATTCTTCATACTTCGATTATAATATCATTATATTCTGCACTATTTCCAAAATCACAATAATGAATTTCACTTCTTGAGTCTTTATCTCTGAAAACTGTTTGTTCTTCTGGATTTACTGTGGTATGTCCTACGTATTGTATTACAGGAGCATCATATAAAGGAATTTCTGGATCATACTTAAGAAAATCTCTTTTAGATTCTAACATATCTGACCATAATGGTCCACCATAGAAATTACTACCACCTCTACACATAGATATAGACATTACTTGAGATAAATATCTATAAGAATCTATAGATAAATTTATCTTTTCACAGAGATTAGGATAGTATAAATGATTAGAAGCTATATCTTTTTCATTCTCAATATTATTAAATATTTGTCCATAAAAAGATAACCATTTACTTGTAATTCCGGCATGAGAAAACCAGTAAGTTCTATCTATCTTTTCCGTTTCTGGATTATATATCTTAATATTGTAATTTAATTTAAATAAGTGCAGATTGGTTCTGTAAATATCTTGGAGTTTATCAGATATACTATATCTATATCCAGAACAATAACCTATATAAGGAGAAATATAATTAAATTCATGATTGCCCAATAATAATATTACTTTATCCTCATATGCTTTCTTAAATTCAATTATATCTAATAAATTATTTATTATTCCTTCATCAGAAACAATATAAGAATCAACATAATCCCCTAAGAAAATATTTAAATCAGAATCTCCAGTTTCAACTTTTTTCTTCCACCAATCTCTACCATGAAGATCTCCTATTACTCTAATTTTCATATTTTAAATATTTCGGATATAATCCAACTTGTAGTGCTACCCAACTGAGCTGTATTCTCGCATGTTTTTTATCTATATACCAAGGATTTAAATGTCTACGAATTAATTTATTACAATAATCTTTCCAAACTTCTTCTTGAGATTTAGTGTTAAAAGTATATAAATTATACCATTCTTCAATACCCTTTATATCATCTACTGTTTTATTGTAAGGTCTTAATTCCTCATTCATCATCATTATTAGCATATCCTTAACAGGATAGACCTTATTTGGTCTATACCTGTTCTTTTTCTTTTTATATTTTCTCATTAAAATCAAATGTTTTAATAGGAGTTAAATCAAAGGAGCTTGGAGTAATAATAACTTTCCCATTTTTAAGAATCATATTCTTACTTAAACTTTCGGGAGGATATATCCAAGTTTTAATTGATGAATCTGTTAGATATTTATAAAAATGAGCTCCAAAGGCAACATTTGTAATATTTAAATCTTTAATCGCTTTTTCTAGAATTTCCCATACTCCTGGTTCTAATCCTTTAGTAGACCTTCCAGAGGGCATTAGAGGCAATAGGACATGATATTTTATATCGTCTGAGTAATTATACCAACTATCTATAAAGTCTTGTACAGAGGCTTTATCAGATATTATATGATGAATATTAATATGACAATCTCCTTTTTCTAATAATCCTTTTATAGCATTTTCTGCATAAGATCGGAGAGATTTGTTTCCAAACGAGACAGCAACTCCTGCTACATAATCGTGAGTATATTTAAGGATTTTATTCGCCAAGTCATAATATTCTGTTCCAGGCTTATCATAATATGATAGAATTACTCCGTTAGTAGTATAATTAGGAACTACTCCAGTATTATATACAGTTTCCAAGAAATCACAGAACTCCGGCGACTCGTCCGCAGAGCCTTCAGATCCAATCGCTATTTGAAAGGGTTTTTCTGTGATAGTGATATTCTTTTCTTTCTTATCTGGAGCAAATGTAGCGATAAACTTCTTCCATGTATCACATACATTAGTATAATATTCCCCATTTGGGTTAGAATCAACATAACACCACGGACATTTTCCAGTAACACACTTATTCCCTAATGAAACATCGTAGAACTCAGCTTTATCTGCTGGAAGTTCTTTAATCTCTTTATCTCCAAGACGTATTGTAATTAAATTACTCCATATTGCGGTATAATTACAACTACTTATACCTTTAAACCTAACTCCAAAGTGTTTAAAATCTTTCATCTCTTAATTTATAAAGTTAAACAACTATAACCTTTTACATTATGTAAATTCTCTAAATAAAGTCTCATCCAATAGGGTATCTCATAAGTTAGTACTGCTAAGTCTTTAGGATTGCAGCATGTTGTTACTTCAATAGCCGGTTGGATCTTTCTAAAGAAATCTTCGTATGATCTTCCCTCAGGCTCTAATAGTTTATTTAATATATTACTTATAGTAGTTTCATTATAGTATTTAGAATCAAATACAAAAATTATTGGAAACTCTATTATTGACTCCATATATAAAGATATTTTTTATTCTTCTTTTGATATTGTATAATCAATATTATTTTTATCTAATATATATCTTAATCCTTCTTCTAGTAACGAAGGTCTATAATCTTGGGAACATCTAATTTCAATATAAGGATCCTCTATACCTTTTTGAAAAGGACCATACATTTGTACACAACATTCATCAAGAACATCATAGTTCCCAAAATAAGGAGATAATACTTTTAATACTTTAGATATATCTTCACTATAAATAAAACAAAAGGTCTCGGAACTACTATTAGTAATAATATCTGAAATAGAATGAATTTTAATATGGAAAGTTTTCATATTTTAAATTTGGATTATCTGCAATAAATTCATAATGATAGCCATTATCTATTACTATAGCTACTATATCCTTAAAACTCTCAGCAAATACTTTGTACATCTCATCACGTAATATACCTATTTTTGAGATATTATCATCCCAGTCACTATCATTGAAGTAGTTACTGAAAGCATCAGTTATATCACGTATATGATCAAGTGTTATACATAAATCTCCATGATTATAGTCTTTATCTATACCCCAACTATAAGTATGTATAAACTTTAGTAAATCAGATACGTCTCCTAAATTCAGTTTCTCTTGCAATCCTTTTATATTCTTTATCTCACTATCTTTAGAAACAAGAAATACTTCTGAACTACTGTTTGTTATAATATCTGATATTGAATGTATTTTAAATCTCATCCTAAATGATAATATGTAATATTAAAATTATGCTCAAGCCATTGAAATACATCAGAATCTTCCGCAAATTCTGAGCGGTTAAATTTTCTACTACATGAAATGGAATTCTCCTCCTCGGAAAGGAGAATAATCTTTCCATTTAATTTTCGAATGTCATATTCGAAATTTGTATTTAGTAAATAGTCTATGATTTTGTTTATTTTGTCTTCATCATATGTTTGAAGAAAAGCTTCAATTTCTTTATATGAGGAATAATTAGTATCATACTTTTTAATTAATTCCGCGTATAATTCTTTAAGTAGACTATTTTCTAATTTAATATAGTCCTCTAACCGTAACTTATAAAGAGTATCCCTAATATAGTAAGTTAAACCACTAGGATACTCTAAATCAATGAACCAGTCGTATATAGTCTGAAAACATGCGTCTATATCCGTAGAATTATCCTCTTCGGAACTTTCTACCCATTTTCTAAACGTATCTAAATTAAATACAAATGGTTCATAATAACCATCTAATATAGGATTGATTATATTCTTAAGATGGTCTAATGTAGTATTTTTATCGTTTATTACAAATAATTCCGATGAGGAATTTGTAATTACATCCGAGACTGAATTAATATTATTTAGAACTAACATAAGTTATTATATTAAATTATTATCTTTGTTTAAGAAAAGAGTTATTATCAATAATATCTCTATTCCCTTCAGTTACCCTATTTAAATTATTATAATATGAGAGAATTGTATCTTCCTTAGTTTGCCAATCAGTATCTTCTTCTGCCATAGCTTGGATAGTTCTACTAATATCTTCTTCTTCCCAATTTTGTTATCGCGAAAGCTTTTTATCTCTCACTTCCGGGAGTTTCCTCCTTACTTTATTGAAGATATAAATAAAGATATTCTGATTTAATCATCAGACGGTTCAGCGTACATTTTCATCCTATTTAAATAATAGGAGTAGATCACTCTTGGGTATATTTTATTCTATTAAATTATTAGATAAGAGAAATTATTTAAAATGCTTCTTATTTCCAAATCTATCTATAAATATAGTATTATTCTCTTTATACTTTCTCTTCTTTTCAATGATCTTTTTAACATTATCTTGTCTTTTCTGTTTAGATCGTTTATTACTATCCTTTTTTATGGATTCCTTATGATTCAATTTAATAGAATTAAATGTATCTATAATTTCCTTATCATATCTCATCCATTCAGTATCTCCAACTAGATATTTAGATAGTATTTTATGTAAAAAATATTCATCAGAAGCAGTACCCTCTCTTGTATACAATACAGTTATAGATGGATTATGTGTTAAATATTGTTTTATCCTTTTCTTTAAATTTATTGTATATCCAATCTTTAAGTGCTCTCCAGATCTAATTAAATATAGCATTTCTAATAATTAATAGTTTCAATACCTACGCGTTACGGTGGCACGAATCCTTTAAATTCATACTTACCTCGGTATTATCTAAATTAGACTTCACCGATTTTGATCTATTCACCTGTATGTTACCATACTTTCAGACAAAAGTTTATCTGCTCTTCATTTAACGTCCTCTTTAACCACCCCTCCGTCTGCCAATCCTTCTCCTCTTTCGCAGTTTCTATCATTTTATTTATATACATAGTAGTTTCAATCTCTAAATCTACTACTTTCTGAAAACTATCTTCTGGCTTTAATATAACATGATTAGCTTTAATAGCTGGTACTTCTGGATAATTAAAATCAACTCCGGCTCTATATAATCTATCAACAATCCATTGATGATGATTATATTCCTCGTTAGATCTCATCTCATAATAAAGATGTAATTTAAACAATCCTCTTACATAATAGTAATTCGCATATGTTCTATATACATTATGATTATATAATTCTCTTGAGATTTGGTCTATCATTAATTTCTCCATATTTTCGGAGATAGTTCTTTCTTTTCTATTCATATTATTTAAGTTTAAGATTTGTTTATTATATACCTTTTTAAAACATTTAGAGCAGTAAAACTAGAATTTTCTCTACCAGGTTTAATAAATCCGATAGTTTTATCTGAATTTTTAATCATCTCTAAAGCAGATTTTTCATAACTTGGATATAAATGTAATCTTATAAGATCATTTTTAATATCCAAATTCGGACCGTATACTTGAACTGGAATAGAGTATTTATTTAAATACTGTATAGTATATAAATCAACACCTTCACATACTCCAACTAAGAATACTGCATTAGAATCTTCCTGAATAATTCTATCTATTTCCGGAATATAAATTTTACTAAACTCCTCTTTAGATAAATCTCGATGTCCTGTAATATAATATCTCATCCTATATAAAGATTATGTTTGTAAATATAATCAAGCACATCTTTCTGAACTAAGGGAAACGGATTAGAATCTAATCTTATATAATTCCGAATTTTATTAGATGTAATATTGATATGATCATATAAAGGTATACTAATAATATCTTCAGATAATTTCCCTAAATCTTTAGTTTCACAAAGAACAATAAATTTATTATCCTTTAATATCTCCTCACCCTTATCCCAATTAGGAATTTTGGAATATCCAGGGAATGTAGTTATTATATATAATTCAATATCTTTTATATTCTTAAAGAATTCAATAGTCTTCCAAGATGGAACCCCTTCTCTATAGGTTTTCATATCTGTAGAAGCTATTAAACTTTCCATATTAGATATAGTAACCTTTTTAAATGGTTTAAACGCTCTCTTACACATAGTTACTCTATCTGTAAAAAGTGTGGAATATGATTCTTTAACACTTCTACATTTAGGAACAATAAAGATTTCATCTAAGAAATTATAATTTACAATATTCCTAATTATATTTTGATGACATATAGTAGGAGGATCAAAGTTTCCTAAGAATATTCCTATTTTTCTCATATAGTCTGGTTTAATATTGATACTTTTGTATAATTTAATTTCAAATATTTCAGAAAGAATATACTTACATTCATCCAAAGAAAGTTCTCTTTTAAGAATTAATCCTCACCTGATTCTCCAGTTGTCATTTTAACGATTCCGAGATTATAATAACTTTCCATAAGATATTTTATTTATAATTATTAATACTAAATATTACTTTTATTTTTCCTAAATTTCTTTTTTACTAATTCCTCCGAATCAGTTTCAATATATCCATTATCATATAACCATTTTTCTGGAGCTCCTATTAAATCCATATACGTAAATGTATTAGACTTTTTAGGAGCTATTGTCTTTTCCGGAATATATGTCTTAGATTTTAAAGTTTTACTATCTTGAATTGAGATAATATTACCTTCTCGTTTATATAATAAAACTTCATAAATAAATTCTTCTGTAGGATATATATAAGAATTATTCTTCTTAAAAATTCGGGACATTATCTTTTATTATTACGTGGAGATTTAAACCATGTAAGAACAAACGAGGGATCTTCTTTAAAATATTTAGCAAATGTTTTTAAATAAGCATTACAAATTTCTTGATTCATTCCTTCTACTCTATTACATTCAACGAATATAAAAGGACGTTTACAAGCCTTTCCGTATGCTATCTTCTTTCCTAACTCTAAAGAATATTTAGCCATATCCTCCTTTCTTGCTACAGAAATCCCGAAACGAGTAAATTTTCCAGATGAGTTTGAGATGGTTACAGCACAGATAATAAATTTTCGTTGACACCCATTATTATCAGTAAAAACATCTTCTATATATTGTATTATTTCTTTCATTTTATTTATTATTTAAATTTTCAATAAATACAGCTGCAAAAACATCTAAATTCATATTTATCTGATCCCAGACATCTATTTTAAAGTATTTATCTTTTACAGAAGGCCAAGGAGAAATTAGAATTTCCCACTCACATCTAGCCCAAAACATATACATACCTTCTTTCTTTATAAATTTTTTACACTCTTCTAAATCAGAAGATTCAAATTTCTGCTGTCTTGCACATCCTAAGAAATAAGGCATTACATCATATTGCTGTAATTTAGTAGAATTAAAATCTACAATATATACATACCAACTTTTCATTAATTATTAAATTTAAGTTTTAATTTATTTAAAATAGAAAGATCGTATTTAATAACAAAATACTCTCTATCTATTCTAAGTGTTATTTCTTTATTCTTATTATCATTTAAGTAAAATAATTCTACATCATCTAGATGAAATCCAAATGGAGTAGTGGTATAGACTGGTTCTTTGTATACTCCCATTTTATCCGCTTGTTCAAGCTCTTCCTTATTGATTATTACTTTTATTTCAGCAATCATTTATTATAGTATTTAAATGATTAATAGTGTCTTTATACGCTTTTATATATTCTTTTAAGGAACATTCGTTTAACTTTTTATCTGTTAAATGATGAGAAAGAGTTTTGAGGATTGTAGGCATTGATATATCATATCCTTCTAATATCCAATCCTCTCTCTCTAAACTCTTTCCGGAGGTATCTTTTTTTCCTTTATTTATAATCTTCTTTAGATATAGATCATATCTAGCAGGAGATGAACCTTCTTCTATTTTAAAGTCGTTTTCTATTATTATCATATGTAATAAATTAGTAAATATTCTATTTCAGCTGCTATACACAGATTATTATAATTTTTATAATAAAAACTCCTTTTACTTATTTTGATATAGATTAGATCTAGTTAAACATATATTAAATATCTAATAACCAATGAGTATATAACGCTTTTATATAATCCCAATCTATTTTCGGTAATACTGATTCTTGTCCTAGATCCTTAGGAATAATATCAAATAAAGTATCTGGATTATTTGCATCTAAATTTCTTATTATATTATAGGAAGATGATATATTATTGATTGTTTCAAAATATACCGTTAATAAACCAGAACACTTTAACCATATCAAGAAATCGTTTAATGTCTTTTTAGTCTTCATTATCTTTTAAATCAATTATTGATGAATGTTGAGCTAACATATCCGCGAAATTATTTCCTTCATCTTCCTCATGTCCTTTAACCCACTCAAGAGATAATTTATAATGAGGTAATAAATCAATAACTTCTCTCCACAAATCTTCATTCTTTTTATCTTTAAAATTAGTCTTTATCCAATTATAAATCCATCCTTTTTTAATCGGATTTAATACATATTCAGAATCAGAATATATAACAACTTCGGAGTTAAATGGGAGATGTTTCAATGCTGAAATAAATCCTATTAACTCACAACGATTATTAGTTGTATTCTTAATTCCTTTAAATACGTATTTAATAAGATTCATATCGGAATCATAAAAGACTACTGCATATCCTCCTTGTTTTCTGGAGGCTCTGTAAGATCCATCTGTATAAACTATATATTTCATATTTAATAAATGCAGATATAGCTATAATATATCCGGTAATGAATATAATATACTTCATTCTAATCCTTTTTAGCACATCCATAATTTTCAGATTCCGGAAATTCTCCTGTTTCTAAATTGAAAGAACTATATGGAACTATATACTGATACCTTTCACTTATCCTTTTTGGAAAAGTTGTAGTTACACATTGATTTCCTTCATATGTTCCTATTGACCAAAATGTTTTATTATTTGATGCAACTACTAAAGTTCCAAGTGGTAACTCTTTAGGAATATTCAACCAGTCTAAATAAGAAGAATATTTAGAAAGTTTTAAAAATGTGTAACCAAATTCAAATTCATTTAATATATCTACGCAATCAGGTGAAGTAGATGTATATACTTCAATAGTATGTTTTTCGAAATTCAATTCAATCTTGCAATCTCCAATACCCTCATAATAAAACATTCTATTGGATATATCTAATCCTGCCAATCTAGAAAAGATATTTATTCTATATCCAGAATCAATCAAATAAGTCTCCCAATCCCGATAGTCTTTTTTAGGAAATAAGATACATTCAGAAGCTTCAAAAGATGAATGTTGTCCATATTTATTTAGTATAATATTTCCTGGAAGAATTTTAATATAATCATTCTCAAGTATTTCTACTGTACAAATTCCAGTAAGTATGTTATAATACTCAAAATCTTCTGGAAATCTTTTTATTATTTCTGCTATATTTATCATAATAATTTCTGAAATATTGCTATAGGAATTAACAATAGACCGAACATCATTAGTATTATGGCTATAAGCTTTTCAAATTCTCCAAGCTCTAACTCACAGTAATTCTCAGCATGGTAGTATATACCCCATGACAATAATAATATAAAACCTACAATAATATACATTTTATTATAATTTATTTAAAAGATCTTTTAATCTTTCCTTATTTACAATTACTTCATCAAATGCTCCGAATTTACATTTTCTATTAAATAAATATCTAATAGCGATCTTTAATCTCTTCCAAAAACTCACCTCCGGATTTAAATAATATTCTATATAAATCTCCTCTTCTCCCTCATAAGAGATAAAGCGTATTAAATGTTCAGAACAATTACACTCACATTCTAAATATATAATATCCATTACACAAACATTTTATCAATTTCAAGTAATAATTTCTCAGTTGTTAAATCTAAATCTAATTGATTCTCTTCAATAATTCTATTTATATCCGGAAGCTCTAAATTAAGAGGAGTGATAGATAATATTTCAGATATAAGAACTCTTGTAGTATCTAAAACCTCACACATCTCCACACAAAATTCCTTATAAGGATTTAAAACCTCTTGGAATTTATTATATGAAAGTATTTCTGTACTCATAATTATATATAAAAATCAGTGAGTGGAATATTAACTAGAGATATTTCCTTATCCTCTGGAATATCTGCAAATAGATCTATATATTTAATCGGATATAGTTTACTTGTCTGAATTACATCTCCCTGAGGGAATTCACGAGATTTTACTACTATAAAAGTAGTATTATTTATGGTACGTTTAACTGCTTTATATACATTGGTCTGAGTTAAATATAAAGCTTCTAAATATGCTATATAATCGTATAATTCCCCAAATGTATGTTTTCCATCCGAAATAAATCTAGTATCAATTTTGTCAGATAAACTTGAAATGATGCTATTTAAATATGTAGCTTTAGTAACTCCTTCATTCATATTTTGTATATTTTAATATATAAACATCTTTTTACTTTTAACACTATTTAAATCAAATTTGGGATTTAATTTATATCTAAGAGAATTTAAGAATGATTGATCGCTATCAAGCTCATCTCCTATATAAACCATTCCATTAAATTCTGGGGAGATTATATCGAATAATTCTTTTATAGATAAATTGGGATAATCTTTAGTACTTCTCTTGTTTAAGGTATCTTTTATCACATTTAAATCATATTTATCCCCATCCTCTTTTATAGAATAAATAGGATGAGGTTTCATGGATGAGATAGACCAATACCCAAATCCGGAGGACTTTAATATCATCCATCCCATCCAATTAACCCCAAATTTACCATTTGTTTTAAATACCCTATTCTCTCTAAGATCTAATATATCAGAGGTACCTTTAACAGTTCTCCCATATATAGTCTTAGTAGATTTAAAATAATCCTTAAATCTCTCTCTGGAAGTTATTCTCATGGATTTATTATTCCTAAAAGAGTTAAGATTATTAAAATAACTCCAAAAGCAATTACTCCAGCACTATCTTCATTTTTATATTCTGCCATAATAATAATATTTAATTAGACAATACTTTTAAATTCTTAGATATTTTAACATGTTTTAAATCCTGCATACTAAACCATTTACAAGAAATTAAATCTTCTGGAAGCTGTATAAATTCTGGAATATGATCTAAAGTAATAGAATAGAAATATCTCTGTCCATCTAAATCATTGTCTCTATCAACCCTTATAAACTTCTCTCTTTTAAACCTATGATTAATAGAATCTTTCACTATTCTACTAGCACAAGATTCCATTGTTTCAGCTCTAAATAATGGACCTTCAAGAGAATCCCAAACATTTTTATGCCTCTTTTTAAATAATAAAACGAGATCATTATATCTAATTAATACATTCACGATAATCATACTTGAAAATCCGAGTTTGAAAAATGAAAATAAAAAAGCCTAGAACTCCGAAAATCTATAATAGTCCAAACATATCATATCTGAAAGTTGACTTAAAAATAGTTTTAGAGTATCTAGGCTTAATAAAATATACAAAAGAGAATATTCTACTTCTAACTCCAATTATCTTAGGAAAATTAGAAATAATGTGTTACAATTCAAATTTAAATAAAAAATTCAGAAAGCTACATAGAGAAATTTTCTATGTAACTCTCTGAGTTAGAGTAATTATGATTTTAGTAATAACATAGGAAACCAGGACCTTCCCATGTATATTTTTATATAAAGTAGTTATGTATAGATTATATGAATACAGCCAAAGAATATGTCAAGGGCAAGAATCCTCTCAAGGACTAAGGTTAAGACAGAAAGAGGAGTATAGTCTATATTTAAATGAGTATATTTATATTTAAATAAAAACATCTTTTGAGGATTCTTTCGCATTAATAGTTTATATTATCGTTTATATTATTTAGCCAAATTTTATTATATATAATCTATACATATAAAAATACCTCCATCCAAATGGATTTAAGTATTACCTACTTTATTTATTTTTCTTTTGAGATGGTATGAAGATCGTTATAAATACTCCTTAAACCATCTGGGATGATGATTTTAAGTTTCTCAATTTCTGATCTCTTATTTAATACATATTCATTATATTTTGAACGTACTACTTCCATCTTTTCATTATACGACTCTGAAGCTGCTTTATCTTCAAGAGTAAGATACATTTGATATTCATGATCATAACTTTTTATCTTAGATTTCAAAGAGTTCAGAACCTTCTCATTCTCTCTTCGTAAATCTTGATATTTAAGCATAATCTTTTCTACTTCTTTAGTATCCACACTTGGGATTTTATTAGTGACTACAACTATAGAATCTTTTGCTTCTGTGGTTATATTCACTTTGTTATGTGCAATATTTAAAAGCTCGCTATAAGCTTTTCTTAAAGCACCATTATTATGAATATATTTCCCAATTGAAGAAGTTAAAGCTTCTGAGAAGAGATATTTAACCCGTTCTGAAACATCTAATTTCCCAAGTCCATAATTAGGATCTAGTGTAGAATCTTTAGACCTCTGTACTACATATTCAGGGAAATCCTTTATAAAATCAGATAAAGTATATTCTCTAAGTTTCTCACTTTCCACATCTTTTGCTTTGATTCCTTCACTCATCCATGCAATAAATGCTTTTAGTTGTGCAGCTTTAGTAAGTTTAGAATCTAGATCAGATAGTTCAGATAGATTATATCCTTCTTTAGTTCTAATCTTATTCTCAGATCCAAAGAGTGTTACTTCTTCAGTAATGAAGGAGATGTTATTTAAAGATGATTCTATATCCTTTAATAACTCTCTAGCAATGTTACATAAATATGTAGCAGAAGTAGAAGTAATACCACTCTCTCCAAAAAATACTTTATTCTCATTTTTAATTTCCATAATATGAATATTTAAATAATTACTACTTAGGTACTTTGTAAGGAGTCGAACCTTAACCTCACATCCCTCGGAGTGCATCCGATGCACAAAGTACTATTAAATAATCAGATCCAGAGATATATAAAATCTCTTTCGCCGGGAATATATCCCAATGAAGTTTGTGCCTTAACTTCATCCCCTGTTTTTCTATAAGGCACTATAGATTATCAGAGATTTCATATAATTTCTTATATGATTGATTCCTATAAATATTGTAGTCTTTGGAATCTCACCTTCTATATATAAATAGATTGGCTCAGTGTCACCACTATCCTTTAAGGACTACAGGTTCTCTTACGAAGCGTATTTCTGTATTTAACTTCACTGATTTTGCTACATCTAGATAGTACTAGAAGTGGGATTCAAACCCACACGGATATTACTATCCACAGAATTTTAAGTCCTGAGTGTCTGTCAATTCCACCATTCTAGCATAATATATTTAATCCCACCATTCTTTCATATAATAATATCTTAATTTATTATATAAATACCATGCCTTTTTAGTTCGGAGAGTTGGGAGAATATCAATCTCATGATTATATAAAACTACTCCAGGAAGGAATCTATCCATATTCTTAGTATTTATATAACCCTTAAAATCTAAATCCTCATCTCTAGCAATATCTAATAATCTCACAGCTAACTTCATCTTAGAAATTATTCTATCATTATTAACGTGACATCCACTATTACTATAGAATTTAATACATTGAGATAGTTTCTCCTTCTCTATATCTAACATAAATGCCCAATCAAAATTAAAATAAGCATTAGTTTTTATAAAAAATCTAATCCATCTCCTTATCTCTTTAGGAAGTTTTCTCTTTTTCATAAATCTAAACACATTTGTATATATATAAATCATCAACTGGAAGGTTTGGAATTAAATCTTCTTTCACGATTCTTTTTCCAAGTCTTTTTTCTATACATTTATCACATAAACAAATCCTCACATCCCAGCACTAACTTCTTCCCATAAATAATTATGTAACATAACCATATGAGAATCAAATCCATCATAGGACATTCCACAATCAATACATTTAGCTGACATATTTAAATATTTAAAAGGAGTGGTTACAGCTCATCTGCAATACTGCTGATTTTGATACTATCTCAAGGGCACTGAACTCACTCCAATCCTATTATTGCCCTTTTTTCGGAAGAGGATATTATTAATTAATAATCAATATTATATTCCTATCATGCTTCTTAGATTGGATTCGAACCAATATCAATCTTTAGATTATTTTACCATTAAACTACTAAGAAGTTGATTTAACAATAAGTATCCCACCCCTTATCTTAAATCCGGATTTTTATTATGTCTATCCTAAGACACCAGATTTAGGTCATATATAAATCTAGAAATTCAGGTCCAGCTTATTTAATAAACTCTATGAACCACTAGAGTTTGGGATAGTCTAATCATTGTACACTGATTAGAATTTACATGTAAATACTTTCCGAATTATTCATATATAGGATAGATAATCTCTCTCATTCTATTATGTACTTTAATAGAAGAAATATTATATTTAACCTCATCCTCAATATCCACTACTTTTAATATATCTAACGATGAATCATCTCCTAATACCTCAATACATCGTATTAATCTCGGATGATTCCTATTAATCTTCTCTACATCTAATGGAGATTTAATTATTCTATATTTAATTAAATACTCTACTGCTTGAAGGGATAAATTTAATCCAATTCCTGATGTGTTAATTACTATCTTCATAATTATTATATTTAAAAGTTATACTTATCTGCCTATGAATTTATAGTGGTATAATTTCAAATTATTTAATAAATGGTACCTTTAAATAATCCTTATATACTTCTCTTCGCGCATATTAATAGAATCTAGAATATTAATAATATAACTATCAGCCCTCAGGAGTTATCCTGAGCTGTATAACTTTTAAATATAATGAGAGCGAAGAGAGATTCGAACTCTCACAGTATAGTTTTGCAGACTATTTCCTTAACCAATTTGGATATTCGCTCTTATTTAAATATAATATTCGTGATTGATTCTAGAGAAGATAATAATAATAGAAATATAAATATTCCTATTATTGTCATTATGTATTTTATATCTATCTTTCTCATAATAAACAAATTTAAAAAGGAGAGTATTAACTCTCCCTTAATAAGGAAGGAGATATCACATCTCATTAAATGTTGCTAATGTTAAACACTGATCATGAAAAAAATTACAAAAAACATTAATCCAGAAATTCTAAACCTCAGAAATCCTGAAAATCAATATCGTGGTCCCACTAGGACTTGAACCTAGAATCTCAACATTATGAGTGTTTTGCGTTAACCTTTACGCTATGGGACCTTACATATCCTTAGATAAGATATATAATTATATACTTATCATCATATGTTTAAACATATATCATAATCATATTTCTAGCGATCTGAATATGTTGATCTAGATAATATATCATAGATCTTTATCTAACAATCCTTGTAATTTATATTATAACTCTTATCTAACAAAAGAGAAGAGCTAATATTGTAAAGAATAGATATATTCTATACATTCAAGGACTAGCTGTCTTTTTAATGTTTTGTAATAATACTATTAACGCAGTTATACATACTGCATTAAGTACTGTTAAAATAATTAATATTGATTCCATAATTTTAAATTTAAAGTTATAAATTATAGACACGACAGCTTATATATTTATTGATACTAGAGGCAAATAAGAGGTGATTAGGGTTCAAGATTAGAACTTGTCTCACCTCTTTCATTAACACAGGATTTTCCATGGTTTTACGAACTATGGAGAAAATTTTTAGTGGTGTTGTGGATTAATGCCGTGAAAAAGGAGGAAATTTGTGGTTTTAGAATCACAAAAATCCCCATCTCTCACTTCTAATCACTTGAAAAATATTATCACAACTCCCTTAGTACCTAGTGAAGGAAACGAACCTTCATTAACCATTCTAGGTAAATCGAATAGGTCATATTTCAACCCACTCGATTTTTCTTTTATATATTTTATACTTTCCTGTTTCGAGCAATAGTTTTATCGCATCCTCAACAGAGAATGATTTTTGCTTTCTTGCTTCTGTAATACTCATATTACATTCTAGATTATATTCTCTAAATAATTCCAGAGCACTTTTAATTTTCCCTACATAAATAGGATTTTCATCAGTCCAGTCCACAGTTCTTGTGGAAGTATTTTCTAAAATACCTACCTCAGACAGGAATTTTAAAATTAATCCTTCTCTAATTGGGAGAATTTTAGCTAATTCCTTTCTTATATAGGATTTCTCCATTGGATGATGTAGATTTTCTCTTTTGAGTGAGTTAAGTTTTTGACTCAGTTCTTTGTAATCTTCTTGTGTTAAATTTTTAATCTTTTTCATGATATCTTGTGTTAATTTTTTAATAATAATACATAATATAAATAAAGGATAGCATTAGCTATCCTTTATATTAAGCCTCATCCCAGAGACACAGAGTTCTTTCCGTGCCAGGAACGAAACGATTCGGGACGCGTTTCACGTCAATGACTTTGACAGCTTCAACATCATCCATAACCTCTAGGATTTCTCCTAAGGTCGTGCATTTCCGGAGTTGCTTCATTAACCCCGATTTTGCCTCATCCAGTCCATTGACTCTGTTTACGAGCTGGGATAAAGAGATAACCAGTGTTTGTGTTTCTCCCTCTCCACGAACAAAACCTTGAACAACACGTTCTTGTCCATCCTGAGTTGTGAACTTATATTCAGGGTTAAATGTTGCATTACTTAAGTCGACAACGTCTCCAATTTCACGTCCGCCTTCTGCGTTACGAACTATAACTGGGGAATTTAATAATTCTTTAGACAGACCTTGTGAAAATTTACTTCTACCTTTCATAATCTTTACGTTTTATTTAATGTTTTTTATTCAAAGATGGTCACGGGGTGTAGGGTGTGATAGATCTTAAATTTTCAGAGCTACAGAAATTTTTTATAAAAAAATTTTTATTTTTGCTTAGTTATTATAGAACAATATAAAACTAAAAACCCTATCTACTTTAAAATACAAAAAATTTTAAAAATTATTTTTATTTAGATTATCTACTCTATCTTTATATAACTAAACAACAAAAAACATAATATGAAAACAATTGAAAATTTTAAATTAGAAGTAGTATTAAGAATCCTTAATGCATTTAAAGAAGAAGACGAAATTGCAAGTATTTTATCTTCCCAATTATCTACTTACGGTATAAGTGATGAAGTAATAAAAGTATCCACAAAACATTTAATTTCATCTGGAGATATTGAAGATTGTTCCAGCAATGGCTTCGCTCCAAGATTTAAAATTCATACATCATTATCTTGTCCAGATTTTTTAACTAATCCAGATCTAACATTAAACAACAAAGCTTTCATTCTAATGTTTTATAACATTCTACCATCATATGATAAAATTCCAGCTAGAGAATTAAAACGAATTTTAGATGATAATAATATAGATTGTGTTATTGGAACTATTTATAATATTACAAGAAGATTAAAAGAATTTAATACAGAAGGTTTATTTGGAATACTTAAGAATACAAAAGATATAACTTTAAAAATCTCACATCCTAAGTACACTCTTTTAAAAACACCTAAAGGATATCAAGTTAATTCTAAATTATTAAAAGGTGAGAATACTGAAGAAAGGGTTATATATAAACACTCTGATAAATTATGTATAAAATGTGGAGAAACAGATCCTTCTAAATTTGATAAGCATAGAAATTTCTTATGTAGTAAGTGTGCACGAGATGAAGAGGAAGAAAAGAAATGGGAAAATATAGGAAAGTGGTTATTAGATAAATGTAAAAGAAATTGTGAGTATAGAAAATATAATTATAGTAATAAAAATAATATAAAAAAGGAATTGGATATTACAGAAGAATATTTAAATGAGATGTACAAAGCACAAGAGGGGAAATGTTATTATTCTGGAATCCCGTTTTCAAAAGATTGTAGACCTTCTGTGGATAGGATAGATTCTAATAAAGGATATATAAAAGGAAATATTGTTATTTGTGAGGATAAGATTAATGTAATGAAGAGTAATTTATCTATTAAAGAATTTAAGGAAAGGATTGTGAATATATATAATAACTTAAATAATATAGATTTAATATAAATACAATAAATTTCTCCTCCATTTTACAATTCCCTAAGAAGAAAAAGTATGAAATTTTAGGATTTAAATAAAATAAAATTTTTAAATTTTCTTCGGAATGAGGTATGAGGATTGTATTAAATATAAAATATTTAAGATATATGGGAATTTTAAATATATGAGGTATTTAAATATAAATTTTATATAATAGATAAATTTTAAATATAAAGAGACTCCCAGCTCAAGATTTTTTGCGAAGCAAAAAAACTTACCCTTTGAAGGGGTAGGGTAGGTACTAGTTAAGGACTTACTAGTTATAGTTCTGGTACTCTCATGAGAGGTAGGATTTGGAGTAGAAGTGTGATTTATTTAAATATTTGGTTAAATATTTAGCAGAATGCGTGTTTAGGTAAGGATTGTTCAAGTGTAATTTAGAAGAGCTTCAAGTGTAAAATAATCGAGTTGGTGGTTTTCGTCTTCTATTCTACACTTAGAGCATTTTTTAAATTTTTAAAAAATAAAGTAGGAATATGATTTATATAAAAATTTTATCATAGAAACCGACGGTCTTATCTAAATTTGTTATAAAAACCATTCGGGAAAATCGTGAATAGAAAATTTTTAGATTTTATAGGTAATGTGAGTTATTATCCTTATCTTTGTTTGTGATTAAAAATAATTCCACAACATTATCTATTTATTTAATTAAATATATAAATTTAACATGGAGAAAATAAATAAACCACAAAGAATACAAATAGGAAAAAACTTGATAGAAAATGAGGATTTAAATGGGTATACTATATACTTATTCTGTTTATTATCCTTATATAAAGATAAAGATACGCAGCAATGTTTTCCTTCTTTAAATACTTTAGCGGAAGAAACTAAATCATCAAAAAAGACAGTTATGAATAGATTAAATGAACTACAAGATAAAGGTTATATAACTATAACTAAAAGAGGAAATAAAGGAAATTTATATACCCTAATTCGCCCTCCAAAATTATTAAAAGATAAAGAAGAATTTACTTTCGAATTTATGAAAAGAGATGATTTAACAATAGAAGAGAAGATATTCTTTATTTGTACTGCTCCAAAAACTATTAAAGATACTAATACCGGAATAGGAGAAATGAAGAATGTGAGCGTGAATGCGATTGCTAGGTTATGTGGATTTTCGTGGGGAAATGCGAAAGAGCTTATTGATGGACTAGAGAAAAAGGAAAAGATAGAGTTAAATAATAATAATTTAAAAATAGATTATACGAAGATTAGTCAGGCTATATTATTTATGGCTGCGAAAATTGAAGAGAATAGTAAGGATATTGTTAAAACAAATAATAGGGTAGATACATTAGAATCTAGAGTAGAATATTTAGAGAGAGAGATATTAAAGATAAATGCTAAGGATGTAGAATATGAAACAATTTAATTATTACTAAATGTTATATTTAATAAAATCAGGAAGTAATTTAAAGATAGGATTTACATCTGATCTAGATTCTAGATTATCCCAATATAAAGTACATAATCCGGATATTAGATTATTAAATTATAAATCCGGAACAAGAGAAGATGAAAAGAGATTACATACCTTATGTAAAAAATATAAATATTCTGATGAGTGGTTTATATATAACGAAGAAGTTATTGATATATTTAATAGTTATATTAGTAAAATAGATATAGAATCTTCTTTTAAATATTCTATAAGCATAAATTTAAATCTTATACTGGAGGGATTATCCCAACTATCTAAAATAAGTGAATATAAAGTGTTAGTCTGTTTATGGAAATATTCAGATCTGCGTGGAAAGATTGTATTAGATTCTTATTTAAATAATTTAATACATCATGCAACACAACTTACAATAGGAACTATTAAAAATTGCATCTCCTCTTTATATAAAAAGAATCTTATTATAAAACTCGGAAAGGATAGAGGAGTTTATTACTTAAATACTAGATATTTTTTAAAGAAATGAATTAAAGAAACATTAAAAATTAAATACTATTAAATAAAATAATATGATATACTTAATTGAATCAGGTAATTTCTATAAATAGGATTTACAGAGAATCTTAAATCTCGAATGAAACAATATGCTACTCACAATCCAGATTGTAAACTTATAGATAGTTTTGAAGGATACATAGAAGATGAGAAACAGTTACATGAGGTATGTAAAGAATTTAATCATTCTTCTGAATGGTTTAATAAAGATAAAAGGATATTAGAGATATTCCAAGAATATAAAAATTCTAACACTGTTGCATTAAATAAAAAAATAAAGAGTTTAGAACAACGGGTTAATGAATTAACACGTAGCGTAGGAATGCTGAATGATCGGTATGAGAATTTAACTACAACTATAAATAAGACTACAAATAATGAGAGTGATCTAATAACTTTATGTAAAAGAATAGTCGAATGGGAAGAAAGAACCTTGTCCAGATTAGATATATTAGAAAATATAATATCTAAAATAATATAAATGAAGTAAATAGTTGAATTTAAATATACCTATTATATCCATTTCCCTATAGGATTTCTCACAAAAACCACATACCTTTGTAAATCATAACAATCAATCCTTTTATGCAAAATCCAACTTTTGAATCTACACCAATAACATTAACTTTTCCAGAATCCTTTTATATAAAAGAAGAACTACAACGATATTATAAAATAATCTCCGAACCTAAATATACTCCAGAAGAGGAGAGTTATACATATAAACTTCAACCATGCAAAAATGAAGAAATTTTAAATACAGACAATACTAAAATAATAGAACTTATAATTTAAATATATCACAATGAACGTAAACGATTTTTATAAAACAACCAATTACAATGAGCTACATCTCCAACTTTTACAAGGGATTAAAGAAGGGGTGGGAGATTTTAATACAGAGACTATAGCTTTATTAACAGAGAAATTATCAGCAGTAGTAAATGAATTAAATACTACTAATACTAAGATAGATACGACAAATACTAAAATACAAGATTTAATAACTAAAATAGAGAATTTAACTACTACATTTAGTGCTAAATTAGATACAGCATTAGTATCTCTAGCTAATATTGATGTTGATTTAGATCCTGTTAAAGAAACTTTAGGACAGATAAAGGATACAACTACTTCTATACATACGAATACCTCTAGTATAGATACTAATGTAATTCAGATAAATACTAAATTAGATGGTACTATTGTAACTAATACTCTCCAAAACTTCCGCCAGAAGGTGGAGAAGGCAACTGATTAGGTATAAATTAAATTGCACATGTTATTGTTATATAATATATACATTCTTTAAATATTAAAGATATACTATCTTTGTAGTGACATAATTTATAAAGTTAAACAAATAGTATATGGACGATAATATAATGCAAAATGTATTAGTGATGTATAGTTATGTAATGAATAACTTAAATAAAATAAAAACAATAATAATATCAGATCCTGAATTTAAATCTCAGGATTCAATAGAGTTTATAGATGAATTTGGAAAGATTAAATATCCAGAACTATCGTATTTAGATAGACAAGGGGCTGTGAAGAAGGATTTGAATAATATTATTCCGGAATTAAGAAAAAATCTTAATTTATAAAATTTAACATTTAATCTTAGGATTAGATCTATAATCTTAGTATATTTGTATATGTTAAATTAAAAATATGATTATGGAAAAACTTATTAGTGATAAGGAGTTAGAATGTATAAATGCTTCTATGATGGATGTAATGAATAATGCTAAAATCGGAATTGAGAAATTAGTTCAAATTATTCAGTATTTTAATGAAGGAGATTGTGAGAATAAAAAGAATTTAAGAGAACTATTAGAAATGAATAAGAGCTTCTCTGATTATTTTGATATGATTGAGGATAGACTTAAAGTGATATTATCTAAGTTAGATAACTTCCATAGAGAAGAAGACTATGATGGAATTGATATAGAGACATTGTTAAATCTTATCGATGAGAAATTAGATAGAACTTTAAATAAAATTCCTAACGAAGAAGAAGATTCTTTAGATGAGTTAGAAAATAAATTAAATAATCCTGATTTAGATAAAATTCCAGATTATGCTAAAGTTGGGATTACTATCGAAGCACCTATAGCTAGTAATAAATTACCGATAGATCAGGTTAAATGTACTAGTCCTGATATAAATGAGTTATTTTCTAATTTCGGAGAGATGGTAAAGGAAATGTTAAAAAGTTCTGATATAGAATATATAACAAATGACGATTATCTTAAATCCCTTAATTTTATTAAGGAGATGATTGAAAATATAAGCAAGTAGTCTTCTTTGCGTGTTTATTTATGTGTTAATAATGTTAAATGAAAATACCCTATAACTTAATTGTTATAGGGTATTTTTTTATATATAAAATTTAAATATGTAATTTATTTAATTCCTCATTGTCATTTTTCTTTACCCACTTATCTATTAAGATATATAATAAATACCATAATACTAAGAAGCAGAAAAATACTAATGCAGATTTAAATAAATAAGTTAATCCGGCAGATAATAAAACTGAAACTATAACTTTAACAGCTTTATAATTTAATACTTTATTAAAGAATCCTTTTACTTTATTCCAAAAATTTTTCATATATTATATTGTTTAAATATTATTCATTATTATCCTAAAAGAATTGTTGCTAATATACAAAGTAATCCAAAAATCACGACATATATAAACATTCTCTTATCTCTAAGTATTTCCTTTTTACTAGCTTCACATGTAGCTTTTTGCTCAAAAGGATTTTTTATTATTAACCATATTATAAGTGGAATAAACCATATCACAAATATAAATATAATTCCTCCTAACATATTAATTATTTCATATATTTAGTATTAAATAAAGAATCTAATAAAGGAACAAGTTCTCCTCTTTTCCTTACTTCCGATTTATCTTTTGGTCTAACAAATGTTCTAGTAAATATCTCAGAACTTTTTGTAGCTCTACTATTCGGATTCATAAAATCCTTCTGGGCATATTTTGCTTTACTATATCCACTTCCCTCACCTCCATGATGCCACTCTCCGGAGTCCGGATCTTTTATACTATTTAATATGAACTCTGCTTGCCTTTGTAATTCTGGATCTATACCAGGAATAATACTATCTGTTTTATATTCCATCATCTTATTATATCTATCTTTCCCTGTTGTCCATTGAAGTAAACCATATCCGGGACCTCCTCCATCTTGTTTAGTTGTAGGTTCTCCGAAACTTTCCTTTATGATATTAGATACTATTCCCAAGGATTTATTGTATGAAGCATTTTTATCCTCCATCAGATTTTCATGAAAGAATTTCTGTAACCATTTTATATTATTCCAATTAACTCTAGTATCAAATTTTTTGTTGGATTGAATCTTTTCTTTATATATAGATTCTTTAGGTACAGATATTTGAGTTTCCTGAGAATCGGCGGAGGGGGAAGTTTCGGGTTTAGGAGAAGATTTAAATAATATCGCCCAGATAGGAAGAGGTGGGATTTTATTATTATTAGCATTAGACATCATTTAAATATAATATTATATATAAATTTTATTTCTTTTTTCTACCCTTATGCTTCCATTTAGCTACATTTCGAGCAAAATTAGCTCTTTTCCTTTGTAGAGGTGTAGCATTTGGATCATTTAATACTGATCTAGCATGTTCTTGAACAGATTGTCCAGCTCTTTTAGCAGACTCTGTAAATTTTCCACGATTCTTTTTCTTAATATAAATTTTCCCGCCCTTTTTAAGAAATTCCGCAGATTCTTTACCTAAATACTTCTCTATAACATTATTAAATTCCTCTAAATCCAAATCTGGAACTTTTAATAGACTAAAGTCTATTTTACTAAGATTAAATTTCATACTCTATAATTTAACGCGTTAAACATATTATTTCTTATATTTTTAAATTTAAATATATAAATCTTGTTTTGACTGCAAGTTATTAATATATTTGCACTATTCAAAATAAGTGTGTATTAAAAATAGAAAATAAGTTAAATGATAGACAAAATTCTACCCCTCATAAATAGTTTGATTAAATCTAAAATTATAAAAGATTCTAAATTGGTACTTTGTGTAGTTATTGTACTATGTACTTTATATTTTTCTAACTATGTAGAAAGATATTTAAATGAAACGATAAAGGAAACTGTTAGAATTGAAATAAGTAATATATTCAATCAAAGAGAGAAAGAGAGATCTGAGAAACATGCGGAATTAGTAAATACCGCACTAACTATTCCCCCTAAAATAGATAATGAATTACGTAAACTTCAACAAACTCTTAAAGCTAATAGGGCATTTTTCTGTGAATATGGTAATAGTTTAACTTCATTAAGCGGAAATCTTTTTACATACTTCACAATGAGGAATGAACAAAATGCTTCTGGAGTAGCGGGAATTAAACAGCAATATCAACAACAAAGTACTGATAATTTTAGATTTAATGTAGAACTTAACGAAAAGAAAGTATATACTCTATTAGATATAGAGAATATTAAAGAATCAGATCCGATTTTATATACAATGTTAAAAAAGAATGGAGCTAAACAATTATTTCTTTATTTAATAGAAATTGATGGAACTCCCAGAGGATTTATTGGAATAAGTTATTCAAAAGAATCCCCACTTTCGCATGATCAAATGTTTTATTATATAACAACTTGTGCAAGAGCTATAATAGATTTAGCTATAGTGAAAAGAAATTAAAATTTATATATTATGACTATGAGTATGAATGAAGGAGATGTTAAATACTTCTCCTTCGATGGTAATGATTTAATCGTCGATAAGGAAAACGATGATGTTACATACAATGATGAGAAACATGTGTATGTAGGTAAAAAGGGAGTAGGAGAAGGAAAAAAATTTATTTCTGTAACTACTTTAATTGGAGAGTTCGAGAATAAGTTTGATTCAGATTTTTGGAAGAAGTATAAGGCGTTAGAAGAGTTAATGGGAAATGATTTTATTAATGTAAAGAGTTCTTTATTAAATACTAAAAAATGGGATGATTCTTATATTCCAGATAGTATTACAAAAGAAGTATTTGAAGAGACTTGTAATAAATATGTAAAAGATTGGGGAGAAACAAATAGGATAGCTTGTGAGTATGGTACTGAGATACATGCAGAACAAGAAACTGGATTTTATAATCATGCTGAGAAAATGATTAAGAGATTTAATTTAGGAGGAACTATTCCTGTATATAAAAATCATCATAATTTAGATATAGATACAGGAATTATACCGGAAATGTTAATTTCTTATATAGATCCAGAAGGAATGTTACGTATTGCTGGACAATCTGATTTAATTATTAAAAATGGAAATCATATCAAAGTATGGGACTGGAAGACTAATAAGAAATTAAAACAAAAATCCTATTTTGATCCTAAAAAGAAGAAGTATCAAATGATGAAATATCCTTTAAATAATATAATGGATTGTAACTTCTTACATTATACTCTTCAATTATCTCTTTACGCATGGATGCTTCAAAAACAAAATCCGGATTTAATTATTGATGAGCTAAGAATTGTTCACTTTACTCACGATGGTGAAGTTAATGAGTATGTTCTAGAATATTTAAAATCTGATATAGAGAAGATGCTTAAATACTATAAAAAGCAGTTAATTCTCCGGAAATATGAAGAAGAAAATAAACCTATAATATTTTAAATATCATGAGTATTAAAGATATATTATCAGGACACGCAAAGGAATTTTTAAATATAAATGAAAAATTATATTTAAAAAGATTGGAGATATGTAAAGAATGTCCTTTATATTCAGAAAAATATGGAGGCTATTGTGATCCTAAATTATGGATAAATCCTCGTACTGGTCAGGTATCTGATGTAGAAATGGTTGGATGGGTTAAAGGATGTGGATGTAGACTAATGGCAAAGACAAGAAATAAAAATAATCATTGTGTATTAAATAAATGGTAAATGTTTTATGTTAAATTTAAATGTATATGGGAAAAGTAATGAAAAATGATTATTCCGGATTATATGTTCCGGAGAATGTTAGGTCAGAATTAAATACTGACAAAGCTCTTAAATCGATAGGAATCGATGAGAAAATAAAAAATGTCTCTGACGAAGAACTCCAGAAACAAGTAGAGTTTTTTGAGGATAAAGTAAATAATTGGGAAATTAAACCAATGGGAACTTATTTAATCTTCTCTAAATATCCTGCTAGTCCTTATGAAAATCCTAAATCTAAGGGAGGAATTATATTAAAACGGGACGTTAAACATGATCCTCGTTCTGGAGAAGATATAGATATTTGGAATGAACGCTTTATTTCTGTAGGTAGTGTAATAGATGTAGGTCCCGATTGTAAAACAGTTACTCCGGGAATGGATATAATGTATATAGCTAATAGTGAAAGAGATCTCCCAATTGATACTGACGGAACTGGAGATACTGTTTTATGGATTATTCAAGAGCAAAATGTATTAGCTTGTAGTTCTAAGAAAATTAATAACCATGAAGAATTGTCTTAAATATCAAGAACCTAAAATATTTCTAAAACCAGGAGATTTGGTTCAATTAAAACACGATATGCCATTTAAGCCTAAAATGCTTATAGTGGAAAAAGTTGTAGATTCATCAGAAAATGAAATTTCATTTCTTGGAATGAGGTGTGTATGGTTTAATTCTAATCGAGATATGTGCGAAGGAGTATTCTCGACTAAAGATTTAGAAAAGGTATGATATGAAGAGTGATATAAGTAATCTCCTTATTTATATCACTCTTTCTTGCTAAATATGGATATGTACTATGGTAAAGTTTTTTAATTATAATAATCAAACCGGATCCTTAGAATTAAATAAGGAGGAGATTCTATTACTTAAAGAATTTAATGATTTAATGGAGTCTGAGAGAAATAAATGTCCAGAAGATCCTGTTGGAAGGTTTAAATTACGAGCGTTTAGGGAATTTAAATATATTTATTTAATGTTAGATTGGCAATCTCCTATATGCGATTTCTCTGAACAGAATAGAAATAAAGAAGCAAGAAGACAAGCATCTATAACAGATGAGGAATTTTCCGATCCTTTATTTAGAACAGCTTGTAGAAAATATGAGGAATTGAGAGATTCTTTTAGAACATATAAATTGCTTAAATCTGTATATACTGTGATAGATAAATTAACGATATACTTTAATGATTTAGTAGATTTAAGTGATGTAAATGATGAGACAGGACAACTAAGATATAAAGCTAAAGATGTAATCGCAGAAGCTAAAGGGATAGGTCCTCTTTTAGATGAGGTTAGAGCTGCTGAGGAGAGATATAAAAAAGATATTGAAAAACAATCTAAAATAAAAGGGGATTATGAACCTGGATATAGAGATTAAATATGGCTAGGAAAATTACATATGGAGCAAAAGGTAATGTATCTAAAGTAAAGGCAAAGAAAGATATTCCTAAAAAAGTAGATTCCGAACCAGAAAAACCTAAAAGAGTTGTAAAAAAGAAACCTACTACAAAGGAACTTTTAAATTCTTTAAATACTGAAATAATAGTAAGAGATCTTAGTACCTATGATACCCCCGAAAAGTTAAAAGAAGAGGAATCGGAAGAGCAGAAATTATATGATAATTCTTATATATCTAAAGATTTATCTAACTATAAAATTGCTAGAGATGAAGTTGAAATAGATGATTATTTATATAGTAAATTAAAGACTAAAGCTCTAGAACAATCAGAAGCATTTACTGATTGGGATGTTAAAATAGGAGATCCAGTAGATTTCTTTGATCCCGAACTTTCGTATGAACTTACTGGGTATAGACCTATAACAGAAACACAAGGATTAGATTTTAATCCTGATTGGTTCAGAGAAGATGCAATGACTAAAGAAGCTACAGGGAAGTATGAGATGTATGCTTATAAAGGTCCTGCATATAATAATTTCTGGGATGAGAGATTCAGAAGATGTACTGAGGGCTATACTTCACATGGGTATACTATAACTGGATGGAATTATTTTTATTTAAATTTCTATCGAATGCAAACTCCGATTATATTAGATACAGGAGGAACAAAAAAAGGTAAACGTGCTACATCTTTTCCAATGTTTCTAGCAAAACAATATGAATATTTTCATTATCTGGAATTATGTAGGAAAACAAATAAAGATGCTCTTGTTTTAAAGGGACGAGGATTAGGATTTAGTGAAATGGGAGCAAATAATGGAGTTGCAATGTATACATGTGAACCAGAGTCTCAATCTATATATACCGCAGCAACTAGTGATTTCTTAGCTAAGACATTAGAGAAATGTTGGGTACAATTGGATTATTTAAATACAGAAACAGAGAATGGATTTAAGCATTTACGCCAAGCGATAAATACTATGGTCCAAAAAAGAGCATCAAAGAAGGATAGAGAAGGTAATGAATCCGGATTTAAATCTATGATAACAGGTATTGTAGCGGATAAACCTTCTAAAGTCAGAGGTGATCGATGTGAATTACTTATATACGAAGAATGTGGTTCTGACCCCGAGTTGATTAAGAAATGGATTCAAGGAGATGCTCTTATTAAGGTAATTGGACAAAGAGTTGGATTTAAGATTGGTTATGGTACCGGTAAATATTCCAGTATTTATTTAGAAAGAAAATATAAAATTTTGCCGGCTTGAAGAGGAATCTTCATTGAGAAAATCGAGCAAAATCGGGGAAAGCTGTGATGCCAATCCCGAGGTAATCAATTAAATTGCGAAAGGTTAATTGATACTGTAACGCATAGTAGGTGAATAAATATAATCCTACCACGAGTGTTCGACATCTAGAACAGATGAAAATATATGCTGACCTTACATAAATTAAGAAGTGTAAGAATCTAGAGATAAAAAGCTCTAGAGATAACAAAGTGGGAGATAGTGGTCCATCTTTAGAAGGACTAGAACGGATGTTTCTTGATCCAATTTCCTTCGGAATCTTACCATATAAACATAATCACTCCTCAGATAATCGTACAGTCTATACAGCATACTTTATCCCATCTACTGCCATAGTAATGCAACCTGGGATAATAGATAATCGAGGAGTTACAATACGTAAGAAAGCAGAAGAATTTTTAATGATTGAACGTCAAAGATACTCAAATGATCCCTTTGCTTATATGGTACATTGTGCAGAGTATTGTTGGACTTTCCAAGAAGCTTTATCTAGGAAAGGAGATAATATGTTCAATCAGAATTTAATCGCACAAAGATTAACAGATATAGAAGTTCATGGCTACGGAATAAAACCAAAAATTGGTATACTTGCTTTAGCCACAGATGAAGGTAGAGATAATATTAAATTCATCTCTTCTCCTAATGGTAAAGTTAAAATATTTGAAGAGCCTATAAGAGATGAGAATGGAGATTTAATACCTAATCTTTATGTTGCTGGAATTGACTCTATTGACCAAGGTATTGATCAGTCTACTGGGCAGAAGGATACATCTGATTTCTGTTTAGTTATAAAGAAGAGGAATTATGGACTTGATGGAAATAAATATGTAGCTATATATAAAGATAGACCTGAGAATATTAGAACAGCTTATAGTCAGACAATTCTATTACTGGAATGGTATGGAGCAAGAGCAGTATTAGAAAGTTCCAGAACAGCTATTGTAAGTTATTTTCAGGATAAAGGAAAACAATATTTATTGATGAAAAAATTACAATCTACGAATAGTACAGATGTATCTAAGAAGAAATCTTTAAATTCTAGTATGTACGGTATTTATCCCTCAAAAAGAGTTATTGAGTATTATCTTGAACTTATTCAGGATTATGTGAATGAGTTTTGGGATAAAATTGATTCTGTGGAGATGCTAAATGAATTAAAAGATTACTCTTATGAGAATAAAAGGAAGTTTGATATTATCGCCGCAATGGGGATAGACCTTGCATGTCCCTCCTTAAAGTAATTTAAGGTAATAAAATAATTCCGCAAAATCGGTGAAGACTAAGATAATTAAATTTGTAATAATCTTTTTAAATAACGTGAATATCATGACTATAAATAAATAAATAGAAAAATTGGATGATATATGTCCTTTATTTATAAATAATCCAAGTAAAAGGAAAATCAGACATAATTTTTTTAGTAATATACAAACAGAAATTCAAGCATACTTGTTGGGATTTCATGCAGCAGATGGGAGTGTAAACTTAGAAAGAAATACTCTTAGGGTTAAAGTAACTAAAAAGGATGAAGAAATTATTGAATTATTTAAATCTTTTATAAGTCCAGATGCATATTGTAGAAATGTAGAAGGATTTACTACCATTATAAGAGAAAAACAAATTACAACTAAAAATGCTTCTGAAATTAGTATTGCTAGTAAGTATATTACAGAAGATTTGATAGAATTAGGATTCGGACCTAAAAAAAACTTATTTAGAACTACATTTGCCAAAACTAAAAAAAGAATTATTAGCACACTTTATTAGAGGGTATTTTGATGGCGATGGATGTATTACTGGAGGAGTAAGAAAGCCAAATCCAAAAAATAGAGAAAAGAATTATAGAGTAGTTCTAAGATTTGATATTTGTAGTAAACAAAAAAGTATATTATCTGATATCCAGGAATTTTTTATAAAAAATGAAATTAATGCAACTATAACTTATATCAAACGAGATGACATGTACAGATTAAATGTATCAGCAAAAGAATCCTTGAAAAAAGTATTTAATCTGTTATATACAAATTCAAATTTCTATTTACAAAGAAAATACGATAAATTTAATTATTATGTTAATACCGAGGTAAGTCAGATCATCTCTGACCACTGTAACGCATAGATAGTGAACGTTAATGAGAGTAATAATCTATCCACGAGTGCGGAACATCCTATTTAAATATAGGATGAAAATATATGCTGAACTTATAAGAAATTATAAGAATATAAGGATAAAAAGCCTTATAGATAACAAATATGGTGCGAAATGGGCGATCAAGAACTAAGATTACTAGGAGGAATTGGTGAGAAGAAGAAAAAAATTAAAATAAGTAAAATAGGATATTATTATGATTCTAATGGAGTAAAACATTTTGGAAAAATACCTACAGATGATGGAATTCCTGAGGATTTAAAAGTATTAATATCTAGAACAGATTCAGTATATGATTAATACGACTGAAAAAGAATATTTAATATGTATGATTAAAGAATACATATTAGAATTATATGGAGCGATATATAATAAATCAATGGATATAATTAAAACAGAGGATGGTTATATACTTAAAATGTATATAACAGAAGATTACTTAACTCCTTTATGTATATATATCCAATGTGATAGTAAAGAGAAGTTTTTAGAAAAAATAAAGAAAGAATTACACCTTCGAGGTTTAAATCTAACTAGATACTTCGTAGGACAAAAAATTGATTTGGATGAGCGTCGAGTACAAACGAGGATCAAAAGACTATCAAATTCAGAAGGCTAACCAAGCTATTTCTGATCTCATATATGATAAAGTAGCAATAAGAAAAGCTTATAACTACTATCACGGGAAGATGGATTTAGATCAATATAAGCATTTCGAAGAAAATTATGGAATAGGAACTCCGACACAAATACAATTTATACCACTTATAAAAAAGCACATAGATTATTTAGTCGGAAAGTTTCTAGATGCTCCATTAAATATGCAAATTACATGTAAAGATCAAAAGACATTATCTTTAATAAATAGAGAGAGACAGCTTAAAGTATTAGATGGAGTTAGGGAATTATATATGAGTAATTTATATAATACTATTCTCTCTAAATTCGGAGATCAGAATACTCCTATAACAAAAGATCCTCTAACTGAAAAATCTCTACAATTATTAAAGGAAGATATAGATAAAAATTTTATTTCTGAATATGAAATAGCAGCACAGAATATTATAACATATTTATCTCAATCTAAAAGTATTGATTTAGATATAAAAGCTAGATTATTAATGACGGATTTATTAATCTCCGGAACACTTTATTTTAAAACACAACCTTCTAGAAGTGGGAATAATGTGGATATAGAAGGATTAAATCCTATTAATACTTTTGTGGAGAAAAATCCTAATAGTTATTATTTAAATAAATCTCCTAGAGCTGTATGTAGATATTATATGACAGTAGATCAGATCTTATCTAAGTATAATTCAGAATTAACTGAATCAGATAAAACTAAGTTAAGAGATGAATTAGAGAAATCGTATTATACTGATAATCAGAAATATATAATTAGATCTACTGGTCCGATAAATGCTGCTACTACAGAAGATTCAGAATTTGCTACCGGAATATTAGGAGGACTAGAAGTAACTCCTGTTTGGGATGGGAATACTGGAATGTATGGATATAATAATAGATTAATTATTGTATATGAGGTAGAATATATAGAGACAGGAAAAGATGGTGTAATGCATAGATACTCTGTAGTTAAAATTGCTAGTGATATTTATATTGTTAGGGATGTAGATTTAAATGTAGTTAGATCTATGGATAATCCTAAGGAATGTACATTATCTGTTAATGGGTTATTTATGACAACGAGACAAAATATCCCGTTTAGTTTAGTATTAGCTACAGCAGATTTGCAAGATATGTATAATATACTATTTTTCCTTCGAAATAATGCCATTGCAGTAAGTGGGACAAAAGGTATTGCAGTAGATTTCTCTAAAATCCCTACATTCTTAGATGAGGAAGATGAAACAAACAGATTACTTAAATTCATGGCGTATGTAAAACAAGGATTCGCAGCATTAGATACTTCCCAAAGTGAGGCTGGACAATCTATGCCAAATGCTGTATTTAATACATATGATATGAGTTTATCCTACCAATCAATGCAAGCTCTAGATTTAGCTATAGAAAAAATAGAACAACTCGCATCTAATATAACAGGAGCATTTAGAGAAGCTATTGGAGGAGTTGAAACTAGAGATGCTGTTACAAATGTAAGAACTGGAATTGATCAATCTCTCATTGTTACAAAAATATATTTCTCTAACATGGCTTTAGCTTTAAGAGAGCTATTCTTAGATTGTTTAAATATAGCTAAAATAGTATACAAAGATGGACTTCAAGGAACTATTATTTTGGGGGAGAAACAAAAAGCTATTTTTACAGCTCTTCCAGAACATTATACAGTAACAGATTTTGATATAAATATTGCGGATACTCAATCTGCTTTACAGGATTTAGAAACTATAAAAGCATACAATCTTGAATTAATTAAATCCGGACAATTAACAGCAGATGTATTAGTACAAGCTATAGGATGTAAGAGTATTACAGAATATAAACAAATAACTTTAGATGCAATTAAGCGTCAGAAAGAAGAGAATAATCAAATACAGCAAGCCCAACAACAGATACAACAATACGATCAAGCTCTTAAAGAGGCTCAAACTCAAATACAACAACTCCAACAAGAGCTACAAAAATCAATGAAAGAGGTAGAAGTATTAAGACAAAAAGATCAAGATTCTTCTATTAAATGGTTCACAGCTAAATCTAAAGATGAAAATGATAAAGAGAGAAATAAGATTGAAGAAAAGAAAGCTGATATTGAATGGGCACAATTATTTGATAATAATCCTAGAAATAACGAAATAAATTTTGGAAAATGAAAAATATTTCATTAAATTTAAGCATTTCATTAACTGAATATGGAATATCTGGATTTACATTGAAGGATACTACTGGTATAAGTACTAGTAGTATCTATCCAGAAGTATCACAGATATCTTCTAATTATTTAAGAACAAAAGATATTGTATTTATTGATTTGATTACTTTAAATACTATTGAAGATCCTAAAGTATCTGATTTTTATTATGTATGTCATTCAGATCAAGAATATACTGATTATAAATTAAATTATTCTACTAAAATAGATGGATGGCATATAATAGATCATTTAGCATTACCTAATTACGAATGGGTTCATGGAGTATCTCCATCTAGTTTAAATATGGAAGGGGAAATATTCTATTCCGCGAAAGAACTTTCAAATGGAGAAGTAGAGATCTATGAAATAACTATTATATCCGGAAGTTATACTGAAAAGAAAGTATCTATAATGGATTTATATAGTAATCAATCTAACTCTAATATAATAGGGATTGAAGAAGAGACATTTCTTTTAGGGAATTTAGAATATTGTTATGAGAATAAATTAAAATATATCTATTATAATAAATTGTATACTAGATGTAATATAAAAAATGATAATAATATTTCTCAAGTATTTAGAGATAGGAATATGGTATTTATAGCTTTAGAATTGATCCATAGATTAATAGATAAATGTAGTTATTACGAAGCTGAGAGAATTATAGAAGAGATTCAGGTTTGTGGAGGATTTTGTAATAATGATTATCTTAAATACTCCTCTGGATTTAATTCTTGCAATTGTAGAAAATAATGAAGAAATCAGAAGTAGTTACTATATTAGGATCGCAAAGTTATAAGTGTGAGAATTATAATTCTCATATTGTATCTTGGTCCCCTCCAGAAGATTCTTCTACTTTGATATATACTACGGTAAATTCTAATGAAATTATTAGAATAACTAATAGATGGGAGTATTTTGAGTATATTTATGATGATAAAGGAAGAGATTTATTAAGTAATAAAAAGTCAAATACTTCTGCTTTGGATGTAATATTTAAAGATCCTGGAAGGCATAAAATTTATGTTAAATTTATACCATTACAGACTAATTTAACTGGATGTTTTTATGGATGTTTTAATTTATATAAAGTAAGTGAGGATTTATTTAAAGGTTGTTCAAATGTAATTAGTATTATAAATATATTTAGAAATTGTCAACTATTATCTGAGATTCCAAAAGAACTATTTATTTATTTCCCTAATCTTAAATATATAGAGGGCTGTTTTGCTGGCTGTGACTCATTAACCTATATTCCAGAAAAATTATTTATTAATAATAATAAAATAACTAGTTTTGAGGAGTGTTGGTATATGTGCTCTAATTTAAAAACTATACCTGAGGATTTGTTTCAATATACTCCAGAAGTAGAAACTGTTAGATATTGTTTTTGTTATTGTTATAATCTTTCTCAAATTTCAAATAATTTATTTGATAATTGCTTTAAGATAGCTAATTTTGGTAGTTGTTTTAAGCAATGTAATATATTAATAACTCCTTTTGGAATTAATAACATAGAATTATGGGAACGTACAAGTTATGATGAATTTCCTAGAATAATAAATGGAATACATTGTTTTGAGAATTGTTCTTCGATACCAAATTATTATGATATCCCGGAGGAATGGAGATAAATATTACGTAAAATATTAATTATGGATAAAATAAATCAATTACTAGAAAAAGCAATTAAGGACTATCACTCCTTAATAGAAGAATATCAATACGGTAATTATATAGATGAAAGTTTCATAGTTGAAGAAGTTTTATTCCTCAAATATAATGAAATAGATTGTATAAAAGACTCGCTATTTAATTCAATCATCGAATATTTTTTAAATAATGATTACCAAAGCACAAAATTCCAGTGAATGTGAAAGTAGGATATATAATATAACACCTGAATCTTGTTTTGATAAGAGAGTAGAGGATTTTAGGATAAAAGAAATAGAATTTAATCCTATCACCAAAAAACTTATAATCAAACAATCTCCAGATGTTGTCATATCCACAGACATTCTTCAATTAAATGATGTTTCAGAACCTACACATTTAAGTCCTGTAGAAGATATAGTAGATAATATTCCAAGCAATGCTGAAAGTGGAGTATCTTATATACTAAGAGTAGAGGATAAATATTATCATTGTACTTGGAGAGATACTCTTAAATATTGGGATAGAATACAATTAAAAGATGGATATGAGTTCTTTAATAAAAAGGATTCAAAAGAGTATAGATATAATAATGGAGCTTTAGTAGATATTTCTACTATCCATTTAAGTATGAAAATAAATCAAGATAATATTCAGATATTAAATTCTTCTGGGGATGGTGTTACACTTCCTGTCGCTTCACCAACCACTCCCGGATTATTTAGTAAGGAGGATAAAACTAAATTAGATTCAATTACTAAATATGTAAAAGAAATATCATTTTCTGGAGCTGATACTTTAGTGTTAGATATAGTTAGTAGTGATGGAACTAAATCCTTACCAATTCGGGAGGCTAATATAAATCAGAATGGTTTAATGTCTAAGGAGGCTTGTTTAAATCTTTCTAGATTATTAAATATTGTTACTAATAATATATACACAAAAGAAGAAGTACAGGAGTTATTAAATAAAAAAGTAGATGTCGCTCCTGGAAAGGATTTATTAGATACTTCTCAGATATTTAAAATAAATCAAATCTTTGATTATGTAGAAAATGTAGAGTATGCTGAGGCTAATAATAGAGCTTCTCTTAAAGTGACTACTAAAGATCCTACTATTGGAGAGTCAAGTTCTAAAATACTTAGCTTCCCAGATGTATCTTCTGCGATATCCGGATTAATGTCTCCTAAATATAAGGATTATATAGATTCTTTAAAGAGTTATTATACAGGGGATACTACTAAAGAATATACTGGACAAGATCTACAAATAATATTTCCTATATATGATCCTATATCTAAAAAAGTAACGTCTAAATATTTAGTATTAGATGCTGCTACCTCATCTACTGCCGGATTAATCACAGCAATGGAGAAGAATAAATTAGGAAATATTTCTTCTATTGTCCAAGCTGTATCTGATAATACGTACAACTCTAATTCTGTTATATTAAATTTAGTTACTAATAACCCACAAACTGGAGTAGAAGAACCAGTACAGATAGTATTTAAATCTGCCACTTCGGAAAAAGCGGGAGTAATGTCTTCATCTGATAAAGGGAAACTAGATAATGTAGTTAAATATCTAACAGATTTAATAGATACCGACACAACATCTGCAACTCAAGCAATTATACATTATCAATCATATAATCCCTTTTTAAATACCTACGAAGATAAATATTATTCTCTCCCAATGGCTACATCTACCATTGCCGGATCTATTACTTCAACAGATTTCAATGTAATACAAGGATTAAAGGATGTTAATGGAACTCCTCTTACATATGAAGGAACACCATCTAAAACATGGAAAGTAGGAGATCAGATACTAAAGAATGAGAAAGAGGGATTTAGTGTTAGAAATGAGGATGATACAGAATATGGAGATTTAATAGTTAGAAATTTAACTATTAAAGAGGATATAGTATTTGGAGGAGATGCTTTTATTATTGATACAGAAGAAGTAAAAGTAACTGATAATATCCTCACATTAAATAGTGGGGAACAAGGAGAAGGGGTTACTAAGGGAATTTCTGGATTAGAGATTGATAGAGGAAAACTTCCGAATTATTTTATTATCTTTGATGAATCTGATGATAGATTTAAATGTGGTACTGAGGGAAATCAATTCCCTTTAATGCTTCGAGATAATGAACCTGATATGGTAGATGGTGCTTTCTTAACCTGGAATTCTACATTTAAAAGAGCACAAACTACTAGTACTGTTCCAATTCAATTGGCTTTAAGGTTTGCATTACAAAATCTATCTGAGAAAGATACAGATATTATATTTAAAAGAGTTGATAATGATTTATATCTACAATATGGAGATACTAATGATAAATATTTAAGTTTAAGGGTTTTAGATGATATTTTATTTAAATCTAGTCCTTCTGCTACTAAATATGTATTTGATAAAGAAATTTTGGCTCCAACTTTTAAAAGAGATGATGGATACGAAGTAGCTTTTATCGATCCTGATATATCAGATAGAATGTTTTTACAATACGATTCAGATAAAAAAATAATCAAAGCCTTAAATGCTGTATATACTGATAAAGGAGGATTAGATTTTTTCCCTAGTATTGATGATGTTGATAATCAAGTTAAATTATCAACCCAAAATGGGAATTTTGATATTGCAGGGCTTAAAGCATCAAATGCATGGAATCTTGTTATATCTCCAAGAGTTACTTTGACAGGAGAGACTGTTTATAAAATTCCTATATTAGATATATTAACTAGCTCACATAAAGCCTTAGGATTTACTAATCCTATTATTCTAGACTCATATATTGGATTTAAAGATCAAAGTTGTCAATTTTATGGAGGTACTGATAGTTTTACATTTGATATAGCTGGTGATATTATACGATTTATCCCTTCTCGGGATCGTTCTTTAATCGACACAAATTCTCAGGAATTAGGATTTAGTACTGATATAATACTTCCAACAGGATTTAGAACCTCCGATTTATCTCAGATAGTATTTGCTAATTATTGGAATTTAAATAAGAAATATTTAGCTTGGGATAGTAATACCAATGTTATTACTTCTATAGATGGATTTGATAGTCTCGTAGTTGTTAATCCAAATGACCCTAATAAGAAATTAACATTACATTATGTAAATGGGGGATTCTCTATATCTTCTAGTAGTAATGTCCCAGATATTGAACAAAATACTATAGAAATTACTGAAACTATAGGATCTGATGGAAGTGTTACATATAATCTTAATTCAACATATACTCCATTACATGTTAATTTTCCAATGTGGGGAAGTTTCTGTGACAAAGATGGAAAACCCTTCGCTACCGTAGAATCTTTAGTTGGTCATTACTTACCTCTAAGTGCCGGATCTACAAATGCTTTAACTGGTCCTTTATATTTTTCTCCAACTTCCACGTTAGTAAATAAGACTGATACTGGAGAAAATGTATGGGCTTTGTTTATGGGAGATAGTACTAATGGTACTTCTTTATGTCTAGGAAGCCTTGGCGATTTAGAAAGAGTTGGCGATTTAAGAAATACAGCACTATTAAATATCAATAGTTCTGGAAACACTTATACTACTAGATTAGGATATACTGATAGGGATGGTGATATTAAAGCAGGAATAGTTACTTCCGGAAATGATCAGAATTCACAGACTACGATTTATACTATAGGAGACAATGATATAAAACATTATAAGAATGGTGCTGAGTACACAGTCTATGATACTAGTAACTTAAATGTAGAAGAACTTTTATTAAATTACACTTTAGAGGGAAATATTACGGGAACTTCCAAGGCTACGAGAATAAAATCAGTTTCCTCTTCATCTTTTGGGGATAATCTTATAAATAAGTTTCCAGAAACTATCTGGGGGTCAAATTCCGGTGTTTCTTGGGTAGTACCTTTCAGAAGTGGTTCGGCAGACCCAGGAACTGCCGGAGTTCATGCTGCCTCTTTGGGATGGGCCATCGGGGATACTCATGCTTACCTTAGTGTAGCACACGAAGGTAATATTATGAAAGCTGTTATTGGAGGTGGGGACAGTGGAAAGATTACTTGGTATAAAGAACTGGCTTATAAGGATGATATATCAGGCTTAAATACTGTATACTATCCTTATAATGGCAGAGGGCAAATGTCTATAGTAGAAGATGGAAGGCCTGTATTATCTAATACTTATGGGATTCTTTTTAAGCAGACCGGAGAAGAACAGGTGGAAGGGATATACATGGGATCTAATAATCATCTTGTATTAGGAGGACCGTCATATACCAATGTTCCTATAGATATGTTTAATGATCTTGGTATAACCAGAATCCTTGACAGATCTACTAATTACTCTCTTCTTGTATTCACCAATGGTGGTACTGAGGATTCACAGTATACTCATATAGGAGCTGAATACGGAACTACAAGAATAAGATCAGGATTATTTAATCTAGTACATGATAGAAGAGGTACGTTATATACCATATTTGATTCTTATAATTTCTCAAGGGATCTCGGATCTACAAACATAAACAGTTCGTTTAACCATCTTCCGATGATGGCTGCTCAACCAGCTAACAGTGATGCTACTACAGACAGAGGATATCCAATACAGACCGCAGGATCTCTTATCGTTATTCCCGGAGCATATAATGGTTCAAGTCAAATTTATGGAACTTATGCTTCTAACAGATGGTTTGTAAGAAGTGGATCACCAGCAGGAAGTAATGAGAATGAACACACAGCTTGGAAGGAGTTAGCTACTACTACTCATTTGAGTAATTATCTGCCTCTTACCGGAGGTACATTAACAGGAAGTCTGAATATAGGAGATTCTTCTCAGAATGTTTATAATTATATAAGGATACGTAGAAATAATTATACTGTTGAAACTACAGTATCAGAAGGTAGCGGAATATTATCTCTTGAGAGTTCTAACAGTGGAGTAACTCCCACTACGTTAAAAATTTCCCCTGGAGGTCATGCTTATATTAATGATGAGGAGTTGGCCAAGGTGTCTCAGATCCCTTCCCTGTCTGGCTATTTACCATTAACCGGTGGTACTATGACTGGTACTGTGACCTTTTCTAGTTCTGAAGTTTTCATAACCCAAAATGTTGCATCCACATCAAACTATGGGGCTCCTATTAGATGGGCAGTAGATGGTAAAATAAGAGCGATGATTGGATATCATTCCACTGGAGGAGATGGCACTGCTGGAGCTATAATAATAACTCCTACCAATCCAGGAAGTTCTCCTTGGGTGAATGGTAATGGATTGTTTATTGACAGAAATAAGATTTATTTTAATGGGTCAGAATTAGCTAAAGTATCACAGATTCCTTCTACATCCAACTATTTACCCTTATCCGGAGGAACTCTTACCAGAACATCACTAGGTCCTACATTAATTATAAAGAATACTTCTACTCATAAGGAAGCTTATATAGACTTTTATAAGGGAGAAACAAGATGTGGATATATAGGAGCTGCTGCTAGTAGTACAGAAGATATGTATATATGGGCATATGATTCTAGGAATATATTTATTGGGACTAGTTATGGAACTACGAAACTTCTTTCTGGAGAGAAAAATCTTCTTCATCATAGAAATGGTACAGACTATACTATATTAGATACGTATAATATACAATCTCTTACCATTCAGTTTAATGGCACAACTAATACCACATATGCTCCCAATGCAGCTAAGACTGTAAATATAACACCTTCTGCTATTGGGGCTGCTCCAAGTTCACATAATCATTCCAGATTGTCAATGGAGGATACCAGAGATACTGCACTATACCCGAATAATGTAGGGACTAAGGTATTGAGAGCCATATTTACTAATAACATGATGCCTACCTCTGATTATTGGGGTGGTATTCATGTACATGGATGGAGTACAGACTATTCTTCCTGGGAACTTGTAGGATATAATGGGAATGGTGAGGCACCTACAAGAGGTCTTTATTTTAGAACTGGTATACTTTCTACCTGGAGTTCTTGGAAACGTGTTGCATTTGCTGATGAATTAACTTGGAATGCTATCGGTGATAAGCCTTCAACATTCACTCCATCATCTCACACACATACTAAATCTCAGATTACTGATTTCCCCTCATCTATGCCAGCATCTGATGTGTATGCGTGGGCAAAAGCATCAAGTAAGCCTTCTTATTCTTGGTCTGAGATAACAAATAAACCAAGTACCTTCACTCCGTCAAGCCACACACATCCTTTATCTAGTATTAGTGATCTACACGCTTCTTGGGATGCTTTGTTAAAGGATGCACCCTCAGCTTATGTGACTCGTTGGCCATCTTGGAGTGAAGTTACAAGTAAACCAAGTACCTTCACTCCGTCAAGCCACACACATCCTAAATCTCAGATTACTGATTTCCCCTCATCTATGCCAGCATCTGATGTGTATGC